CAAAATCATATGTATAACAATTCCTTTTATATGATGGTGTTGCATTTTTGTCATTGCTTCTTGCGTTCAAATATAGTTTTCCATCATTACCTTCAAAGATAGCAACCTCATTATCACCAGCGTGTGGAGTAGTATTTGAATATTTCCAATCACTACCAACACGTTTGTAAATTAAACCACTATACCAATTATTATCAGTTTTAGTAGCCATAGCTGGCAAAACCAATGTGCCATCACTCATTTGAATACCATTTGTTGCAGCAACCCAAGAGCACTTAAATTTAGTTGAATTCCACTTATCCTTTGTTGATATTGGGTTAGACCATGTTTTTCCATCATCATCAGAATACATGTATAAAGAATCACCTTCTTCCGTTGTAGCTGAAACTGCTTTTGCTTGATTCGTTGACATATCTTTACGATAAGCCAATACCCAAAGGTAAATTCTACCTTTAGCACCATGCACACCAGTTCTATCAATAACGAACATAGGGTTCATATATTTTAAGCTAGCGCTTTCATCATATGCTAATAAAGTTCTATATTCCCAAGTTGTTGCAGAATAATTTCTACGAGCAAACAAGATACTTGTATTAGTTTCATCCGCTACAGTTGGGCGGTCTTCACAAGCTGCAATGTAATTTCCTTTATTTGTAATGGCTACTGAAGGAATACGTCTAAAAGACCCTGTGCCACTACCAGTATCAACGCCACTTTTGAAAATTACGTTATCTGTGATTTTATAATCACTATTATCTGTGTTAAATTCATCTAAAGTAACTGTGTTAATTGATGCATAAATTGAATTAACTTCAATTTGAATAAAAGGTAGAATTCTTATATCAGCATTATTCAAATCAATACCCCAGGCATCCAACACATCATGCGTTTGTTTAACCCAATAGATTACATCTGAAGACATAATATCACTATTATTGTCATGTCTCGCATTTTGCTTTAATGTTGATGTCCAATACCCACCATTATTGTTAATTGTTTTAGCACTACCTAAAATTTTCAAAGCTGACTCAATCAAAGAACCACTTTTAAAGCCATTAGTACGAGCACACTCTAATTCTCCAGCACTAGGTAAATACCAATCTGAATCAAAATTTGATTTTAGTAAATTAAACACTGGAAAATCCGAAATTTCAACACCTTCTATTGATTCGATTTGTGACAACCATGCATTAGTATTAGAAATACCACCGAAATCATGTACAGCTCTTGTTTTAGCAACACTTGTATTCTGGTCACTTGTATTAAGGTTAGTAATAGCTATTTTTCCTTCTTCGCCAACAACATCAGTTGAATTTACTTCATAAAACGAATAAGATGATGGTTCACCTTTCAATCTATATACATCATTGCCATTAGATACTCTACCTAATATACCATTGCAAAATGCTATAGGTGTTGTTAACTCATTATCAGTTAATGCCTTTACTGAAGCAAACATTGGCTTATTTGTCATTTTGTTAACACCAACAAAAATACCAATGGCATCAGCCTTTTGTGACTCTGTAATTGAAGCTTGAGATACAACTGTCTTCTTGTCTGAAAGCAAGAAAGAACCTAGTTTTAATGCTACATAAACAGGGATTTCTTTTCCATCTTCTTCTTGTGTTCCAACATTGAAATAAACGGTATCACCTTGCCTAATCCAAGCAATTCCAGGCACAATCATGTTTTCTTGTCCGCCTGCATCCATAAAATCTTGCAGGGTTTCGTAAGCTTTTAAATATTTTGCCATAATTTAATAAATCATTTAGATATAAATATCTTACTGATTTATTAAAAAAGCAAAAAGATGACGAATACTAAGTTATTCACCATCTTTAAATTAATGCTCAATCCACATTAGACATGAATTTTATCGCATTATCAGTTTTTTGCATATATTCACATTTAATGCTTCCTCGTTGGGTATATCTTATTGAAGAAGCATATTTCTTTTCAATAAAAATATCCATACGTTTTTTACCATCAATTGGTGGTACGTGATACCAACAGCCTTCTTTAATTAAATCAAAACTAAATATTGGTTTAATATCTTTGAACGATTTACATTTTCTTTCCTTCAAAGCCTTTTCATTTAAAGGACACCAAGAAGGTGTGTTTATAATATCACCATCTTTTAATCTATGCGCAATTGATTGTTTGAAGCCGAAAACCAAGCTTGCCCCACAGGAAGCAGTATATAACCCTTTTCTGAAAGGCATTGTACTTCTATGGACGTATTTACAAATATTACAGCATTTCATATCTCCATTTCTTTTTTTAATTTTTGCTTCATCATTGACCTTGATAGTGGTAATGCAATATTTTCCCACCAATTTTCCACTTTTTTTCCTTTAGAATGTAAGTGTGAGTCTATTTTCCAAGAGTTACCTCCTGTGATATGTTTTTGTCTTCCATAAGGTTTCATATGTGATAATATATATAAAATTTTTTTAATAAAAAACTATTTAACAATATTTAGCTGTTAATATTATTTAATTATGGAAATAGATAAGATTTTTAACGAGGATTGTGTTTCAACGATAGAGAATAGAATTGAAGACGGGACAATAGATTTGGTTATGACATCACCACCATACAATATGACGCATAGAAAGGGAGGTTATGCTGATAGCGGAAGGTATGATGTATACAAGGATTGGAAATCTGAAGAAGAATATATAGAATGGACGTGCCATTTATTTAATGATTTTGATAGAATTATTAAAAATAATGGCACAGTCATTTATAATTTTTCATATTCAGTTTTGAACCCTTCATTACCATACAAAATTATTGCTGAAATAGAAAAACAAAGTAATTGGAGATTGGTAGACACTATTGTGTGGAAGAAGAAATCTTGTATTCCTGTACCTGGGCAGCCAAGGAGATTGACAAGGGCATGGGAATTTGTTTGGGTTTTTGCAAGAAATACTGAAATGGAAACATATAACGTATATAAAGGTGTAAAAACAATTTCACAGAAAACTGGACAAAAATTTTATAACCTTTTCTACAACTATATTGAAGCAAGGAATAATGATAGTGAAACAAGGAAATTGAATCAAGCAACTTATTCTACAGACCTATGTAAGCAGTTGTTTAGGATATATGCCACTGATGAAAACTTGGTATATGACCCATTTATGGGTACAGGAACAACTGCTGCTGCTTGCAAGGAACTTGGCTTACATTATCTTGGTAGTGAACTATCTGAAAATCAGTGTAAATACGCTGAAGAACGTATTAAAAATATAGCTGTTTAGAGATAGATATTTAATAAAAGAAAAGAAGAAATGAATATATTTATAGTATATTCATTTTTTTTATTTAATATGAAAAATATTAGAACTATTATAACTGAAGAAATAAATAAATTTGTTAATGAAGTAAAATATATTGACAATGCTTATGGTAAAGATACAATGCCACCTTTACCTGGTGAAAAGCATCCTTATAAAGTTGTTGGTAAAACAAATTGGACTGATAGATATGAACAGGAGCCTATAAAGAATAGTGACAAGATTAGAGTGTTTCATAAATGTAGCATGGACACTGCTATGCAATTTGCTTTATATGGCGCAAGTGGTAAAGTATACGCAAAAAGAGCATTTTCATACGAATCTGGAATGAACCCTAAAGGGATATTCGTAACTACTGATTTTAACGTAGCTAAAAATGGCTCTTTTGCTTCACATGGCGTAATTATTGAATTTACTGCAAGTGCTACTGACCTTGATACGCCTGTTTGGAATGGACAAGGGACATATTTTGGGCAAGGAACTCAGCCTATGCCTTTTGCTAATAAGTCTGAAAGGGATGCACAAAAGAAGAAGTATAATGATGATGCAAGGAGTATAGAAGATGAAAGATATTTTAATTATCAAACTAAAAAGGACGATGTTGTTTCATATGACTATATAAGGAATAGTGATAATCCTGCGATGGCTTATAACATATTTAATAACAACGAACATCAAGCTTTATTCCTTGGTGATTTGAACCCTAATATGATTAAACGTTTCTGGGTCAAGGAAGAAAACAGTGAACAATACATACCTTATAAAAGGGTTGACTTCATAAGGAAATTTAAAGAAAAAGAAAAGGAAGAATATAAGCCTGAATATTCTGATATATTTAACCCTAACGATGATTTTTCTTGGAATAAATTAGCTAAATACGAATATAATTTTGATAGCTACTACTGCAAGAAAAACAATATATCTTTTGAGGAGTATCTTAATAAAAACTTTAAAGAAATGAAAGATACAATATTATATTATGCTGAAAATAATCCTTATGGGTTGAGATATTATTTCTGGCCAAAACAATTGATACAAATTCTTGGTAAAGAAAAATATTTGGAAACGTTTGGTGGCATAATGGGTGTTTAGCGTATAAATTATAAAATCCAGAAAAAAAACATTTTCTGGATTTTATAATTTATTTACACTTACCATTTTTTTAATCCGTATAAACAATTTAGTGACCAAAATGCATATTGCATTGCCATACAATAGTTCTCAGCATTAAACCAAAGAATGATAGACCCAAAGTCAATAAACAACCAATAATACCACGATTCTTTATATCTATATATTGATAGAACTTGTGCAATTAGCGCAGGAACTGTCGTAATTGAATCTATGAAAGGTTGTGTGTCATTAGTGCATTTAAAGGCTTGCCAAGTAAATAAAGTGCCAAAAAATGCAATAGCCAATGAATAAGTTAACCCTTTATGCGTTAATGACTTTGTTACAACTTCATTTTCATCAATTTCATTGACTCTATAATGTTTAAGCCATATATAAATTCCATATATCATTGTAACAAAATAGAAAGCATTTTCAATTAATTCACCGTAAAAAGCTTCTTTCCAAGATAAAATTACGTAAGTGAATAATTGGATAAAGCCTAAGAAATAGAATGATATTTTCCTTTGTGAACAAAGTACAACTGATAAAACACCAGATAACCCACTCACTAATGATAAAATAGAATTATCAGTTATCGCAAACGTTACAATTTGCAATAACAAACCAAAAAGGAGGAACAACACGTCAAATGTTGTTCTTCCATTTACAAATTCTTCTTTTAAGAAACTATTAATCTTCTTCATAAAATGAATTGATATATTCCTTTACTCGGTTAAAATTGCCTTCAAAAGTATCATCAAGAATTTCAACTTTCTCCCACAGCCCAAATTCTTTAATAAATGCGACTAAAATGCCAAAGTTTTTACTTCTTTCTTCGATTGAAGATTGCTTCATATATCTTGTACCATCATCAACAAATGTGTTCTTAGGTGGCAGTAAAAATATTTTATCCCACTTAATAGAATCTTTCAAAGATAAAGCAAGTGGTTTTAATATTGTTTCAAATTCTTCACTTGTCAGTTGCATTTCATCATTAGTTGAATAAGCTAAAGCATACATAAGTGTTACGATATTATCAGTATCTGAAATAAACAAGCCACTGTTTGATTTAGCACTTTTTTCAACCATATCATCCCTTTGACCAATTATAAAATTGATAAAATCTTTAACGGTTAAATCAGTGTCTAACATACATTTCTTTTCCATATACTTTCTTCCATATTCTTCCGAAAAAGGAATATTAAAATATGTTGCAATGTCACGGACAAGTGTTGATTTACCCTCTGAAGCTGTGCCTGTAATAAGAATGTTCTTAGTTAGTGTTTCCCTAAAAGGTGGAAGTATATAATTCCAATATTTTACAGGATTCTTTCTTATCTTTGTACCACTAATAGGAATTGTCTTTGGTATTACGACAACATTAAATTTGTCAGAAACTTTTTCAATAGATTCTTTGTAGAATTTTTCAGCCAAATAGAAAGTGAAATGTGATTCATCAGTGTATAAATTATGTTTTTTAAGTTTTCTTTCAACTTCACCAAGCCAAATCTTCCAGTTATTAGGACACATACTTTCATCAAGTCCTAAATCAGTATCGTTGATTGCATCAACTATGACTTGTTCATCGTTTTTAAATATTTCTTTTACCTTACAAGTTTTTTGACTTAAAGAAAGGGCAATTTCTTTAGCCCTTTCTTCACCTTCATAACCGCAAACAATAAGTAAAACCTTATCATTTTCTTTTTTTGCCTTCATAATGGCGTCTAAATGCCCTCTATGCATAGGGCAATACCCACCAAAACAAATACCTACCTTCATATTTAGAAATTAATTTTAAGTATACCCATCACATTAGTGCCTGCAAGTGGGCAGTACAATGTTTCATTACTTGCACCGACCGCACCTGAACAGTAATTAGTACGGTTAAATACATTGTTGATTTTACCAATAAATTCTAATGCTTTACTGAACTTAATATTGCCATAAAGATTAAAAGTACAACCATTAGGGATATAATGTTCATTTGACATATCCACATACATTTTAGAATAAAAGTTAAAATTCAAACCAATACCATATGTAGGTTTCTTCCAACTCAAATCAGTGTTCCAAATAATAGATGGTGAAAGAATAGAATTCATATTATCACCAAATGTTTCAGTACTTACTTTATTCTTAGATAAAGAGAATGTGTTATCAAAATTTAAGCCATTCCACACATTCCAATATTCACTAACTTCGACACCATATCGTTTACTTGACTTAGCATTTTCATGCTGAGGAAGACCATTCAAGCCGAACTCGCCATTAAGGACAAGTTCATCCTTAAATTTCATATAGAACAAGTTAGCATTAAATTTAAAGTCATCGGTAACGTATTCAGCTCCAAGTTCCCAATCATTAGCCTTTTCAGCTTTACTTGTCGCAATAGCTGGTGTGCCATCAGCATTATAAGTGATATATTCATTGCCACCAAACATATCACTACGTGTTGGTTCACGATTTACGTGGTTAAAACGTACATAAGTTTTAAGATTATATGTTGGATTATATTCAAGCCCTAAGCCATAATTAGCAAAATCCCACTTACTGCCAAGTTCTGAACCAGAATATTTGTTGTTAGAGAGTAAATCAGTATATGTGAAATTAACGTGGCGATACTGAACGTTAGCATTTACCTTTAAATTAGAAAGGATTTCATAATTAGCAATTCCAAACAACGTTAAATCAAACTTATTTCCGCCATTATCATAATAATCACCACCATTATATACATTGTCATTAAAGTTTACATTTTCAGATTTATTATCCAAAAAATGATGGCGATAATAATTGTATGCTGATACACCTGCTGTTACGTTAAATTTATCGTAAATAAGTTTTAACGCATTAGACGTACCTTCCATATAATATCGCAAACCATAACTATAAAGTGAGTTAGTTGCACCAATTTTCCATGTAGGGTCAACCATACGTTGCATATAGTTATCTAAATCCATACGATACGAACCTCGCTGCGTTTGGAAATATAATGCAGATGTCAACAATGCATGGTCTGAAATCCAACCTTTATATTGAAGTTTTAAGAAAGAAGTCCAAAAATCATCAGTATCTTTTTTGCTATTGCCATTTGCACGTGGGTTATTTGCTAATTCTTCCTTAGAATTAAAAATCCAACCTTGTCCATTACGATGATAACCAGTTACACCAAAGAAATCAATTATGTTTTTGTCATTAAACTTGTATGAAGTTTTAAATGCAAAAGAATGCGAATTATTAGAGCTATAATTGCGATAACCATCAGTTTGAAAATGTGTCGACCTTACGTGTAAGCCCCACTTATCTGTTGGCATCATATTATAAGCAACACTATTTTCAAATGTCTTATCACTTCCATAGCCAAATGATGCATACGATTTATGTGGTTTAAATACATCAATAGATTCAAAATTTACACCGCCAGCTAATCCTGCAATGCCATTATACATAGATGATGCACCACGTTCAATTTTAACTGATTGCATCGAACTTAAAAGGTCAGGTACATTAGCGAAATAAACGCCAAAATCTTCGGCTTCATTCCAAGGACACCCATCCAATGTTACATTTATACGTGTTTGGTCAAGTCCTCTAATTCTGAAATACCCATATCCATATTCAGTGCCATTATCAGTCATTGAAAAGATAGATGGTAATTTTGCAAAAAGATGTGATGGCTCTTGCTGCAAGTTAGATTTACTAAGTTCATCACTTGTAATAAGACTACCTGTTAACACATTGTTACGATAAAAAGACGTAACACTAACTTCATCTATGTGATGGATTGAATCCATCAATTCTTCATTTGCGAATGCTACAATTGATGAAATAAGCATTGCAAACATTAGAAGTAATTTTTTCATTCTAAACTTTTATTAGTTATACATTTAATTAACAATGGCAAATATAACTATTTATTTTTATACTGCAAAGCTTTTAATGTTAAAAAATAAAAAAAAGGTAAGCGAAATCACTTACCTTTTTAATTTTTGCATAATACCATTATGAAAAAATATAGAATCTCCTCCCATTTCTCTCACAAAATCAGTTAGCATTTTAACGCAATTTAATGCATCATCACTTTCTGCATAGTCGCAATTTAATTTTTTAATTCCTTCTTGCGCTTTACTTGAAAGTATATTTAATTCTTCTTCACCTAATTCGTCTGAATATAATTCACTTGCCATTTGTGCCATAGGTGCTGAATAATTTGATAAACCATAATCATCAAGATATTCTTCTGCTATACTAATGGCATCAACTTTAAACGCAAATGGGGCATTATCATCCATCATAACATAGTACAGCCCCATAAACAATGCTACATTACAAATACAAGACGTTACTTCTTCATTAAAATCATGTTGATTATTTTGACCTATATTAATCAATTCACTTGGTAGAATTTGAATTTCATTTCTATTGTTTGCAAAATCTTCCATAGTTCCATAAAAATGGAAAATATCATAACGTTCAGTAAAATAATCTTTTATATTATTTAATTCTCTTAATATAACTTTTTTATAAGACCCCCTATCTTTAGCTGATTTTGCTATTAATATATCCACTCTTTTAATATATCTTTTAGCATCATTTATAAATGGCTTGTCAGAAAATATCCTATCCTCATTTTCAATTTGCGCTTGATATTTTAATTGGTTAGAACCTTGTAAGTCGTGAAGATTTGTCACTGACTTATCATTCCAAATGTCCTTTATTCCATTTAAAGCACTTTGCTTAGTTGAAAACTCCCTTTTATCCCTGTCTTTTAAATCTATATAATCATAATCACTATCGTCACCGTCTATAGTATTATATTTATCAGGCCATCTAAAAAAGTTAACAGGCTTTCCCCTATAATTATTAGATAATAAATCACCATCAAGTGTTAATCTTACAAACCCATTTGAAACCCAAGAATTATAACCTATATATGGGTTTGATGCTCTTGTAACTGACATAAAGAATCTTCTTTTTGGCTGATTCCAATGTTCACTTTTTGAAACAGCATTTGTTTTTAGAATAAATCTGTTGCTCTTAATAATTTTAACAAAATTATCCAACCCTGTAAAATGAAAGCAAATACTTGAAATGCTTTCATTTAACGTATTTTTAACTATATCTTCAAAATTAAAGTCCATTTTATGCAATAATATAGTAATAAATATATCGGAAATAAAAAATGGAAACTATATTTCATAGTTTCCATTCATCATAGCTTGTTCATTTTTTCGTCTTTCAATATGGCCTTTTTGATATACCCTTGTTTCACTAACGCAAGAAATTGCTTGTTTAATTTTTCCACTTTTTAAAAGTTCATAAAATCTTGTTGTTTTTATTCCTTGTTCACCACAATTATAAATTAATGACGCAAGTCCATCAACAAAATCTTGACTAACATATACTTTATTAGCTGATAATTCATCGGTGATTCTAACAAGTGCAGGGTTAATGAATTCATTCATATCTTTTTCAAATAATTCATCTGCATCTTTTTTTGATATCCAATCACCTACCTTTTTATTTCTCAACCATTTAGGGTCTTTTGAATTTATTTTATGACCCCAACCTAAAGTTATACCATTAACATCCCAATAAGCTCTTCTTGACAATGTTTCAGTACTTTTAATGAACGCCATGCCATTTTTTGAAATGTGAACTTTTTCAACTGTTTTTTGCTTTTTTACATCGTTATTTTCACTCACATTATTGGCAATACGTTGCTCATTTATTTTTTTATGTTCTTTAGTAACTATTTTAGTCTTAATATACCCTGAAGGCATAGGATTACCAAAGAGCGTTGATGTACCTATGATACCCCAAAAAAGTAAAGAGCATTTTATATTATCTTTAATCTTCTTTTTGGCATTATAAATGCTTATTGCTCTTTTAGCAGTAGGATTATTTTTTACTAAATTATTCATGATGTCAAAAATTGGTTATAACGGCAATATAATATAATTATTCTGTTATTGAAAATATTTATAGTTAATAAAAGTTAAATAAAATATTATGAATTTTTTAAGGTCTTTAATTAACATAAACTCCGCTGATAGTAGCAGAAGTTTTACACTTGTAGTTTCAAGTTTTATATCAATTTTAATTGGCGTTATAATTTGTTTTGCAATTGTATGGGATGTGATACACAATGATTACATTAAAACTGATATGGAAAATGTAGGTATATTTATGCTATGCCTTGGTGGTTATGTAGCAGGTAGTTCTGTCAGTAAAGTTTTCCCAAATAAACTAAAAGGAACAAAAGCATGTGAATATATGGAAACGATTGATAATGATGATAAAGAAGAAATTAACCAAAATTAACAAAAAAATAAGGCAACAATATAGCAGTTAACTCAAATACTAAATAAAACAAATCTTACTGATATTTATTTAAAAAATTAAATAAGGTCTTCATTATATTGGAAGTGAAATTTCTGAGAAACAGTGTAAATATGCTGAGGAAAGATTAAGTAACATATAAATGGCATAGAATAGTTAAAGTTTGGGAGAAATCTCCAACTTTTTTTGCATAATTTCTTCATATCCTTTTTTCAAGATTTTAAAATTTTAACAATTGTTGTATGTAAAATATTTATAGATAAAATAGAATAGCATGATTTTTTTAAAACTTTACGAAAATAATGTAATGGGTTAACTTCTATCGGAGATTTATCTAACTGGAATGGGTGACATAGTTTATCAGTATAATGGTACTAACTGGGTAACTGTATAATAAAGTTTTTTAAGTTATTATTTGCAAGAAGCTCCCTCCTTTAGGAGGGAGTAGTTCAGTATTCTAATCCTCCATGTCCATCACCTTTCCATCCATTTGCCATATCTTGGCCTTCTCTTGATTGACTTTGCAATCCATTACGCCATAATTGATTTGTATACTCATCATATTCATCATTGTTCATATTGGGTTGGACATATGATTTATATCCTTGCATTTGATGTTTATAATTATCATGTTTTCTTGATAAGGCAGGTGAGTATCCTCTTTTATTCATACTTTGTTGCCATCTTCCATTTGCATAATTTTGATATGTTTGAGGCGCAAGTTCATTTAAGGCTTTTCTTACACAGTTTTCTACTATCTGATGTAAATCACCTTCTCTTAATCTAATTAATTGTTTCATAATTATAATATACTTTTAATAATAAATATTAAAAATGAATAAAAAATGATTTACATATAAATTATTTTATACGTATAACGTTACAAATTTCGACAAATATACGAATTTCAATTTACATAGTAAATTGTATATGATAATTCTATAGTAAAAATCAAATACAAAAATAATTTCCTCAGAATCTGTTTGACTCTGAGGAAATATTAAAAGTTGGGTCAACTTCTATATCATTACCAAAAATAATTTGTTTTATACAAATTTAATTTGTATATTTGATGTGCATACAAAGAAAAGAAGCAAAAGAAATAAATAATAATATAATATATTATATATAATAATCTATATAATATTATATAATATATATTATTAATATAATAATAAAATCATGAAAAAATATTTATTAATTTTAATTAGTATATTCTATATAGCTATAGGACTTACTTCATGCTCAGCAACTTTTGGAAGCACTGATGATGAATACCCAAATAGTAGTTTTGACATAAGCATAGTACTTTCAAATGGTACTCCATATTACTACAATAATAGGTTGAATTATTACTTGTATAACGGTGTCTATTACTATCCACTTTTCTACAATGGCTATTGGTACTATCGTGGGTATTCAAGACCTTTTGCAAGAGGATATTATCCAAGATTTAATTATAGAACAGGCTATAGATACGTTCCAAGAAGGAATTCATTCTTCAGAAGAAGACCATATATTAATTATCAAAGAATTAATAGGTTTCCACAAAAAAGAAGGGATTATGTGAATAGGGTTTTTGGTGGAAGATATAACAATAGGCCAAGAAGTAATTTCAATAATGGCAGCAGAATTTTTGGTGGCAATCATATACATAGGCCAAACGGTTGGCATAGATAATATTAAAGGTGAATCTTAACTGATTCACCTTTTTTATTTTTACACGCTATTTAATATTTATAGATAAATTATAATTTTTATAAAAATATTATATAATGGCTAATAATATAAATATGTCAGCTAGAGTAAAAATGGTATATAGTGATAAAACAAATGCTATATATTTCAATGTGCATCTACCTGATGAGTCTAAAATAGAAGATATAGTAGGTACATTAAAGGATGAAAATTTTATTGCCAATTTAATATCAAATACAGACCCAAAAACAAACCAAACTATTAGAGAAAAAGGTGGCTATGAGGTTATTTTTCCTGCTTTAGATAAAGACGGTAAATATAGCATTAAAATACCAAGGGATGATAAGCCTGAAGACTGGGTGCCTATAGATTGGGAAGAGTTTATGGATGATTATGCTGAGGAGAAAAGCATTTTAAATGAATTGTTTGACATTATCGAAAGGTATGGATATACTGTTAACCCATATGATAAAAAAATGGCTTCATCTACGCCATTTGTTATTGAAAAAACGATAGAAGCGTTAAATCAGCCAATTAACGAAAATATGGCTAATATGGCTGAAGCTATTTTTGCAAATATTCATAATCCTGAAATACAAAAAATGCTAAATGGAATTAGGATAGCATCAGATTCCGTAGATGGTATGCAAAATAGCATAGGTAATGCGGAATTTGGTAGTGCTAAGTATGTTTTGGCAACGAAAGCATTAAGTGAAAAAAATACAGTGTGGATTCTTTCTCAATGGTTAACTTATAATAGACCAGGTGCGCCAACTTTGATTGCCACATCAAATCAATGGAATGAAATTGGGTGCGAAGTTGTTAACCCAAATTATCCATTAAGAGCACGTAAGCCATATAGGTATAATGGTGATGAAATGAGTGATGGTGAAGCTGAAGCAAAATTAGGCGTTGATAGAGATTCAGCGTATAAAATGAATAAAGGTGTTGGGAAAGCATGGGATAGATTCAGTAATTTCCAAAGCTATAATGATGGGAATTTCACACAAGTTATTTATTGGGATATACAAGATGTACAAGTAGTTGACCAACGTCTTTGGCAAGAATTCCAAGAAGATGCTAATATGGAAAATATGTCGCATAAGTTTAATCAAAAAGCGCTTGATTTGATGTCTGACGATGAAAAAAATTCTATTGGTAATGAAATTGGCACACAGGATGATAATGCACAAAATGGTGATGAAGATGAAAACATGATACCTGACAACGCAGTTAACATTGAATTAACAAGAGAAGCTTTATTGGACTTAATAGGTGATAACCCAATATATAACGACACTGTTAAGCTTATTAAATCACGTCCTGATAATATTAGTGATATATTGCGTTCATATTTTATGCACGAACCTAATATCGACCGTGAAAAAAACGTTAAATTGAAAAATTCAAAAATTGAAATTTGTAATGGTGCTGTTCAAATGACGTTAAGAATTGGTCTTGCGGATGTAAGAAATAAATGGAGAGAAGTAGCTAATAGCTTCAAAGATATACATGAACTTACTGAAATGTATAGTAATGTGGCAAAGGTAATCAATGCAGTTAAAGCTAAGCAAAAAGAATATGTTATGAAAGAAAATAGGGTGATTAATGAAGGAAATGAATTCACTTTTAATGATTTTTTAAATTGTTTGGGAATTTCAGAAAATGAGTTAGAAAAACAAATTCAACATAACCAACAAATGGCAATGGAGCAAAAGCAAATAAAATCCAAATTTTACAAAATGTGGAATAAAATAATTGAAGCTAACAATTTAAATCATGGGGTTATTTAATAATGTAGTAGAAAACGTATTATGCGAAACTAAAAAGAAAGAAACGTTTAATTATGATTCCATTCCAGAAAGTGATTTTGTAAATGGCCCTGTGTATGTTTACCATATGACATCAGAAAATAACCTTAAAGGTGGCATTCTTAAATCAGGATGGGAAAGTTTTTATAATTTGGTTAATTCATATGGCCCTGGTATATATACCACAATATACCCAAGCTTTGACCCAAGGGCTGAAGTTAAAGATGAAAATGGTAATCCAAACCCAACATTGGACTATGATGGTGGCACGTCAAGATATAGTGCAAGACGTTGGATTTATGGTGAAAAAGATAACAAAGGTGGTGGACGTGGCAAACCTGCTGTTATGATTGCTTGTAAAACAATTAACCCAAAGCCTTTTTGGAGTTTTGTTATTTTAGATGAAAAAATAGCTAAACAAGTATATAGAAGACATTGGAGGTTAGAAGACCAACTTAAATTAATATTAGGTGATAAATTATATTCTTATGCTGAAAGAAAATTTGGGCATAATTTAATACACCTTTACAATGCAGGAAGGCGATTAACATATGAAAGGGGTGATGTTGCATATAGCATTGACCATATGCTTTGTAGTGATTTGATGCTTAATAGAAAGATAAAGGGTATTATTTTCCACGGTCCTGGTGATGGCTTTGTTGCAATATTCAGGGACTACAACGCATTACAGCCTTTTGCTGTTAGTGATGATTGTGGCCATACGTTTAGAGAATTAAACGTTGAGCATACTTACGAAGAATATAATAATAACAATGTTGACGTTAGAAGTGCTTTAGGGCTTGATAGGTTCTTTTTTGTTAAAAAAGACACAATTAAACCTGAATATATTGGCAGATTAAAAGGCGTTCCTTTTAAATATCTTAGTAGTGTGTTTTACGGTGATTATGCTATGGTAGGTGATACTGATAATCCGCAAATAAGAAGAGAAACAATTGGTGGTAGACCTTATAGTTTTATAACAACTGAAAATAAAAATGAATGGAAATGGAACTTTATTTACAAACCTTTAATTAATTCTTCAGAAGATTATAATGATATTCTTGTTAGCAAGAATATATGGTTTGATACGGTTTCAGAAGTTTGGGATAAGAATACTTGCCTTGTATCTAAAGACAATAAACTATATTATATAATAAATAAGAGTGGAACTTTCTTCCTATATGATAATAAAGGCATAGAAATAGGCGATTTGGCTATCATAACTGACGCTGATTTAATAAACGCAGAAGAAACTAATAGTAAACCAAATGAACCTAAAAATGAGCCTAATATTACTGATAAACAAACGGTTAAGAAAGTAAGACCTAAACGAATATTTGGTTTAAAAAAATAAAAATCTGAAAAAAGTTAGACCAAAATTTGGTTCTAACTTTTTTTTATTATATATTTGCATCGTTACAAATGACGAACACAATGAATGTTATGTAACATATTATATATTTTTAATATTTAAATTTTTCAGATTTTTATGAAGACTAAAATTTTAGTAGCAGAGATTCCATTCGGTGAATCAGTAGAGAGTGTTTTGGATAGTATTCTTCGTGATACTATTGTAGATGCACCACGTGGTTTTAGCTCACGTACCACTCGTACCACATTTACACCTAATCGTCAACCACGTGTTAATCATCGTCCTTTGAACGATGTATTAGTTGATGAATTTAGTGATTCACGTGAAGTTCGTTTTGGTCAGCCACTCCCAGCTTGGGGTGTAGCAGGCAAACCTGCTGATAATAACAAGGTATTCGGAGCAGGGTTCCATATTGATGAACCACGTATTGAATCGTATGCGTTTGGTGACGAATGGAAGTTCGAATCAGACAAGGAAGCATTTGACCGCTTCGTAGATGCAGGTGAAGATTGTGTGGCACGTGGTTTGGCACGCCCAGAGGGAGTAACTGAACATCGTGTACAGGCTATTCGTAAGAGAATTCAGGATGGTCCTGCTTTCCCACACGAAACTGGTGGTAGAGAATTGATTGGCGAAAGCCATATTTGGCGATAAGTCAATTCAAACATAAATAAGGCGCACTTTAATCGGTGCACCTTATTTTTTTGCCTATATCTTCAGTATTTAAATATAAATTATCATCATAAATATTTGGCTTTGTTTTGGCGAGGTTATCAATGCGTTTTGACGTGTAATAAAGTAATTTAACGTTGTTTTTTTGACAAAGATTATACTTATTCACATCTTGTTCTATAATGCGTTCTAACGGCTTTTTACGAACACTAGTGGTACTTGGCTTAATGAAGTGTTGTTCACCTTGGCATTCTATAGCAATATTGTAATCTGGTAAGTAAAAATCAAGATGTTGCCTACCTAACCATTTAAAATGTGCGCCTTGCTCATACTTTATATTATTTTTCTCCAACAAAACCCTTATTTCAGTTTCTAAATGGCTTTCCTTACATTTTGGACAACCGTTACCACGTAAATGGTACATTGGCCTTTGCCAAAATTCTCCGTGGTCAGGGCAAATAATACATACTTTATCCTTATTATTAACACCATAAACAACCTTACTATAATTGTACTTATCACCGTGTATTTCCTTTGCACGTTTGATAAAATCTTCTGCGGTCATTCTATTATTAATAGATTGGTTATCAGCATTACATTTTGGACAACCTCTACCACGTAAATGATTTGTTGGTGTTTGCCAAAATTCTCCGTGGTTAGGACAAATGATGCATATTTTAGTGTGAGAGTCTTTGTAAGTCACTTTACTATAATCGTATTTGTTACCGTGTATTTCTTTTGCTTTATCAATGAAACTTTTAGTAGTATAAGAAAATGATTGATGTGCGCATAATGGACATTTTTGACCTTGTAAATGTTTACCAGGTCTAGCCCAAAATTCGCCATGTTTTGGACATATAACGCAAACTTTAGTACGATTATTAATGTAATTCACTTTACTATAATCGTATTCATCACCGTGTATGAATTTAGCTTTTTCAATAAAAGTTTCGGTTGTTAACTTTGCGTTTCCACTACACATAGGGCAACCATGTTTTTTATTAATATGATTCATCGGTAATTGCCAAAATTCACCATGTTCTGGGCATATAATACAAATCTTAGTATGTGCGTTTTTATAACCTACCTTACTATAATCATATTTATCTCCGTGTACGGCTTTAGCCTTTTCAATAAATTCTTCTTTTGTCATAATTTACATTTTTAATCTATATTTAAATATGAACCAAGTTTCAAAAATTACGTTTTTTAACGATTTTTTTCCATAAAAAGTTGTTTTTTACAATTTTTTTCGTATAATTGTAATATAAAAATTTATAATAAAAAAGGAATAATGGAAACTTTTAGAGATATAGAAAATGATGGTAGACTTTTGTATAAATACACAAGGGGTTCTACTTTATATAATCTAAACGCACCAGATAGTGATTTAGATGAAGGTGGACTTTATATTCAAAGTAAAAATAGTTTTTTAGGGCTTTCAGATATAGAGTTCAAAGGACAAGTTTCTGATGAAAGGAACGATACTACGTGGTATGAAGTAGGCAAGTTTTGCGACATGCTTTTATCTTCAAACCCAACAGTATTAGAAGCATTGTTTACACCTGAAGATAAACAACTATTAAAGCCGAACAAAGTTTTAACACCTTTATTTGAGAATAGGGATTTGTTTATAACAAAAGATTGCTTCAAACCTTTTGTTCAATATGCAATTGAACAAATACGTAAAGCAAGAGGATTAAACAAAAAAATTGTTAATCCGATTAATGAAAGAAAATGGCCACTTGAATTTTGTTACACTTTTAGAAAGCAAGGTAGCACAAATGTAACATATTGGCTTGAATATCGTAACTTGAAACAAGAATATTGTGGACTTGTTAATATTCCAAATATGCACGATATATATGGCGTTTATTATGATTGGGGTAAATATTTTGAAGATGAAGGAATTACAGGTGAAGACTTGGTTAAATACTATCATTATCCAAAGGAATATTGGGACACAGCCAAAATTGTAAAATTGCTTAAGGAAGCAAAATCTGAAAAAGAAAAATCTAATTATGAAAAGACGTTAAAAAGATGTTACCAATACAATATGGCGCATTTCATAGTAGATTTTTATGGCTTAAGTGATGGCGTTGATGAATTACTAATGAAGTTTGCAAAACAAAAGCCTATTGGGTATCGTGGGATAGTAAGCCCAAAATCTAACGAACTTAGGCTATCTTCAGTGTCTAAGGGTGAAATGCCTATCTGCTACATATCATTTAATCAACAAGGCTATACAAAGCATTGCATTGAATATAATGAATACCAAAAATGGGTTAAATTTAGAAACCCTAAAAGATATGAAAGTAATCTTAATAAGAATTATGATTCAAAAAATATGATGCATTGTGTTAGACTTATTACAATGGGTCAAGAATTAGCTGAAGGTAAAGGACTTATTCTTGACAGACGCATTGCTGGTGATAGGGACTTTTTAATGGGCATAAGGAATCATAAATTCGAATATGATGAATTAATGGCAATTGTAACAGAAAAGGAAACAAAAATGAAAGAAGCCATTGCTAAATCTACATTAGCAGAACATATCAATAAAGACTTAATTAATGATATTCTTATAGATATAAGAAAAAATATGTACAAAATGCAATAATATTTGCCGTTAACATCACTTAACATCAAATATTTTCGTTTATGGCTTATTTTTAATATATTTGCATCATCAAAACAGCAATTTAAAATAACAAAATAATATGGGATGTTTTAATTCAAGCGGTTTTTTCAGCCATTTGCCTTTGCAATATGGTGATGAAATGATAGCAATAGTTTGCTATGGTTCATCAAATGATAAAATAAGTAATCTACCTATTAATTGCAATTCGTCATTAACTCCTATTTGTGCTCCTATATTTGGGAAATACAATGATTATGGCTCAATTCAAGATGTTGTTGATGATAGTAATTATATGTTTTTCCAAGACAAGCTTCAGATTAGCATTAATTGGCTTTTTGATTTTCTTCACAATAAAGGTTGTTTAACATATAATGATTTAGAATCATATGAAAAAAATAAAGAAAAAGAATATAAAATGCATTCTAAAGAGAGCAGCCTAAATAAATATATAATTGAATCTGACATAAAAGATTTGGAGGATATTGCGAAATACCGTTCAATCCTTGAAAAAATATTTAAAGATTTCTATGGGGATTGGAAAAATCAATACCTTTGTATCATTATGGAGCGTAAAGATGTTTACGATACTATTGTAAATGCATCATCAAAATATTGTTATTACAGTAAAAAATATATAGAAAATGCTTTTGATGATTTAATATCAAGAAGTAATGCTATTAAATCGTTATGTGATAAGATAGGATTAAAAACATCAGGCGCTGATTTTTCAATTTTTAATGATAATGAATATTTCAGTAGAATAGAAATGAAACTATTTGATATGGCAGATGAATGCGATGATAAAAAATGGAAAGAATATTTTGCTGAATTTAAAAAACATAAACAAAGCAGTTTCCCAATAGAATTCAATTACATCGCTTCATTTGGACAAGGAACAGCAAAAGGGTTTGATTTATATAATGATTTCGAACATGATTGGAGCGGTATTAAAGATAATCTAATTGATTTTTGTTTATTCGCAAAAGCACTTAATGCTATTGGCGCTAAATTTGAATTATCTTCATATAGTGGACAAGACACATTTTATAAAATGAACAAAGAAATATTAGAATCAATGCTTGATATTGTAACGAAAAAGATTGATAAAGAAGTTGATGAAGAATAACATTAATTAACATATTATCTTTTTGTTTTCAAGATTTTTTTAATATATTTGCATTGTAAAATTTAAATAGAAACAATTTTTTTTAATAATTTATCTTAAATAAAGATGGTACAAAACAAAGAGCAGCTTCGCCAAGAAGCACAGGCTTGGATTGCACAAGCATCACAGGATTTGAGTGGTCGTTTTAACGATTTTATTCGTCAGAATGAAGTTGATGTCGATGAGTTGGCTGACGTGTTAGATATTAGTGTTGATACATTAGACTATATCCTACATGGTGATGTTGCCAATATTACAGCGGAAACACTTATTAAGTTGTTCATCGCTAATGATTTGGCGGTAGAAATTAAACCTGTTAGTGAGACGCCTATTGGTAACTTCGGTAGTCCTATGTGTGGTCGTATGCCAATACCACCACGTGGTACACGCATTCCTATGGGTGCACCTATCCCACCAAGAGGTGGATTTGGTCGTAGGCCAGTTGCAGCAGCTCAGAATGAAATTAGAGACCCATTTTGTGGCCACGAAGTGTTTACGGCAGACGAAGTACCTGCTGATATGCAGTTTGGCTGTAAAGAACCTCAGCCACGTGACGAACACGGACGTTTCGTTTCACGTGCTCGTAAGGCAGCCCCATCACCTCAACGTGTAGTACGTAAGGTAGAAGCACCTCGTCAGCATCAAGCACCAACACCTTATGATGGGCTTGATAAAGATGCACTTGCTAATATCATTAATCGTAATCTTTGGGGTAGTGAAATTGATTTGGCTAATGCCACTAAGCAGCAGATGATTAATTTCCTCATTGATAAGGAACGTGCATTTGCTGAGGTTGAAAGTCAGCAATCTCCACGTCAGAATGAGCCACGTAAGCGACAGGAAGCACCACGTGCTGAAACCCGTCAAGCACCTCAGTCTAATGGTAATGTAAACGACCCACGTGTGGTTGGTTTGCTTAATGGAATGCTGAAACTCATTGAGCAGAATCCACAATTGGCTGAGCAGCTTAGTAAGTTTGGACAGAACTAAACAAAGCTTAAAAAGTATAAAAGGTAGAACAAATTAATTTGTTCTACCTTTTTTGTTATTTAACAATTTTTATATATATTTGCGTCACGATTATTAAAATAAAACATTATGGCTAAAAAAAAGAAAAAGGACATAGAATGGTCACATTATCAATTAGCGATTTATGATTTCATACAAAATGGTCAAGGAAATGCAGTAATAGAAGCATGTGCTGGTAGTGGTAAAAGTACATCATTAGTTAAATGTTTGGATTTTATTAGTGAAGATAAACGTATTTTAATTACCGCCTTTAACAAAGACATAGTTAATGTTCTTACTAAAAAGACTAAGAATAGGACTAATGTATCTTCTATGACAATGCATAGCCTTGGTTTGCAAATGTTACGAACAAACTTTAGGGATAAATCTTTAGAATTAGATGAATTTAAATATAGGTCTTTTGTTTCAACAAATCTTAAAAAATTAACATCAATTGACACATATGCGTTAGGCAAAAAAGACTTTCTTAGATATGTAGATAATATTTGTAAATATATTGATTTCGGTAGATATTATCTTTGTCAAACAGTAAAAGATTTAGACTTTATAGAGGATAGATACGAAATAGACACAATTGCTGACGAAAAGGCAGTCGCAATACAATCAATGGAATGGGGTAAAAGAAACCTTGATACAATTGACTATACTGATATGGTTTGGCTTCCAAATATGCTGAACTGTCAGCCTTATGGGCTTAAATTTGATTGGATTGCAGTTGATGAAGCACAAGACCTTAACTGTGCGCAAAGGGAATTATTACTAAAATGTAGGAAAATTTCAACACGTATGCTAATATTTGGTGATAGTGACCAATGCCTTTATAGTTTTAGCGGAAGCGACCCTGATTCATTTAATATCCTTAAATCGCTCCCTAACACGATTTCTTTACCACTTAGTATAAGTTATCGGTGTGCAGATAATATCGTCTCATACGCAAAGCAATTAGTTCCTACAATAGAAAAAAATACTGAAGGGAGAAAAGGTGAAATAATTGAAAATGCTAAGATAGAAGATGTTAATGATGGCGATATGATTGTTTGCCGTAATAACGCACCTTTGATGAAAATTTATAATTCTTTTATAAAAGAAGGGAAGAAATGCTTTGTCAGGGGCAAAGACATTGGAAACAATCTTAAACGTATTGTTAAAAACACTAAAAAAGAAAACTTGTATAAAGATTTAAGTAAAGACGGTGTTTTCGTAAGACTTTACAGCAATTTGTTTGACGCAAGAGACACTTTGATGCTTAACAGTAACATTGACTTAGACACTGCTATGCAGTCATCTTTAATCGTTAACAGGTTAGATACAATTAAAGCACTTGAAGTTCTTGCTGATGGTATTAATACCACTGATGAACTAATAGAAAAAATATCTAATGTGTTTTCTGATAGGAAAAAGAACGGTATTTCATTATCAACAATCCATAAAGCCAAAGGGCTTGAAGCAGATAGGGTATTTGTGGCATGTAAATCATTAATGCCATCAAAGTCAGCTAAAAAGGATTGGGAAATTAAACAAGAATATAATCTTATGTATGTTGCTTACACAAGAGCTAAAAATACATTAGGATTCCTTGATGAAAGCTATTTTGATGATATGATTTCAGACTTACCAAAAGAAAAGAAAAAATTAACTGCAATTGAAATGCAAGTTAACAAAGTATTGGGTAAAAAGGCTAAATACATTTCAGCAAGTACTGCTTACGCTTCTGATATTGTAAAACGTGCTGGTAAATTAGAAATGCCTAAGTCCAATTCAAAGTCATTAAGTAAAGAAACCAAAAGAGTACAAGTTAAACCATCACTTAGTGGGCTTTTCAATAGAAAAATAACAAAAAGAACTTTGTTTTAAATAATATGAGCAGTATTAAAACAATTAAAAGATATTGGGCTGATTGGTGTCAGCCTTGTCATGCATTTGAAAAAACATTCAATGAAGCATCAGCCAAAGATAAATATAAAAATATTAGTTTTGAGTCTATAAATATAGAAGATGATGAAGGCGTTGACGATTCAATTAAATACAGTATAAGAAGCATACCAACAACAATTCTTTTCGATGAAAACGGAGAATGCTTGAAAAAAATAATAGGAAATGTATCATTATCTGATTTTGAAATGATTGTGGACGATGAATTAAATAAATAAATATGGGCGGTAGAATTATAGGACTTGCAGGCCGAATGAGAAGTGGTAAGGGAACGTTGGCTGATATATGCGAAAAATATGGCTATAAAAGGCTGTATTTTGCTTTGCCATTAAAAACAATTTGTGCTGAGTTTTTAAATATATCTATAGATGAACTTAATAGGTTAAAAAATGAAAATATTGGCATGGATATAGATATATCTGATGATGCTATTGAATATTTTTCCGAACAAACTAAAATACCAATAGAAACTGTTCAAATGGTTATCGGTGGTAAGCATATTAAAAATGTTAGGGAAATGCTTCAAGTAATAGGAACTGATTTAATTAGAGGGTATAATATGAATTGGCATATTAATAAAATTAGGGAAATGATTAATCCTGATAAAAAATATGTAATTGAAGATGTTAGATTCCCCAACGAAAAAGAAATGATTGAAGAATTAGGCGGTGAAAATTGGTTTGTTGTTAGACCTCAATTAAGTAATATTTCGCACCACATATCTGAAGAATCTTTGAAATGGCAAGACTTTGGAGATAATGTAATAATTAACAACAAGTCACTTGAATACCTATCTGTTACATGGGAAAATTTTTTGCTTAATTATGATATGTCAGTAAAATTAAGACAAAAACTTGTAGTTGATATTTCATTAAAAGGTTTGGGCTGCATTAAAGATGACGCTTTCACATTGTCTGATTCATTATTTATTTCACCTTATTTTTTTAATTACAAAAAAAATCATATAAGTGAAGAGCAAATTGTAAATGTTTCTTTAAACGATAAAGGAAATGCTGTGGTTGAACTTAAGGACGGTTCAATTTTGCTAATATCAAATCCACTTAACATTGAAGATTTAAAATTTTTGATTAATTAACATATTTATTTTTGTGTTTAATTTTTTTAATTATATATTAGCAACATATGACACAATTAGCAAAATTAGAAACAAAACGAATGTATCAAACTTCAGACGGTATGAAACATGACACATACGAAAAAGCTTTGTATCATTCAAACATTTTGAAGTTTAGAAAAAAAATAGGACTGATATGAAAAAAAGTAAAAGACCTAAGTCAACCGACCCAATTAAAATTTTACGGTGGTTGAGTAGGGATGACGAATTTGAACGCAATGGAGGAGGTCAATGGGTAGCCAAAGATAGACCTTGGAAAAACAAAAAGAAGTATGATAGAAAAATAAATAAAAAAGACTTGGGGAATATCCTCAAGTCTTTTTAGTTTTTATATATTTTTAATCTTCTGATTGACCTAAATCTAATCCGTATTTTTTCCTTTCATCAAAATCTTGCTGCGCTGCTATACCTCTGCTTATTCTGGCATCACTTTGGCGTCTTATTGCAGCTTCTCTCTTAGTAATACCCTCTCCCCTCATAAGTCTTGATATTGGTTCGCCACACATTGAAAAGTCTTTAACACATACTTTTAATGTTTCTATTTGTGGGTTGCCTTTTTCAGCCAAGATTCTGTTAAAGTTATTTAATTTAATTCTTAAATTATCAATACATTTAAGAGTATTTTCAGGTGTAGATGTAACTTCGTTTTGCGGAATTGGTGAAGAAAGATGAACATCCTTATTGAATAATTGGTTATACACTCTTAGAACACCTTCACAAGCCGTTTTAAGGCAATCATTTATATCGAAAACACCAACTAATTTATAAATTTTATTAGCCATTGAAGCTCGTTCACCAAGCCTTTTAAACATTTCACGCCCTTCTGCATTAAACGAATTTATATTTAATTGTTCGTCAGGCAATTGCTTAGTTAAAATGTCCTTTGTTTTGATGCTTGCTATATCAACTGTTCTAGGGTCAACAGCCATTGTTGATTGTGTCATAGGCTTATTTTTTTGCACTTTTGCAACACCTGTAGTCTCTAACGATTTTAATTGTGAAGTGTACATCTTAACACGTTTTCTTGCTAACGCAACACGGTTAACGAAAAGCTTTTCAAGCATCATAGGATGATTTTGATGTGCATCTATTTTCTTTTTTTCAGCAACTGTTAATTTGCTATAAATAAAATCATCATCATCTTCATGCTGTATAATAGACTTTTCTAAAGCAATCGCTTTTTTGATTTCTTCAGGGTCATTTTTAGCTTCCTTTATAATTTGTCTAACTGAATTTTCGATGATTCTATGTAAATCACTTTCAGTTAACCTAATTAATTTCTTCATATTTGATTATGTATTTTTTCTTAGGAATTTATATTTATAATTATAAATATCCGTTTAAATGAAAAAAAGTGAAATAGAAAAACGTAAGCTTGCAAATCGTTTACGTAAAAAAATAAATGAAAATAAAAACGATAATATCATCATTAGTGATGGTAAAGTTTATTATTCTTTAAATGAAAGTGAATTAAGAAACCTTGTTAGTGAAGCTGTTAAAAATGTTATCACTGATAAACATATGAATAGTGGGATTACCAAAAGAATTATTAACAGATAAGCACTAAAAGTAATATGAGAAATAAAAATACGTAAAAAAATGCTCATTAAAAAAATTATTAATGAAGTAATAAATGAAACTATAAGGGATAAAAACAATATACAGCGGAAATTAAATTCTGAAGTGTATAAATTTGCTAGAAGCATAACGCCTGAAATCTTAGAAGCTTGCGTTAGTATTAAAGACACAATAGGGCTAGGATGCGTTGGTGATGAATATCAAGATTATGATTTAGTGTATGATAACCTTGATAAAAGACTAGGATGGTTTGGTTTGCAATTCGATACACTTCTTATCCAGTTCATAGATTATGATGATAGAGGGAAAAAAGCTGCTTTTGGTGAGTCAAGAGAAAGCAATGTTGCAATAATTGAATTAAGTCCAACAAGGATGTTAAGGTCAGTAAACCCTTCTATTACTATATATAGAAATTTAATTCATGAATTAACGCATTTATTAGATTGGTGTGATGCACAAAATGAAAATTATCCAGAAAATAATAATAATATAATTAGCGATTTGCTATATTGGTTAAGTAAAACTGAAATACAATCAAGGCTTCAAGAAACATACGTTGTAGCAGCTAATTTGCTAAGAAACATTGATTATATACCTAATATTAACGAACTAATTGAAATGACTAATGATGCAAGTAGATTAGATGATATTAAATTTGCATTATCAGAACTATCAAATCAAAAAATTAGTGAAAAAGATATTTCTAATGCGTCTAAAATGCTTAATATTAATTTTAATAACATTAGTCATACTATAGTAATTAAGTTGATTAAAAAAGAACTTACTAAAAGATTAATATATTTTCAAGAAAAACTTTATAAACTAATTGAAACTTTAATATAACAAAAAAGGCTGAGATTATTTCTCAGCCTTTTATATTATCATTTTTTATAATATTCTAAAAACTTTTTCCAATATCCAGGTCTAACTTTTTTACTGTTAACGCCACCATTCCAAATTCTGCATGCATTCATTGCAGATTTTGCTTTATTATATTGGTTCATTATTAAAATAAACATTTCTTTAGATTTTTTAATATTTAATCTATCAGCTAATGTATATTTTTTCTTACTACCCTTTCTTTTAAGAATGTTATTACATTCAGTTACAAGAATAGGCGTGATTTGTAAAATACCAAGTGAATTCCCGTGAGAAGCTTTACTATCACCTCTACTTTCAACTTGAATTATAGCATCCATAATGGAATCCCATTTGGATGATTCATCTTCAACATATTCAACTTCCGTTGAAACATCCTCCTTCGTTTGATTTTCACCTGCGTATGTATTTACTGTGACAGCTAATAACATACTTAAAAACAAAAATACCTTTTTAAATTGTCTCATCATATAAAATTTTATTGAGGTTCGCACAAATCTGATGTACGTTGTCTGCGGCACATGTGAGAGCGAGTTCTCCGCAGAAGGCTGACCTCTTATTATTAACTACTTTTCTACAATAGAACCTTCCTTAGTAATATTATGATAATACCAAGCCTTGATTACTTTTTTTAAGAAATCATCACGTTCTTTTTTATCTGAAATTAAATTTTTAAATTCTTCCTGTACAACATAAAATAATTGCGTTGCAGTCAGTAACTTAGCAACCTCTTTTTTAGGGGTTAGCCAAGCTACTAATTCTTTGTTTGTTGGATGCCCATTATCATCATAAGAATTTTCATCTGCCCTTGAAAAACTTCCATCAAGAAACTTAACTACTGATAAAACCTTATCTGATTCATCACCATTAGTTAATGATTCATTCAAAATTGCTGAAAAAAGGACACCACGTTTATTTTCACTTATTATGATTTTCTTCATACTATTATAACGTCCTATTTAAATAAATATTAAGAAAAATCTTTTAATCCATAATAATGTGATAAATCCCAATTTATACTATCATTTTTACTTAAAATGTAAAATGAAGCTTGAGGTATTGTAAATATTTTTTTAAAGCCTAATCGTTTCCAATAATCATGTGATTTAAGGTCTTTTTCTACTGCGCACCAAATAAAGTCAAATGATTCAGCGTATTTTTTAATATACTTTAACATTTTAACATCTATTTTTTTACCCCTTAAACGTTCATCTATTATGAATGAATGACCATTTATTTGCGTGTATTGGCTTAAATATTTGGATAGGTTAGGATTTACCAAATTAATTGGAGAACCTTCGCATATGGGATAATATGCTATTAAAAGCAAGCCATATAGTTCGCCATCACGTGAATCTATAAGCTTAACTGATTTATTTAAATCAATATTGCTATGAACTATCTGTTCAAATGCCATCATATTGTCACCTAAACCCCAACTTTTAGTTATAAATTCTATTATTTGTGGCACATCGTTAGGTACAGTTGACGTAATCTCAATGTTTTCCAATAGTTCTTCATCACTTAATTCTAAGTTGCCGAATCTATTGCATAAATCTAAAGACATCATACTTTTAAAGATTTACATTTGCAAATATATAAAAAATATTTTTAATTTTCAAATTTGCTTATTTTAAAGAAAAAATGGGAAGCCATTATTCGAAGTAATGCCTTCCCATTAAAGGTTGTAAAAATATTTGAGAAAATATGAGAATCTTATTTAATTACTACTTCGTCATCAATGCAAGTTGCACTAAAAACATAATTTTGTTTATAATCATTCTCCAGCATTAAATCAGTAATTTTATCTTCAATATTATCTTGAACAAGCCTAATAATAGGACGAGCACCAAATTCCTTTTGACTAACTGCTTTAACGTGTAAGTAATCTACTACTTTGTCATCATATTTTAAATCATAATGTAATTCATTTAATCTATTGGCTAATTTATTAATTTCTAACTTAACAATAGTATTAAGATTTTCATCAGTCAAATTGTTGAAATAAACTATTTTATCAATTCTATTTAAGAATTCAGGCGTAAACTTCTTTTTTAATGACTTTTCTATGATAGTTTTCTTATTTGCTGTCTCATTAGTGTTAAAACCAACGCCACCACCAAGTTCAGCAGATTCTTTAGCGCCAATATTAGATGTCATTAGAACGATTACGTTTTTAAAATTAACAATTTGTCCTGCTGAATCAGTTAGCCTTCCTTCATCAAATAATTGCAAGAATAAATTATAAACTTCTTGGTCAGCTTTTTCTATTTCATCAAGAAGCAAAACACAATGTTGCTTATTTTTAATTGCTTCTGTTAATTGACCACCATTTTCATATCCTATATATCCAGGTGCAGCACCAGTTAATTTAGCAACTGAATTCTTTTCAGAATATTCTGACATATCAATCCTAACTAAAGCCTTTTCATCACCAAAAATTTCTTCAGCAAGTTTTTTAGCAATTAGGGTTTTTCCACAACCCGTAGGACCTCCCATTAGGATGTTAGCCATAGTTTTTGTTTTATCCCCAAGTCCTACCTTGTTTCTTTTAATGACCTTGCAAATAGCATCAACAGCTTCATCTTGTCCTATAACACTATTTTTTAAAATTTCATCAATATGCGCAATCTTCTTTTTTTCGTTTGAACTAAGCTTTGAAACAGGTACTTTTACAATTTCTGAAATTGTTTCATTAATATCATCTGCATCAATAATTACTTCTTTTGATTTTTTAGATGACTGCTCACGTTTATAATCGCTTAATTCTTTTTTGATTACATTTTCTTCTAACGTAATAGCATCAATTTTTTCAAACTCTCCAGCATTAAGGTACTTTGATTTTTCTTCTTCAATTCCACCCAATCTTTTTTTCATTGCAATAATTTCTTTTGGCTCTTTTTCACCGATTGATGTTGATGCACCTGCTAAATCAATAACATCAAAGGCAGAGTCTGGTAAACTCCTATCAGTTATATATCTTTCAGCAAGTTCAACTGCTTTTTCTATTGCTTCATCAGTATATTTAACATTATGAAATTCTTCATAATATCCTTTAGACTGTTTCAATGTTTCAATGGCTTGTTTAGTACTAGGTGCTTCAATAATGATACGTTGCATTTTTCTTGAAATAGATGTATTAGACTCAATTGTATTTCTATAATCTTTAAATGTTGTTGTGCCAATAACTCTAACATCGCCACCAGATAAAATATCTCCAATCATTCCTGAAATATCAGTGTCTTTATCTTTAGTTCCACTTTTCAAAACATTCTGCATATCATCAATGAAAAGAATGTACTTTGATGATGATTTTAATTCATCAAATAATCCTTTAATGCGTTCTTCAAACATTCCTCTAAAATGCGTTCCAGAAACAATTGCCATAATATCAATCATAACAATTTCTTTACCTTCAAGTATTGATGGTACATTACCTTTTGAAATCATAGATGCCAACCCATACACAATTTCAGTTTTACCTACACCGCCATTACCTACAAGAATTACGTTGTTTTTCTTTCTTCTCGCAAGCACCTTGATAATTTCATTAATTTCGTCTTCCCTTCCTACAAGTTCATCAATTTTACCGTTCTTAGCCAATTCATTCAAATTAGTTGTAAACTTTGACACATATTCGTCTTTTGTTACAACGCTTGAAGTATTTACTTCACTTTTTAGAGGGAAAATAGCTGGTTTAAGCGAATTACCAATTTTATTACTGATAAAGCCTTTAGGCCTTATTGCTTTTGGTGTATGTTTTGGTTTAACTTTGTCTTCACTGCATTTATCTAAAATAAAGCTATATTCAATCCCTACCGTTTTGAATACATCCTTAATTTTAATTTCGTTAGATGGGTTTAAAATGGAAAGTAATACGTGTTCAGTACCAACTTTTTTAGAACCTGTTGCTGTCATTTCTTTTTCAGCATTTTCTAAAATTTTATTTAGCTCAAAATCAAAGTTTACTTTACCATTATCTTTATTTTTTACAATTGGTTTAGAATGCTCCTTTAATACGTTTATATAAATTTCTTTTAGTTCATACATATTATTGGACATTAAACAATTGTCAAGTATCATATTTGCGTGACAATTCTTTGTATCAAGAATTGAAACCATTAAGTATTCAGGTGTAAAAATCTCAGTTGGAAATTCATTTACAAGGATATCAACCATATATGTCAATACACCCTGTAGTTCATAAGAATAAATATCGTTTTTGTTTTCACTCATATTTCTCTATTTTTATATAAAATATAAAATAATATTTTTAATAGTCAAATAAAATATTATTATATATTATTAAAAATAAAATATATACTATTTTTTGTTTTATTATATATTTTTAATATATTTGTAATATATACGCTGAAAGCGTTGTTTAACTTAAAATAAAAAAAAAGAAGTTTATGAGTAAATTATTTAATTATTATGAAGATGATGTTGACAAAGTATGGTATCAAAGCAGTAATATAAAATATTCAGAATGCATTGATAACGATAATAAACCTAAGACATTAAAAGTAGTATTTTCTAACGGTACACAATATCAATACGATGATGTTGACGTTAGAGATTATTTAATGTTTAGAGAAGATGATTCACAGGGTAAAGCACTAAACAAATTTATTAAATCAAAAGGTTATCAATTTACAAAATTACCCAATGCAGATTTAAATTTAATTAACGAAGAGTATGAATTTAGAACAGGTAATGGACTTCAAATAGAATCATTTGATAGCAGCAGTTTTAGAATCCTTGACAACAAGAATAATGAATTATATAGTATAAAAAATGCAAATGAATCTTCATATGAAGATATAGTTAAAGATATTCTTAGTGCTGTAGGGTTCAATGTTAAGATTAAAGTTTAATATAAAATTATGAAAAAAAATGGCAATTATTTAATAGAAAATTCAAAAACATATAAGTCAGATTTATCATGGATAGATAACAATTATAATGATGTTGCAATGCAAATTCTTAGTGATTTATTAACGCCACAAATTAAAGAAGAAATAGACAAAGAAATAGCGCAATATTTAATGTCTAATAATAGTTGGAACATATCTGATGATGAATATGCTTGGGAAATTACGCAAAAGTCTGATGCTATTGCTAATAACAAACCTTATGACTATGAGAAATGAAATCGTTAAATATTAACATAAGCAATTTATATGTTGGTAAAACTATTGTTGATAGATTATTTCATAGATTCTATTCAACGATGATTGAAAATGAAATCGTTAATGTTATAGAAATGAATAAACCAACAGGTAATTTATTTTATATTGATTTTTAAATAAAAAAATATGAGTGCAATTGTAATTAGTGCTTTCCCTGGTATGGGAAAAAGTTATGCTTTTAATGCCTTAAAAGACAAAATTAAAATATTAGATAGTGATTCTAGTAAATTTAATAAAGATGATTTTCCTTCAAATTATATCAAGCATATAAAAGATAATATAGCAGATAATGATATAATTTTTGTATCATCGCACAAAGAAGTACGTGATGCGTTGGAAATTGAAGGAATTGATTATGATTTATTTTATCCGTCTAAAGAGCGTAGAAATGAGTTTTTAGAAAATTATGTTAGCAGGCATTCCCCAAGTGGGTTAATTCAAAAAATAGACAATAATTGGTCAGAATGGATAGATGAAATAGACAGTGAAGTAAGTAAACATTGTCATAAGCATTGTCTAAAAAACAAAGGCGAATTTATTTTAAATAACCATATGATTATGGCGTTTGTGTCGCAAGTTATTGATAATAAAGAAAGTAATGGATATGAACAACGTAGATAAGCAATATTTAAATTTACTTACTGACATTAAAAATAATGGGGTTTTAAAATCAACAAGAAGTGGTGATGTACTATCAGTATTTTCACGTACAATGCGATTTAATTTAAAAGAAGGGTTTCCATTACTAACAACCAAAAAAGTCTTTTATAGAGGTGTTATAGAAGAATTATTATGGTTTATAAGCGGTTCTACTAACATAAAGGCTTTAACAGATAAAAACGTACATATATGGGATGATGATGCTTATAGACATTATAAGTCATTAATAAAAAAACACAATTCACTTACAAATGCGTTAGATAATGACGTTAAAGTCGCACTAAATAAAGATGAATTTATTAAAAAAGTTTCCGAAGAAGGATTTGAAGATTTACTATATAGTCCTGATGGGTATAGAATGCGATATATTTATGGTGATTTAGGTCCTGTATATGGTAAACAATGGAGAAGATTTGGTAATAGTGGTGTTGACCAAATAAAGAAGATAATAGACACGTTAAAAACAAATCCTAATGATAGAAGACTACTTTGCGTTGCATTTAACCCATCGGATTTAGATGAAATGGCACTACCTCCTTGTCATGTAATGTTTCAATTCTATGTTCGTGAATTAAATGATGGAAAATATGGGCTAAGTTGTAAATGGACGCAAAGAAGCGTAGATAGCTTTTTAGGACTACCGTTTAATATAGCAAGTTATGCAGCACTAACATATATGATTGCAGAAGTTGTTGGTATGGTGCCAGATGAATTGATTGCTGATTTAGGTGATACTCATATTTACTGTAACCAAATGAAAGCTGTTGATGAACAATTAACAAGGAAAGGGTTTGATACATTACCTACTTTAAAATTTGGGAGAAAAATTGATGATATAGATGACTTCAAATATGAAGATTTTATAATAGAAAACTATAAAAGTGATAGTACGATAAAAGCACCTTTAAGTGTTGGGTAAAATAAAAGCGAAGCTTGAATAAGGCTTCGCTTTTATTTTTTTCTTATCTTTTAAGACCAAATATTCTTTTACCCCTAACACTCTTAGATGCTTCTGGATTTGTAGGTTTGTTTTGCATTATATATTTTTCATACATAGACGGGTCATTTTTTGCCTTAATATACCATTGCATAATAGCACTTTTTTCCTTTGTTGGTACAAATTTTAGGTATTGTTCCTTTTGTCCAAACGTAGCTGGTTGAAAGTCATTTGTTAAATATTTAGTTTCATTACCAGTTCTATTGTTAACACTGCGTTTTTTCCTTATCCAATTTATAGTACCTTCTGGATAGTTACCATCACTATCAGCCACACCAACACTTATTCGTTCTAATGTACCACTTGATATTTGATTACATTTTAAGAAAGTTTTCTTTGCCACATCATATTTTGGGTTAAAAAACAAATTAGCCCAAACTGGTACACCACTATTATATATTTCCATAATAAGCATATAATAACATCTACATTTTTGCATAAATGTTTTTCTATCTGATGGCGATAAATGTTGCTTATCATAATCTGGCTCCAAATAAAATGTAGAAGGATGCATACCAAATTTACCTATGTTAGTTTTTTCTTTTGTTGCAGGCGGTTCATTTGTTGCTGAATTATAGAATGCATGCATATTGTGTGAAATTTTTTCATAAGTGTCATATATAGCATCAACAATTTCATTCATTTGATTTTTTAAAGCTAAGTCATAAGTAATTTTATCATTAGTCATGGTCTCATCACTTATTGACGGGTTTTTAAAATAATCATTTCCTAATTTTTGGTAGAGCGCTAATCGTCTAACTGCGTCATCCATTGTTTTATCTTCCAAAACTAAATTGGTAAATATATTGTTAAATGTACTTTCAGATATAATAACAGTCTTTTTCATCATCAATAATATTTATTAATAAATAACTAATTAAAAAGAAAAAAAACGATTATATGATAGATAAAGGATATGATTCTTATGGTTATGATTTGTCAGAACAGTTTGTTCCGTTGGCAGTTCAATGTAATACCAGTTATGACGGTATAAAGAATAAAGATGGGATTAAATACACTGAAGCTGAATCATTTGCTTCCGAAGAAGGTCTAAAAGAAGCAGAATTAGTAGCCCCTTTATGTAATTTCAATAAAAACCAAAATGTTAAATTGATTAATGATGATGAAACTGTAAACGATAGAAAAACGCAAAACTAAAATATTATAATGAAAAAAATAATATTAAATGAACATAAGCTTTTAAAATTAAGAGAAAGTATAATAAACGAGCTTAATTTGAATCCAGATTCAGACATGGGTTCAAATAATGGTGTGTTTTATTTTGCTTTATATAAAGGTGATATTGCTATATACACAGATGATAACCCATTATCATTAAAAAACATGCTAAATAGTCATAAGAGTGAATTGAAGGATTATTTAAATGATTTAGATATAGCAATTGAAAATCATGATATTGAAAAATATACAAAAATATTAGGTTCTAATTTCCCAAGACTTGTAACAGGTTGTTTCTATGGTAATACTTTAGAAATCACACCTAATAGCACATATAATGTTTTAAACTCTACTGAACTCTATTCATTAAATAAAATGTTTAACTTAGATTATGTAAATGTTTATTATGGGTCTAAAGAAATAAAAACTTCACAAATAAATAGAAATATAGAAAAGCCAAAATCTTTTTATCATGGCACTGCTTTAAGATTTGCAGAAGGAATACTTAAAAAGGGGTTAAGAAGTAACCCTGAAAAAAGTAGATGGAGTATTAAGCATAGTGATACTGTGTTCATAACATCAAATTTTGATATTGCAATGGAATATGCTTCTATTGTTTCTGGTGATATGCCAATCAATGAAAAAAAATTTTATCCTTGTGTTATAGAATTTGATGGTGATAAACTTGATGAAAATAAATTTGTGTTTGACTACGATGCATATAATTCTTACGCAAATGAAAGATTTGATAATGTATATAACAGCCAAATGGAAAAAAATGGCATAGACTATACTGATTATCATAAAGCAAATGTTATTGATAAAAAAGAAAATCCTGTTAAATATACAAAAATAGGGTATCGTGGCGTTATTTACCCAAATGCTATTAAAAGCATTTGCATAGACGGAATGGATGGGAAGGAATTTTATACACCTCAAGAATATTTTAACAGCAAATATTGCCAAATAAAAGAGTCTAAACCTGATGGGTATATAGGTGCTGAAGGCGATGGTGGTAACAATGAATATTTTCACGTAGAACAAAATATCGAAGAAAATCAAGAATTAGAAGTTAGTGCTGATGAGGTAAGCCTTGACTCTTTTAAAAAAGAAGATACTTTAGCACCTAAAATTTGGAAAGGTGATAAATTAAATTCTAAAGTAAGGCTAAAACTATTAGATATTGCTGATGATTTTTGGGAAACTGTTAACATTAATTGGGTTAAAAGAAAAGGCATTATTTTAACAGGCTCAATTTGTAATTACAATTGGTCTAAATTTTCAGACATTGATTTGCACATAATTGTAGATTTTTCTGAAGTTGATGAAAGGACAAATTTTGTTCAAGAATATTTCAATTCAAAAAAGAATGAATGGAATAATGAACATGAAGGGTTAAAAATTTATGGCTTCAATGTTGAAGTATACGTAGAAGATATAAATGCTGAAACTGAATCTGGTGGGTTGTATGATTTGGAAGACAATAATTGGATAAAAAAGCCTAACCCGAATGATATACATTCCATTGCACCTGACAGTAAAGAAATTAAACTTAAATCATCAAAAATAATGACTAAAATTGATGATTATATTGATTTAATGAATTCCACAAATGATGATGCACAACTAAGAAAAATTGGTAAGAAGACACACAAATTGTTGAATAAGATTAAATCAATGCGTAAATTAGGTTTAAAGCGTGGAGGTGAAACTGACCCATATAATATTATATATAAGGTATTAAGGAGAACTGAATATCTTGATAAGTTATGGGACATTTCAAGCAAATTGTATGATAAGCTTAATTCTATCACCGAAAGTAGAATAATAAATGAATCTGCTTCAGTAGATTTATCAAAAGTAGGTGCGATAGAATGGGAATTATCAATTGACCAAGATGATTATAAAGAATATCTTGAAGAAAATGGGCTTGAAAATAGCAATGAAGTTTTAGCTGCATATGTTAAAAACGAATTCCCTACTTTTGAATTAACATATTATGATAATGAATATTATCAATATTGTGGTGGTGATAGTGTTGATTGGGATGATTTGGTAGATATTTTTGGTGAAGATTGGGCTGAAAAAATGCTTAACACTTTCATACAAAAAGGCGAAATAGATAAATACGACTTCTTCTCATACACAGGAAGATTTGAAACTTGCGAAATGTATGAAGATAGCCCTATAGATATTAACAATCCGTATGAATTAAATTATCGTGCGTTACAATTATTTAGGCACGGTGACTATTTTAAAGGTTGTAGGGGCTTTATTTTATCTGATGGTAACATTATATATACTGAAGGTGAACACAACGAAGTAACACGAATAAATGGTATTGATGATAAATTCCAATTTATTAAACTTGGTAACATTAGAATAATGCCTAATTCTATAGACATTGGCAGAGAGCCAACTTATAAGCAAAAAGAAGTCCTTAGAAAAGTTATAGCATCTTATTCTGATGAAGAATTATATATGGATGTATATAATGAAAAGGTGGGTGATGTTGGCGTCAAATATGTATACCCTGATTGGAGATATGTGATTGGCGAGATAGATAGATTCTATGATAAAGGAATTAAGCCAATGGGTAGAAACGTATATGAAAATAAAGGGTATGTATTTGAGGAAGTAGTTGCTGATGGTAATTCTGAGCATAATCCATATATTAAAAAATGGAAGCGCCAAAAAGATATACTTAGGAATTATATTATACAAACAGGTGAAATAATGCAAAGCATGGAGAACGGTAAACTTTACAAAGTTTTATATGATAAAGATTTATCTGCGTATTTGGGTGTTGAATATGTATATTGCATACAATATGACCCTAATAAATTGAAACCTATAGGTGCAATATATCTAAGACCATTAAGTTCTTTTACACATGTAGTACAAAATGTTGAATATGATACAAGAGGACGTGATAATATTGAAGGTACTTCTGATGATATTGCCTAAAAAAATTACTACTTTTTAGACAAGAAAGATATTTATATAAAAAATAAAAAATTAATATATATTAATAATTTAAAATTATGAACAATAGCAAGGACGTAAATAGTCAGCTTACAAGAATGAAAAGCCTTATGAAATTTGGCATTAATGAAGGTAAGAATATTGCTTACACTGGTGTTGAATATCAGAAGGTTGGTGCTGATGGTAAATTATACGGTATTGTACGTGAAGGCGCTAAATACTATATTAAGACTTCACCAAACAAAAAAGGACAATTAGCTGAAAATTTCGAATATATCGGTGGATTCAGAAACAGAAAAGACAATGAATACAAAAGTTTTGCTGAAGCTCAGAAGCAGTTTGATTTGAAAATGATGAGTATCAATGAAGCTAATGCTCCTGAAAAGAAAATTATGGTTGAATCTTGGAACCCTGATAGACAGGAAGAATTGACTGTAGAATCAACTGAAAGGTTGAGAAAGGAAATCTCACGTGAACGTCAGATTATGATGAATGCTTCTCGCATCAATGAAAAGAAAGAGCAGAATTTAAAACCAATCGCTGAAGAAGCTTGCTCTTGCGAAGGCTGTGAAGCTGATGTGAAAGCGCAAGGCAAAAACAATATTGGTAAGCAGAAAGCACCTCAGACAGGTGACGCAAAAAATGCAGTTAAAGATTTTAAAACTGTAAAAGATTCTGATATGAAAGATATGAATGAAGCTGCTGAACCATTGGCATGGCATTCAACAGGTAAAGATGCTTCTGGTAACATTGCTGACGAATATTTGGATAAATCACACGGCACTGAAATTGGTGATTCAGCACCTTTTGATGATGCTAAAGGCAAAGATATTACTGAAGACATTGATGACATTGATGGAGAAGCTGATGTAGAAGATGATAGCGCCTTGGCTGATGATGAAGATGGATTCGATGTTGAATATGAGTATGAAGACGAAACTGACCCTGATATTCACGATTTGCAAGACCAAATTGCTGATTTGTCTGATAAGGTTGATTCAATATTAACAGCTGTAGGTGGTGATGAACCAACAGTTGATAGTAGTGATTATGAGGATGATGACCTTTATGGAGACGAAGATGATGACCTTGATGATGATGAAATGCCTATGGAATCTCGTAACCGTAGAGGCGTGCAAGTATATGAGTCACGTGCATTCAGAAGAATGATGGTTAATGAAGATGAAAAAATGAAAGCTTTTTCTGATGCAGGTAGAGTCCCAAGTGGCAATATGAATAAATTGAACGATTTTGGTAAACATCCAGCTTATCAGAAGAAAGTAATGGAATTGCCTAAGACTGCAAAGCAAGAATTCCCTGGATATTATGATATGAACGATGAAAGCGTATATAATGAAAATCCATATGGTGAAAAAATTGGCAGCAGTGCTCCGTTTGTAGTTGACCCAGAAGAAATGGAAAATACTATTGCAGAATCTATTAAAAGGCATTTGGGAAAAAAATTCATACGATAACTGAAAAGTATGTAATTAAAGTACCAAAACAGTATACAGCACCTGACCCTATGGGTGGACCTATGGGTGGTGCTGGCCCTATGATGGGAAATGACCCTATGGGTGGTGCTGACCCTATGGCAGGTAATGAACCTGCAGGTGGCAATGACCCTATGAATGATAGTGACCCTATGGGTGATGGTGCTGATAATCAATCACAAGATTCTGACCAACAAGAATTGGATGATATTTTCAATAGTGCAAGTATTGAAACTAAAAATGCAATTCTAAAATACGCAAAAAGTCAATCCAAAAATGATAATGGAAACGACAGCAACGAAGAATATAGTCAAGAACCTATGCCAGAAATGCCTATGGAATCAAGGAAATATCACAATAAGTTAGTTAATGAAATTGTTAATGGTATTATTGGAGATTTGGATATGAATGATAGAGAAGGAGTTAAAGGCACTAAACGTGATGAAAAAAAAATTACTAATAAAAGAGTAAAAAGAAATAATCCTTTTGTAGCAGGAAGGTAAATATAAGGGAAGTCTAATAGGCTTCCCTTTTTTGCTTTATATAGAATATTTATATTAAAAAGTTTCATATATGAAAAAAATAATTTTTGAAAAAAGACAACTTAAACTTATAGAAGATGAATTAACATTTAATTCAGATTCTTTAAATAATGGTGCAAATATAAATAAAGAAGCTAATGTAACGCCTTCAGCAACAGGTAGTTCTAATATTTCAAGTGATTTAAATACTGCTAAGGCTGACAATCCTGAAGCAAATACATTTAATGTTAATTTATCAAACTACGCTGATAAGAATAAATCAGTTACACCAACAATCGCTAATTTTAACGTTAACGGTGCTTCAGATGCATCTAAAACAATAGACAGTGCAATTAAATCTAACCCACAATTGGCTGCTGCCGTAAATAATGGTACTGCAATAGGTAAAATACATATGAAAGGCGCATCAACTAATTTAGGTGAATCAATTAATTTTACTAAAAAAGAATTAGATAATTTTTTAAAAAAATTATAATATGAAAAAAATTATAATATCTGAAGAAAAATTAACGTCACTAAAGAATTTTATGGATGAAAAGTTACCTGATTATGTGTATAAATCAGTTAAAACTCATAATACTTCTTTAGGGGAAAGTCCATGTTTTCCACCTTCGTCAGATTATGATTTTGATTATAAGCTTCTTAAGCAAAGATATTCTGAATTAATTGAGAATATGAAAGAATTTGAATTACCTTTAGATGATATTGAAGCTGAAAATTTGTTATATAAATTGACAACAAAAGCAATGTCAATTGAAAGAGGTATTAGGCCTCATTTAAATAAGTTAGTTGAAAATGTTGTTAATAAATTATTTGCTGTACCTCAGGAAACGATTAATTTAACTTGTGAATTGACTGATAACGTCACGCCACAAAAATCAATAAGGGTAATACCTGAAGATAGCGGTGATAGCGATGAATATACATTTAATGATGTAGATGAAATTTCGCAAGTTAATGATATTGTAAAACAAAGAAGGTTTATTAATTCATTGATACAAGGTTATTCTGTTATAGAATCAGAAAATGATGAGAATTATGCTGATTTTTTTATAAGTCACGGATTGGAAAATTTACTTGATTTATATGCAAAGATTAATACACTGAATGATTACTTAATTTTCGTAAAGGAAGAAAAAATAGATAAAAAAAACCCAACATTAGTATCATATGTAGAAGTGCATTTAGGACATGGGGATAATAAAACTGTTATCAAATCACAGGGTATAATATTCCCTTATCTTTTAAAGGAGACAATACGTGGATTTATGGAATTATTTTCTTCTCATGGCTTACCTGAAGATAATCATAAAGCGCAAGCAATTATTAAACGTTCGGATTTTGCAATGGCTGAGCCTTGGGATATAAGATTGGGTGTTCCATTGTGGAATAAAATGTTTGGCAAATATCATATTCTATCAAATATGATTCCTTATTTCTTTGCACAATATTGCTCTGAAGAAAAAGATGCATTTTTCGATATAACAAAAAACATATTAGCTAATACAAAAAAAGGGAAAGGATATTTATTAAGTTCTACAGAAAATATAGAACATGATATGCAATATCAAGAATTCTTAGATAATATATCACAAAAAAATGTAGATAGTTCTTTAATCAGCGATGGGTATATGACTGCTGATGAATTAGATAGTTACACTATTTCAGAAGAAGGCAACATCGAAGAAAATCAAGAAAACGAATATAATGATTCTTATCATTTATCACCTTTAAAAAATCATTTGACGAATGATGATTGGATGGGTTGAAAATAATTATTTTCAATATAAAGATAGATTAAATAATTACACACACGCAAAATCTGACTATGTTAAGAAAAAAATGAATAATAATCATTAGTATGCTTTTTTAAAAAAATATTTTTTATATATATTTGTTAAAATATGTAAATTTGTGATAATGAAAAAATTAACAAAAGACGATATAGTAAAAAAAGCTAACATTATTTTCAACAATGTTTATGATTATTCTTTATTCATTAAAGATGACGTAGAATATACAGGTAATACAACAAAAATGCCAATTATTTGCAAGAAACATGGTGTATTTTATAAAACTGTAAACAAACATCTTTGTGGACAAGGATGTCCAAAATGCTCATCAGAAAAAAATTCAGTAAATAAAACATTAACAACTGAAGAGTTTATAAAAAGAGCCAAAGAAGTGCATGGCGATAAATATTCATATGAAAAAACTAAATATGTGGATGCTTTAACGCCTGTCACAATAACTTGTAAAATACATGGTGATTTTGAGCAAATACCACATTATCATTTATCTGGGAATGGATGCCAAAAATGTGGCTTGGAAAGAAGAGCTAAAAAAAGAGTAAAACCTTTGAAACAGTTCATCAGTGATGCCAAAGAAAAGCATGGTGATAAATATGATTATTCTAATGTAGTATATAGAAATGAAAAATCTGTTATAAAAATAAAATGTCCTATACATGGTGATTTCGAGCAAATAGCGGATAACCATGTGAGAGGGCAAGGGTGTCCTAAATGTAATTCTTCTTCTTTAGAAAATGAGATAAGAACTTTATTAACAGAATCAAAAATCTCTTTTGAAGAACAAAAGAGATTTAGCTGGATGGGTTTACAAAGGATTGATTTTTATTTGAGCGAATACAACATTGCTATAGAATGTCAAGGCAAACAGCATTATTACCCTATAGATTTTTTTGGTGGGATAGATGATTTTATACATAGGAAAGAACTTGATGAAAATAAGAAAAAGTTATGTAAACAAAATGGTGTGAAATTATTATATTATTCAGATAAAAAGTATTCATATGATGTCATTGATGATAAAAATAAATTGCTAGAAGAAATTATGAAAACATGATAATTGACCCTAATGAAATGGCTGCTGAATATATAAAGTCATTTCAAGATAAATCAAGAATTTATTTCATTGAAAAATATTTGAGCACTTTCAATGCCACTAAAGGAAAGAAAACGCAATTTCATTGCTTTCCAAGGCAGAAAGTGTTCTTACAAACATTGGCAAAAGTAAGAAATATTGTTTCTATTAAACCACGTCAGTGTGGTATAACAACGCTTACCAGTGCGTGGGCTACAGCTCAATGTGTTTTTGCTTCAGAAGATGCTCCTGAAACAATTCTTTGCGTTGGTAACAAACTTGACCTTGCCAATCAGTTAATCACTAAAATGAGGGACTTTTTAACACAAGTTCCTCGTTGGTATTGGGGTGATGATTATTATTCACCTGACCCTAAATCTGATAAAAACACAAAATCTATATTTGTTAAAGATAGTAAATCAGAACTTGAATTATTTAATGGGTGTCATATAATTGCTCGTTCTTCAGGTGAAAATGCAGCCCGTGGTATTTCTGCCGTATCTATATTGATACTTGATGAGGCAGGATTTATTGAAAATGGTAAAGCTGTATATGCTACTTGTGCTGCGTGTATGGCATCTAACCCTAATTCAAAGACTGTAATGGTATCAACACCTAATGGTCACGATGAACTTTATTACAACACATATAAGCAAGCTTTAGCTCACGAAAACAACTTTACTGCCGTACAGTTTAGATGGTATCAAGACCCTCGTTATAACAAAAATCTTAAATGGTTTAAGAAAAACGAAGAAACAGGTGAATTAAAGTGGTTTGTTGAAGATTTAGTTGATGAAGAAGGCTCTGTAAAATATGATGAGGAACATTGGGAAGAAATGATTCAAAAAGGTTGGACACCACGTTCACCTTGGTATGAAGAAATGTGCAAATCATTCAACAACGATTCAATGAAAATTGCTCAGGAGTTGGATGTATCATTCCAAGGTTCTGCCAATAACGTTGTTGCACCTGAATTTATTGAACAGCAAAACACCCTTAATGTTCGTGAACCGTTGGAAGATTTTAAAGACCCTATGAATGAAGATACTTGGTTTTGGAAAAAGCCTATTGATGGGCATAGGTATATAATTGGAGCGGACCCCTCCAGGGGCGTGTCAGCCGATAGGACTGCTATAGAAATAATTGATATGGATGGTAGGGACGAAAATGGTATGCCAATCATAGAACAAGTTGGTGAATATGTAGGCAAAAAATTAGGTGATGATATTGGTGGTATGGTTTATCAATATGCTAAACTTTATAATGAAGCCTATGTTGTGGTCGATTGTACAGGTGGCCAAGGTGATGCATTAATTCTTACGATGATTCAGTTAGGATATAAGAACTTTTATTATGAAGATGCCAATCAGAAAACTTATACTGTACAAAATCAAACAAATAAACCAATGAATTTTTCTGATAGATTACCTGGTTTCCATTTTCAAGGAAATAGATATCCTGTACTTGCAAGTTTTGCGGGTATGGTACGTTCAAATGAGTTTAAAATACGCTCTAATAGGGTTACTAATGAATTGGATACATGGATTTTTGAAGGTGAAACAGGTAGAATGAATCACCAAGATGGGGCACATGATGATACTATTTGCTCTTTAGCAATGGCTTTATTTGTCATGAAGTATACCTATAATAGGCTTGAAGAAGCTAAACATAAAGACCAATCAATTCTTAATGCTTATATGATGGGTGGGGCTATGAATATGAATAAGCCAAGGACTTCAGAAGGAAGACCTATTACGCCTAACAATGGTTTACCATTTTACAATGAAAGAACCATAAAAAGAACTAATAATGGCTTGAATAACATGGGAAGTTATTTATGGTTGTTCGCAGGATATAAATAATGAATAAGGTGGTGACGTTATATATCATCACCTTATTTTTTACAATTTAATAAAGTTCAATAGGTCATTTATATCTAATATAGTATTTTTGGAATTATATAAGAATTTAAATAGTTTGTATTTTGGATTTGTATAGTACAACAATCTAACTCCATTTTCAAGGCATTTTTTTTGCTTTAACCCATCTAACTTTAAACGTTTAACAAATCCTTCTACACCTCCAAAGTGGTCAACGGATTTAAAGTGCTGCTCTCCTTGGCATTCTATAGCTATATTATATTTTGGCAAATAAAAATCTAACGATTGAGGTTTTAACCAATCAAACTTTTTTTGGTATACATACTCTATTGATAATTCCTGTAGTTTATCTTTAATTTCTCTTTCAAGTGTACTCTCATTGCATAAAGGGCATCCATGCCCTCTAAGATGCTCTGATGGAAGTTGATAGAATTCACCATGCTTTGGGCATAAAATTGCAACATTATCTTTATAGCTTTTATATTTAACATTCCTATAATCGTATTTATTGCCATGGACTTCTTTTGCCTTTTTAATAAATTCTTCTGTGGTTAATTTTTTAGTACCACCACATTTATCACACCCACATCCAACCATGTGGTCATAAGGGCGCTGATAAAATTCACCGTGTTTTGGGCATATTATTTTAATTTTTGAATTTTCACTTACATATTTAGTTTTTGAATAATCATATTTATTGCCGTGTATAGCTTTAGATTTTTCTATGAATTCTTCTGTTGATAAATGTTTTGTACCATTACAATACGGACACCCGCATCCATTAAGGTGCGAATTCGGCTTTTGCAAAAAGCTATTACCACATTTTTTGCAAGTTATAATTACTTTAGTTCTTGCATTTACATAATTGACTTTATCATAATCATATGCATCGCCATGCTTTTCTTTAGCCTTTTTAATAAATTCTTCAGTTGAAGAACTTTTTAAAGCATCTGCACATTTCTTGCACCCATAGCCCTGTAAATGAGAATTTGGTAAAACATAAAATTCTCCGTGTTCTGGACATATTATACATACCTTAGTCCTTGCATTGATATAATTAGTTTTTGAGTAGTTATACTTGTTCGAATGAATTATATTAGACCTTTTTATAAATTCTTCAGTTGTTAATCTTTTAACCATAGCGTAAATATATATAAAATATATTAAAATACATAATAAAGATATTTATTTAAATGAAAATATTTATATAATTTAATTATTAATATTAAAAAATGGCAAGAAATCATACTATATTCCAAAATCTTGATAAAGCTTTTAGTGGTAATTGGAATGTTGAAGCATCTGCACCGCATATTAACTCATATGATATGTCAACTGCTGATAAAGGAATTCTATATAGAACTACTAATAAGGCTGATTATGAAGAAAAGAAACTTGAATTACAGCAAAATAGTTATCTTAAAAAAAGATGGATTAAGGCTAATGTAGACCTGTCAGTAACAGCATATTCAGGACTCAATAATGTAAAACTAATGTATCGTGATTGCGACCTTATGGACTCCTTTCCTGAAATTGGTGCTGCATTAGATATTGTGTCTGAAGAATCTACATGTTTAGATGCTAAAGGTCAAATTGTAACTGTATCATCTAAATCTGACAGAATCAAATCAATTCTTGAAGATTTGTTTGTGAATAGGTTAAATTTACAGGTAACCGCACCTATGGTTATTAGAGCTATGTGTAAATATGGTAATCAGTTTATGCTGCTTGATATTGACAATAAGCTTGGTGTTAAGGGTTGGAAACAATTGCCAGTGTTTAACGTTGAACGTATTGAAAATGGCGTTATGAATCCTTATGGAACAGGCGTATCTATGGCTGTATCTACACAATCAGATTCAAGCAAGATTGACACTTCCACAAAATTCGTTTGGCTTGATGAAAGTAATTCACAAGTACCATTTAGAAATTGGCAAATAGCACATTTTAGATTGATGACAAATTCAATCTATTTGCCCTATGGAGCCAGTTTTCTTAATTCTGCTAGAAGACACTGGAGGATGCTCTCCTTAATGGAAGATATGATGCTTATATATCGTTTGGAACGTTCTATTGAAAGGCGTGTGTATAAGATTTATGTAGGTGCTATTGATGATGCTGACGTACAGGCATATGTTGAAAATATTGCTAATAATTTCAAACGTGCACCTATTATTGACCCAATGACAGGACAAATAGATTTAAGAAAAAATATATTATCGGTAGACCAAGATATCTTCATCCCTGTACGTGACCAAAATGCACCAACACCTATTGATACGTTGTCTGCTGCGCAAAACTTGACTGCAATGGATGACATCAAGTTTGTACAGAATAAGGTTTGCACTGCGTTAAGAATTCCTAAGGCATTTTTGAACTTTGAAGAAGCGCAAGGTGATGGCAAGAACTTGGCTCTTGAAGATATTAGATTCACAAGAACTGTTAATAAGATTCAGCAAGCATTTTTGATGGAATTAACTAAAGTCGCTTCGATTCATTTGTATTTGTTAGGGTTTACTGATGACTTAACAAACTTTAGCTTGTCGATGACAAATCCATCCACACAAGCAGAACAACTTGAAATTGATAATATTCAGAAAAAAATTAGTGCTGCGAGAGACGCTATATCTGACCCAGGTAATGGTATACCTATAATGTCACAAACAAGGGCGTTGAAAGAAATCATGAAATGGTCTGACAAAGATATTAAAGACAACCTTGAAGAAATTCGTCTTGAAAAGGCAATTGCTGCTGAACTTGAAAAAACATCTCAAATCATTAAACGTACAGGTGTATTTGATACAGTTGACAGAATGTATGGTGAGCCAGGTGCTGAATATCAAGATGATGTACAGCAACAAGGTGACGATGGCATGGGTGGCGGCCTTGGAGGAGGTGGCGGTATGCCAGCTGGAGGTGGTGACTTCGGTTCTGAATTAGATTCACTTGGTGCTCCTGGTGCTGAAGATGAAGGTGAAATTGCAGGTAATGAAGGTTCTGAACCAACTATGGATATGGGTGGTGGAACTGATGATATGGGCGCTGCACCTCCTATGGAAGGCGTTAATAAATATAAACCACTTATTAATGAAGTTAAAAAAGTGAAATATCGTACCCCTGTAAAACATAATGAAGCAAAGGTTGATTTATTGTTTGCACAATATTTTAAGCACCTTAATGAAGATGAAAAAAAGAGGAAAGATGAAGCAAGAATAGAAAGAACTGCTATCTATGATAAATCACTTATGATTAATGAAGAATTTAATAGGATGATATCAAATCTTGATAATAAATTAAATAATAAAAAAGAAGGGGATTAATTAATCCTCTTCTTTTTTTATTTTTTTTAAAAGTATGCCCAAATTTTCTCGTAGTATAAAATTATTATCATATATCCCACAGCATAAGTCACTTAACGCTATTTTCAAATCATTCATATTTATGACATAAAGTACTTTTATGCTATTTTTAATGCATTGCTTATTTTTATTAACATCAAGTTTTATTCTATCATTAAGTGTAATTTTTTTTTCAAATATTTCTATGCTGTTAAAATGTTGAGCACCTTGGCATTCAATTGCTATGTTATATTCTGGTAAGAAGAAATCCAAAGATTGGAAACCTAACCATTTAAAACGTTTTTGTTCTATGAAATTAAAGTTATTTTCAGTTAAAAATTCTCTAACTTCAGATTCCATCTTGCTACTGTTACATACAGGGCAACCCTTTCCCCTATAATGGTTATCTGGCGTTTGCAAAAAAATACCATGTTGTGGGCATATTATTTCTATTTTTTCTTTATACCCTTTATATTTCATTAAAGAATAATCATACTTACCTTTATGGATTTTATTAAATCTTTCTATCCATTCTTTTTCAGTAATCATTTCTTCTTTGTTGCTTTTTAACCTTCCACATATAGGGCAGGCCTTACCTTGGTATAATGAATGTGGGCTTGCTAAAAACTCACCATGTTCAGGACAAATAACTATGCTTTTAGCTTTATTATTGGTGTACACAAATTTACTTAAATCATATTTACTATTAAATACGTCATTAACACGTTTGATAAATGTATCTTTAGTGTTTCTAAATTTATCATTTCTGCATTTAGGGCATCCTGTATGTTCTAAAACTAAATGCTTAGGGCAAGCAAAAAAAGAACCATGTATTGGACATATAATTTCAACTTTTTTATTTGCATTAACGTAGTTAACTTTGCTGAAATCATAATCATATGGGTATGCTTTCATTTTATCCCAAAATATCTTTTCGTTACGTTGTCTAATCTCTTCTTTATTCATGTATCAAATATATCAATATTTTTTTTAATAGCCAAATATTTATTATATAATAAAACGTTTTATAATGAAAAATGACAATAAAAATAAGTTGCTTGGAGAATGGGAAAAAGCCATGAAGGCATGGGCATCAGCTATGAAAAAAGGTGATACAGAAGTAGCTGATATTATGCAACAGAGGGCCAATGAAGCATACAAGCAATATAAAGATGAAGCAGATTATGAAACATCTATAGCTAATTCTACTGCTGCTGAATTGGGGTCAATGTTTGAATCAGTTTTACCAACATTATTTGTTAAAAATAAAAAGGCTGTTGGTGACATTTTAAAACTTATTAAAGAAGATTCTAACATTAAAGCACAATTACAGTTTTTTGAAGCGATGAAGAATTATGATGGTAGCATAGATGCTAAAGAATATATTAATGAATCGCTTAATTTAGCTTCAAAAAACATTAATCCTAAAACATTGAAAGAATCTAATAAAAAATTAGGTAAACTTATGCTATCACATAATGTTAGACCTGATGAGTTAATATCAGAAAATAAAGAAAATTTTTTCAATGCAGGTACTTATTTGCTCACACATAAGAAGAATTTAAATAATCTTTCTGAATTAGCAAAACAAAGGACAATTGTTGAAAACTACATTGTTGCAAATAAAAAGGAAATTGATGAAAATAAAGTAAGTATTAAAAAAATCACCGAAGATTTTGATAAGAAAATGGCAATGTTATCTGAAGAAGAAAAATCTTTAGTACAGGATATTATTAATTCCAATTCATCAATTGCAGAAAAAAGACAAATGAAATTTTTCAATGATTTGAAAGAAAAATGCCTTGGCATAATTAATAAGATGATTAATGAATCATCTGAAGAAGAAAAACATGACTTGCAGTCCATTAAAGAAGAAATTTCTTCCATGGCGTATTGCAAAGAATCAATAATTAAAGACACAGCAAAATTGCTTGAAGTAGGCGCTGTATTGAGTGATAATGATAATAAAAAATATATGTGATTATGAAGAAATTAATTAGGTTAACTGAAGGTGATTTACATAGAATCATAGAAAGGTCAGTAAAAAGAGTCTTGAAAGAAGGAAAATATCCTAACCCTATGGGTAGACCAGAAGATAGAATTAATGCATACCCAGAATACGCTTCAAATTTTGACGGCGATAGATATGGAATTTTTGACCCGATTCCAAACAAAGAAAGGCTGCACACACTCGATAGGACAACTGATGCATTCTCTGACTGGGAAAAAGGGGACCATGCTTACTACCAAGATGGTGAGCTTTATCCTTCAGCTGAATGGACTAACAGCGATGGTTTTGGAAACCCTGCGCATAACCAAGATTGGTCATTAGATGCTGATGAAGAATTGCAAAAAATGCAAATGCAGCGTTTTAAAAATAAATTAGATAAGCAGTGGCAGAACACCAAAGATATGGAAAAATACTCTAAAATGGCAGATTCGAGACCACTTCATCGAAAAGGTAGCCTTAATAGGGCAATGGATAAATAAAATATATAAGCACTAACCGTAATGGTTAGTGTTTTTTTTTATTTGACACTTTCAAAAAAAATATTATATTTTATATATAATATAAAATATAATGGAACGATTGAGTAAAGAATTTAAATTAAATATTTCAGACAGCATATCAGTAAAATATGGTTCAGTTGACAAAAATAACCCTAAAGTAATTTATATTGAAGGCAAGTGTTGGATTTCCCCTTTATTTGAAGGTGATTATACAGCACACATTGATAATATAAAAGCGCAATTTAGGAAAGGTGTTAGTAAATTACTCATTTCAAATGAAGTATACTCTTCAAAATTTATTTTAGATTTTGATGTTAACACTGAAAATATGAAAATTGATGAAAAAAAATTTTTATCATTTAATGTTTTTTTAAGACAAAAATCTAATTCATTATACACATTAAAAGACGCAAAATTATACGAACGTTTCCCAACAATGGTTAATATGCTATACAATTTATTAAATGAAAATGAATTTAGGGTTACAAAACGTAAATAATAGATATTTATTACTAAAAATAAATTGTCATGAAGAAATTAATTAGGTTAGCTGAAGGTGATTTACATAGAATTATAGAAAATAGTGTTAGACGCATTGTCAACGAAATTGGTAGTAAAGGAAATAAAAGGATAAACGAAGCTGGTAATGATGATATTGAAAACGGCATTCGTGGCTATGAAGAATATAATGGTATGACTGATGATGATTATGATGACTATACAAATTTTATAGGAAATCAGTATGATAACGATGATATGCAGGATTATTTAAGTGATTTAGAAGCAGACCAATATATTGACGATGATGACCATATGCTTACTGACAATGAATTATATAATAATTTCTAAAACAATTAAATGAAATGAAAGAAAATAAAAAAAGATTGCATTCACTAATCAGTGAGTCGATTAGAAAAAGTTTAAATGAACTTTCTTTAGATACTATTAAGTCAGCATCACAGGAAAGTTATCCGTTAAGTCATACTAATGGTAGCATATTGTATGATAAATATTATGATACAAGTATTAGCACGTTATACGATATGCTATCACATTATGAATCCAAAGGCAATAGGAAAGCTTCTGATTACTTGTTATATTTAGATGAAATATTGTCATTTGTTGATAGAAAAACAAATCAAGCTGAAAATTTGCTATATACTGCCGAAGATTTGCAAAGTCAGTATGAAGACCAAATAAAAAAACAAGAAACTTAAATAAGTTTCTTGTTTTTTTTTATTATTATGATTTAAGAATGTTTTTTATTCGCTCTATTTTTTCATTTACTAATGGTTTATTTTGATTTTTGTTTTCTACATATTGTTGTAAATCTTCTCTTTGCCCAATATAAGCACCTGGTGTACTAGGGTCTGAAACAATGTCCCAACATATAAGTTCAAAATCATCACCTACCATGTATGTTCCTAATTTATTTTCCACTGAACCTACACCTCTTGATGAAACACCTATTTTATAGCCATTAAGTAATAGATTAGCTGCCATATCGCCCATAGTCGAAACAATCCCTTCATTTACAAATCCTTGTGTAATATTAAGTTCAATTTTACCTACAAGCGTTCTACCTTCCCAATGCAACTCAGTGATATTATGCGATATTCTTCCAAGGTCTATTGTAGATTCAGCTGGGTGATTTAATTCTCCATATGCCCTATGCTCTGCTATCTTTTGTTGATAAATCTCTACTTGCTTTTTCAATACGCCTTCAGGATATACTCTTCCGTTAGCATTTTTAATGTCAAATTTCTGAAATACAGCATCTACAACAAATGGATAAGGAACATGCCATCCACCGTCTTCTATTCCTTCTTTGATTGTTCTGTTTTTCCCTTCGTTTAAAGAAATATATCCATCATTATCTATAATAAGTCCTTTACCTGTCTTACCTTTCTTTATTTCTATTAATTCATTTTTACTCATAATGCAATATTTATTACTATATAATAAATATGCTTTTATAGTGAAAATATCTTAGGTAATTTTTGATAAAATAAATAAAGAATGGCAAAATAACGCTGACTTGCTGAATAGACAATAGAACTTATTTAATTCACAAAAATGGTAAATAGTAGGGAATAATGAATAAAAATTAATATAATGTACCATTTATTGTGTATTGTGGCATTCTTTTTTAATATTTTTTATTTTAATTATATATTTATATTTAAAATAACTTAAAATTTATTTTTTCAGATAAATGAAGAAAAATAACAAAATAAGAAGCAAAGTTGTAAAGGAATCTTTATTAGACTACAACAATCTTGCTAATACATTGAAAGAGAACACCACTGCTGCTGTAAGGGATTTGCTTTCTGAAGCAGTACGTGACACGTACTCTAAAATCCTTATGGAAGATGACGAAAAGGATTACGATGTAGAAGAAGTGGATGATACAGATTCTGAAACAGATGCAGACGAAGACGTAACAGCTGATGATTCAGCTGACGTAGAAGGTTCTGACGATGCTACTGACGATGCTGAAGATACTGAAGATATTGACACTGACAATGATGGCGAAATTGATGATGCTGAATCAGAAGAAGGTGTTGATGACGAAGGTGCTTTAACAGGTGAAACAAGTGCATCTGGTGAGGACGAAGACGGTGATGAATGGTCTGAGTTTGACAAATATAAGGTTTCAGATGATGAGTATGACTTCTCAAATGCGGAAGACGATGAAATCGTAAAAGTTTACAAGTTAATGAATAATGATGACCAAGTTATTGTTAATAAAACTGATGATAATAAAGTTAGCATTAAAGATAACGAAGCAGGTACAGAATACCTTGTTGACTTAGGTTGTGAATCTGAAGGATTTGCTGATGATGACACTGAAGATTTCGGTGATGATGATGATGAACTTGAAGAAGGAAATGATTTCAGTGCTGATGATGATGAACTTGAAGAAGGAGATGATTTCAGTGCCGATGACGATGCAGATTTAGAAGATGAAGATGACTTTGATAACGAAGAAGATGATATGAATGAATCTAGAATTTATGAAATAGCTCTTGATGAATATGATTCACATGTTGGCTATACTGACAATTATCAGAGTAAGAGTCCATTAGACACAAAAGGCTTGAAGGTCGCAGATGACAAAGACAAGAACGATTGGGGTTCTAAAGGCTTGAAAGATAGAGGGGATTCTAAACCTTGGTCAGGAAAGAAAAATAATGCAAGTGAAAATCAGCCATTTACAGGTGTTAAAGGCAAAACCGTTGAAGAGGAAGATGAAATTGAAGGCGGTGATGCAGACGCTAATATCGCAGAAAGCGCTGGTGAAATGGGTGCACGAAGAGGTGCTAAAGCAAGAATGGTAGGAACTAAGTTCCATAGAACAAATTCAAGTGGCAATAAGCATCCTTATGGTCAACATCATGTATCTACAGCTGGTGAATATGAAGGTGATGACAATGGTGCAGTTACAAACGAATCAATCATTCGCAAAGCTAACAAGATTTTCACTGAAAACAAAGAACTTAAACAAGCTTTAGGTAAGTTTAAGAATGTTCTTGAAGAAGCTGCTGTTACTAATCTTAATTTAGGTCAAATTATTAAATTGATTTCTGAAAACACAACAACACAGAATGAAAAGAAAGAAATCATTGCAAGATTTGGCAAGGAAGCTAAAACAGTAGAGCAGTCAAAGAATTTGTATGAATCTATTTCAAGAGATTTGAAGAAAAAAGATACTATGAATCTTGATGAAAGTAGACAGTATAATGTCGAAGGTTCAAAACAAATTAACGAAACACAAATCTATCAATCAAAGGATTTAATTGATTCACTTGATTTAATGCATAGACTTTGTAAGTAATTAAAAAAAAAAATAAATTAAAATTTTTATTAATAAAAATCTTTTTATAAATGAGAGAATTTTTAACTAGCGGTCAAGTTGGTAATATCGAATTGAACGCACAAAAGAAAATACGTGAAGACATCCAGAATCGTTGGGACCAGTTAGGTTTTACTGAAGGTCTTGATGGTACAATTAAAGAAAATGTCGCTACGTTGTATGAAAACGAAGCAAAGCACTTGATTTATGAGGCCACTGCTTCTGATAACTCTGGTTCATTTGAAACTGTAGTTTTCCCTATTATCCGTAGGGTATTCAGCAAGTTGCTTGCTAATGATATCGTTTCAGTTCAGGCTATGAACTTGCCAGTAGGTAAATTGTTCTTCATTCTTCCTGTAACAAGTGAAAGAGAATGGGAAGTTCCTGCTGCTGGTGCATCAGCTGCAACTGATGGTGACATCGTAGATGGCACTACAGGTCGTCACAAAGGTTTGATGGGTTATGACCGTACAAACCGTAACAAGGAAGGTCGTGTTGAACCACGTTACTATCTTCCTGATGAAACTATCAAAGATTTGGATAAGGAAAAGTGGTATGTTCCTCAGTTGAATCAGACACCAGAAGATGCTACTACTTACGAAGCAGCATTGGAAGCAGCTAAGGCTGAAGGCCTTGGTGTAACTGCATTGCGTCAGGCAGGTCCTGAAGTTACTCAGTATTTCGAAAAGAGCTTGTATGACTTGTTCTACAACGATTTCTTGTATGATAACTCTAAGGGTAAGGTAACTATCAAGGTTGGTGAAGCTAAACTTGCTAAACTTACTCCACGTGGTATGGAAGATTTCGTAGACGGTGATTCTGTACAGGTTAACGGTTTCGATGGTACTGTTCGTAACGTAATTCTTAAAGTTGGTGGCTTCTCAAGCTTCAACGCTTCTAAATTGACAGGTCCTGATGGCAACGAAATGGACACTGAAGGTTTCTTAGCTTCTTTGAAAGTTATCACTACACAGGCTATTGCAGCTGGTGAAGTTGAGGGTGCAAGTGGTGTTACTACTGCTTCTTTCAAGAAATATGAATCAGTTCCTTTCCGTGTTGCTACACAGAAATATGGTAAAGGTATTGTAGAATATGGTTCAGCTTGCGATGCTGAAGGCTATATGTACATCGAACTTGATTTGGCTAAACCAGTAGTTCAGCAAGCAGGTACAATTGATGGTTATGTTGGTGTTAATCCATCAGCAATAGCAGACGCTTCAATGTTTAAAGTAGCTTGGGCTCAGTATGATTCACTTGAATTGGAAACTGAAATTGGTGAAGTTTCTTTCAAACTTGATTCAGTAACTGTATCAGTAGAAGAAAGAAAACTACGTGCTACTTGGTCACCTGAATTGGCTCAGGATGTTAGTGCATTCCACAACATTGATGCTGAAGCTGAATTGACAGCTATTCTTTCTGAACAGATTGCAGCTGAAATTGACCGTGAAATTCTTCGTGACTTGCGTAAGGGTGCACCTTGGCAGGCTCGTTGGGATGTAAATGGTTGGAGACGTATGGCAGCATTCTCAACTAACTACACTCAGAAAGATTGGAATCAGGAATTGTTCACAAAGATTAATCAGATTTCTGCTCAGATTCATAAAGCTACACTACGTGGTGGTGCAAACTTCATTGTAGTTTCTTCTGAAATTTCTGCATTGTTCGATAACTTGGAATACTTCCACGTTTCTGATGCAAGCGCTGAATCAGACCAGTACAATATGGGTATCGAAAAGATTGGTTCTTTGAACGGTCGTTATCAAGTATATCGTGACCCATATTCTCCACATTGGTCAATCATTATCGGTCACAAGGGTAAGTCACTTCTTGATACAGGTTACATCTATGCACCATATGTACCAATGCAGTTGACTCCTACAATCTACAACCCATTCAACTTTGCACCTGTTAAGGGTATTATGACTCGTTATGCTAAGAAGATGGTTAACAACCGTTACTACGGTCATGTACGTGTTGATGGTCTTGTACATTGGGATATTTCTGAATTGAGATAATAATCTATTTAGATTATGCTTTATATGAAAGAAGGGTTCTTAATTGAGCTCTTCTTTTTTTGTTTTTTTATTATTTTATTATATATTTGTTTAAATATGCGTTAATTTAAAAATAAATGTCAAAAAAAAGAATAGCCTGTACTAAAGATTTTATAGAAAAAGCTAAAGAAATTCATAATGATTTTTATGACTATTCCAAAGCAATTTTCAATAAAAGTAGTGAACCAATAACTATAATTTGTCCAATGCATGGTGAATTTTTGCAAACACCAGAAAAGCATTTAAAAGGAAGGGGTTGCCCTAAATGTGGCGTAATTAAACGAGCTAAAAAACGAACATATACCACTGAAACATTTATAGAAAAAGCTAAAGAAATACATAATGATTTTTATGATTATTCTAAAACAGAATATTTAAAAAGTAAAGAAAAAGTAATTGTTACATGCCCACTGCATGGTGATTTTTTAATAAGTCCAAATAAGCATTTGTGTGGGGAAGGATGCAATGAATGTAAAAAAGATAAAATACGTAAATCTTTAACAAAAGATGCTAACTTTTTTAAAGAGCAGTCATTTTTAGTTCATAATGACAAATATGATTATAGCAAATCAGTATATAAAGGCGCTAAAGAATATGTTAGTATAATATGCCATGAAAAAGATAGTAATGGTAAAGAACATGGTGAATTTTTAATGACACCAGATGCACATTTAAACCAAAAACAAGGATGTCCTAAATGTGCTAAAATAGAGTCACAAGCTGAAAATGAAATATATGAATTCGTTTGCAATATTATTGGCAAAGAAAACGTACATAAAAATGATAGAATTATTTTAAAAGGACTTGAATTAGATATTTACATACCATCCCTTCAAATAGCAATAGAATATAATGGCATTAGGTGGCATTCTGAAATGTATAAAGATGATAAATTTTATCATTTAAATAAATTAAATAAATGTAACGAGCATGGCATTGCTCTTATTAATATATTTGAAGATGAATATATTAATAATAAAAATTTAGTTCTCCAAAAGATAAAGCACATTTTAAAATGCGAAACTGATTTGCCGAAAATAATGGCAAGAAAATGTGTTATAAGGGAAATTGATAAAGAGTCTGCTGAAATATTTCTTAATAAAAATCATATACAAGGGTTTGTTAATTCCACTATTTATCTTGGTTGTTTTTATAATAATTTACTTGTAGGTGTAATGACATTTTTAAAAGAAAAAGAAAAACAATGGAATTTAACAAGATTTGCTTCCATCAATAATTATATTTGTAATGGCGTTGGCGGTAAGTTATTTAAATATTTCGTAAGAACTTATAACCCATTAAATGTAAAATCATTTGCAGATAGAAGATGGACTTTAAGAAAAGAAAACAATATATATGTTCAATTAGGTTTTAAATTAGATGATATTTTACCTCCTGACTATAGATATTACTACCCTAAAGAATTTGGTATTAATAGAATGCACAAATTTGGTTTTAGGAAACAAATATTAAATAAAAAATATGGTTTGCCACTTACTATGTCTGAAAGCGAAATGTGTCATGCAATAGGTGCTTATCGAATATATGATTGTGGATTATTTAAATATGTATGGAAAAAAATAGTATAAAAGAAGGGTTCTTAAATGAATCCTTCTTTTTTTATTTATTCAAGGTTAATTATCTGAATTAAATAATATTTATTATTAAATAAGAGTAATTAATTATGGCAATTAAAACACAACTTTACAGAAACAGTAAGAGCAAAATTTTCAAAAATAAAGAAAGTGCTTTAACGTTTTTAAAAGATGTTGCGATTAATGATGATGCTATTAAGGACGGTGAACCTTTTCTTGCTCGTTATTACGAAGAAGGGAATGTCAAATCACTTTTAGCCACTGCATATGTTAGTGGTAACACACGTTCTTTCACTACTTTAACAAACGAAATAGTCCAATCAGAAACTGAGCCTGATGACAAGACAGTTCTTTGGCTTCAGCCACAAGTAACTGATGGTGCTAAAGAAAAGTTGGTTAATGATGAAGCTACTGTTTATACTGACATCAGAAGTATATACTCAGCGATTGCAGAATTAACAAGGTTAGTTCAAAAGCATGAATACGCTTTTGAACATGTAATGGATAGTGGCACTATTGAAAATAGTGAACGTCTTAACGATATGGACAGTGCTCAAGCACAAATACCTGACTTGATTGCAGGCACAACACCAAAGATAATAGCAAGCTACACTGCTAAGAAAAATGTTACAAGTGTAATTAACTATTATATATCTTCTAATGTTGCGTCTGATTTAACTATTAACCAAGAAAATGGCTGGAATGAGAATTACAAAGAGGTCAGCTACAGCGTTGATAAACCTTACTTATGGAACTATAAGGTTCTAAGTGTTAATGGCGGTGAGAATGTTACAGTAAAACCTACTTTGATTTCTACTTTTGATAGTGGTTCTACTGAAATTTCAAGCATCACTGACTATTATTATGCTTCTGAAGATGAAGATAGTGCAACACCTGAAAAAAATAGTGATTTGTGGTCAACTGAAATACCACATGCTTTAGAAAGCAATACAACTTATTTGTGGTGTTACACAGTTTGCAACCACGAATATACAAGTCAAATTAAACCTTCATATGAAGAATACCAAACACCTAATTTGAAACACTTGTTGATTAAATCAGCAGAAAATGAAGACCAAATTAAAGAACATATTAGTGATATTTTGGTTCACGAAATGATTTTCTGCGAATCTAACAATGGCTTGTATATGAAAACAAGTAAAGGAAAATTAGTTCGCCTTAACGGAACTAGCAATAATAATACCGATAGCGGTAATACAGATGACAATGATAACAAAGAAATTATGGACGAAATTAAGACAATATCTGGTGGTGTATCAAGCATGACTTTTGTCAGTACAAATGGCAACAAATACAATGCTAAGATGTCTGATGATGGCGAACTTAAAATTTACAATGCTTCATTAGACACGCCAATCGCAGCACCTACAGGCAAGGCTGAAGGAAAGTCAGGCGATTTAGTTACTGACTTATTTTTACCTAAATTGTATATCAATTCATTCTTCTGTGGAGGTAATGATTCTAACGAGCATGACTACAAATATTGCTCACACAACTATGTTGAGTTGTCTAACTTAACTGATAGTAATATTAATTTGAATGGATTATATCTATACTATTCAAGTGATGGTAGAGTTTGGGATAAACTCGCTCTTTGGGGAGAAATTAAGAAGGAAAGTACTTTCACAATTAGGGGCTCTCAGTGTTCAGTAATGGAATCTGACACAACTTTAATTAAGGTTAGGAATTACGATATGGAATGGGTTGATGGAGATAAGTTAATTTCATTCGCAAATGATAAAGGAGCTTTCTATTTGAGTTATGATGAAAATGCACCTACAACTAACCCATATCAAGGAAGTAGCAGTCCAATTAAAGTTTTATATGGCTATATTGACTTAGTTGGTTTTGGTGATATTGGAGTTTATGAGAAGAGTGCCTATAAGTTAACAAGTGACTTTAATAACTTTTCAGATGTTATTATGAGAAAGTATTACAGTATGGATAAAGTAAGCCAAGCTACTAAAGCACTTAATAAGCGTAATAATTCCACTGACTGGTATTTTATTGATTTAAGAAAAGACAATGTTATTCCATATAAACTTAAAGAAGTACCTGGGGCAGTTACTGATAAGAAAACATTATTCTATAATAAATCTGCTTTTGATGAAACTAAACCTACAATGGTTAACGTATCTTTTGGTATTCAAGCGACTGATAACGGTTCAGGTGCTACAAGATGCTTTAACTGGGTTTCTGAAGGTTATGCAAATGAGTATTTGTTCTATAGAAAACAAGGAGAGACAAGCTTCACAAAATTAGAATCAGTGACAGATTCTAACCATAACGCTAATAATAGTTATGAAAGTGCTGACTTGGCTCAATATTACTATAGAAAACAACATGAAGCTACAAATGGGCAAGTATTCACTACGCATAAATTGATTGTTAGGGGCTTAACTGCTGGTACGTATGAATATTATGTAGGTAAGGCAAATGATGATGGTACACCTAACGTGCACGCTTGCATTGGTCTTAATAAATTTGTTGTGAGGTCTAACAATGACGTTTCTACTTTCACCTTTGTACAGACAAGTGACCAACAAGGTTTCAATTGGGACGAATATGAAGTATGGAGATATACTGCTGATTGGATTAAGAGTAAGCATGCAGATGTTCAGTTTATGCTTAACACAGGTGACTTAACTCAAAATGGCAATAGGGCTAATGAATGGATTGACTACTACAATGCTAAGAATAGCCTTAAAGACATTGAAGAGGTGGTAACTGTAGGTAACAATGACCTTTGCCCTGCAGTTGAATATGAGTTGGGTAATGGTGGCGATGCTTCTAAGTTGAATGCAGTTAATATTGACTTCTTCTATTGCAATGAGATGGATATTAATAATCCTCCACGATTTGAAGTAGGTGGTAAAACTGTTTACGTACCTTCTCTTTATTCATTCAACTACGGTAACATTCACTTTATGTGCGTAAATTCTGAAATCACTGAGGAAACTGAAAAGCAAGTTTATGGCTTACCTAACAATAAGGGTGAAATTTATGAAAAGGTTAAAGAATGGTGCGAAAATGATATATCTAAAAATAAAAATGCTATTTGGAAAATTGCTTATTGCCACGAAATGCCTTTTACTATTATTACGCAAGCAGTTGTGAATGCAAGATATGATTCAACTAAAGAAAAAGGTAATCAATTTAATACTTCTTCAGTACGTGGTGGTAGTCACTTGAACACAGTAACAACTACAGGTAATGCTTATTGGTTTAGTAAGTTCTGTCAAACCAATGGTATTCGTCTTGTACTGGGAGGCCACAAACACACACAAGCAATTAGTTACCCATTAATTGAGACTGATGATAGTATGAATCCAACTATTCAAGTTGATAGTACTTTATTGAAAGAATTTGATAATGCCACTAGTTTGACTACTATTAATTCAGGTGAACTTAGTGGTAGAAAATATCCTAACACTTGGGTTGGCCAAGACGGAAATATAAAAAGTGAAGTAGCTCTTGAAGCACACATTTGTAACTTTGAACTTGTTAATAAGATTACTGCACCTGTTTATGCCATGTCCCAGTCAAGTGGCTATAAACATACATCAAACAAAGAATTACCTTCTCCACATATCCCTTGGCTGAGAGGTTACTTTGGCGCTACAAGTGAAGGCACTGTGGTTAATACTGGTCAGAGAGCACCATTCTTTACGATTTGGTCTATCACTAATGACAAGATTACAGGCAATGTAAGAAAGCTTATCGGTATCTTCGATAATAAGGGTAAATATAACATCCAAATTAACGGTGAGCCAATTAAAAATAATCAAAGCCAAATTTCAGAAAGGAACGGATTCAAGGATGGTTCTGAGAGTTTAAGTTTGGTTTTAGAAATTAATAAATAATTTTTTTTACAAATTGCAATAATTTATGGCAATATATGCAAAAAAATATAACAACATATCAGGTAAGTGGGAGGTTATTTCTCCTACTTCTGATAATGATGTTGTTGTATTAAACAATAATTATACTGAGTCAGGAACACCTGTTACTTTGAATCACACATTAAGTCAGATTAGTGGCGATATTGAAAAGTTACAGAGAAATGTAAGCTGGCTGGCTGAACACGGTGGTGGTGGCGGCGGATATGGCACGGGTAGTGCTAGTAACTATGGCATCGTAGTAACTAACGGAGGTATGACTGATAATCAGTTATATGTTAATTCAAAGAATTTTACAGTCTATTTTAAAATTACTGGAGGTACAGCTACTGACTATGTTCAGTATAGATGTACTTATGACGGTAATGCTTTAGATAGCAATTATGCACAAGTAAGGGTAAATACAACAGTTAAAGTTGACGTTAGTGACATTGAAAAATACTCAACTGTAGCTCCTCACACTTTTATTATTGATGCAATTGACCCTAATGGTCTGAGTATTCAATCATACACATTAAATATTACTGAAACTTCTATTGTCTTATCTACACAAAAAGATAATGTATTTAAGATTGGTAGCGACAGTGAAATCATTGTTAGTGTTACTAATAAAATTTTGAATTCTGAGGTAACTATCAACGTCAAGAACACTACAACTAATAATTCTGCCGTAAGCTCATTTAATTCTAATACTACGGCAACTCAGACTGTTAAGTTTAACTTTTTTGAGAAATTGGTTGATACCGCTTCAGTTAAAGTAGGTAGTAGATATAACCTTACTATCAATGGTCAGGTCACAACATCTAGTGGTCTCCATATTGATGCTGAAGAAATTAATGCTAGTGTATTGATTCAGGGCTCCGATAAAATTGTTATCACTCTTAGTGATTTACCAACTAAGGAAGAATTTGAAGAACTTGATGAAGTTAATAAAAAACAAGTTAGTTCGAGCGGTAACTTATCATTTGGATTCACTCCGTTCTTCACATCTAATGTGTCTTCAGTTTACTATGCAATTAAGTTGTCTAATGGAAGTGTTAGTAAGCCAGTTGCAGGTTATTTTGACTTAGTTGATGAGAATGGCGAAGCAATTAAATATAACAAAAACCCTTTCACAACTATTGGCGCTGTCAAAACAATAACTACTGACTTAGGCGACGACTTTATTGGTAATGAAGTGTTAGTTGAGGTTAAATGTTGGTCTGCTGACGGACTTATTGTTGAAACTGTTACAGGCGCTTGCAAAGTAATTGCTTCCAGCACTAATGAATATAAAACGCAAGTGCCAATTAGAGGCCTTAATAGCAGTGTTGGCAATACTATGTATGCTTTTTGGGGTAACAAGGAGTTCAGTAATGTTAATTCCGATGCTTCTTCTGTTAAATCATCAATTGCAAATTATTTACCTGCTGGTAGTACTGATGAGAATCTAATAAATTCAGAAGTTACTATGCATGTCAATGGCATTAATGGTGAAGTGAACGGCTTTATGTCTGATAAAGGCTCTTCTTCTTTCTTAAGATTGTCAAATGAAGCTTATGCTACGGTAAGCATAAGTGAGGACATTAGCAAATGGCTGTCAAACGATGGCTTCACTATATCAGTAACATTCAAGAGTGATTATCACCCATATAATAATAGAACAATATTCTTTATGGGCACAAACGATAATAACAACGAATTTAAGTCAGGCTTAAAGATTGACCTTGAAAAGGTTTATTGGTATTTTACTGCTAATGGCATTCAGCAGAAAATGGAAGTTAACATTAAGCAAAATGCATTAACCACAGTTGACTTCGTATATATACACAAAACATTAGTTGAAAATGGCCAGAACGTGAATACAGGTATGGCTAAAATCTATGTTAATGGTATTATCAATGCTGCTAAAGAGGCCAACTCTTACGGGACAAGTATACCTAATACAATCTATTTAGGTTGTAATGCTTCACCTGATGGCACAATTTGGAATAACGCTGACGTTAACATTTATGGTTTACGTATTTTCAGTAAATATTTGAATGATATTGAAGTTGTAGTTAATTCACATAACGATAGAGCAAAAAGACTTGATGATAACTCAATAGACCCTGTGGCATATGATGAATGGAAAAAGAGAAACTATTTGTTAGACCCTGATAAAGGCAGTACAATTGCAAGAAGTGAATTGTATAAAATGGTAAATAACGACTACACTTATCTTGAAAATGTTGGCTATGCTGCATTAGCAGATAAGCAAAAAACGTCATTGCCTATTGTTTATTTAGATGGCTCTCTAAGTAATTTCACTAAAGATATATTCTTTAGTACTAATTTAACAACTGACCAAACAAAACAGAAATATGAAAACTTTACATTAAATTACTTTGACCCTAATGTAGGGCAAAATGGTAAAGAGGTTCAAGCAGATACTATCGGTGTAAGTATTCAGGGTACGTCTACAACTACTTTGAGGTCTAAGAATCTTGAGTTGTATTTTATGAAAACACTTGCTAATGGTAGATTAGAGATGTTCCAACCAAAAGATACTTGGTTTCCTGAAAGTGAGTTTACATTAAAGGCTGACGTTGTGGATTCTGCCCACGCAAACAACGCTACGCTTGGTAAATGGATTAACGAATATGGTGCTAAATCTGTGTTGGAAGATAACCCTGCTATGATTGCAGCAAGAGAAAACAAACCTCGTGATGTTGATGAAAATGGTAATGATTATGGAGTACAATCTACTTTACCTGATGTTAAACATACACTTGAAGGCTTCCCTGTAATCCTACTTATGCGATTTCCTGGTGAAAGTTCTCCTACATTCTTGGGTATTTATTCTTTTAACTTAGGTCGTTATTCATATTTCAATATGGGATTTAACTTCTTGAAGTCTTATTCAAGAAGAAAGAAAAATGCTGCTGATGAATATAACGATGAAAGCACGCCAGCATTGGTTGATGCATATGTGCCTTATGAAAGAACTGAGACTATTAAGTATAATAATGGCCAAAATCAGATTAATCTTTCTGATGTATACTCTTTTGAGTTTGGTAGTGATGCTGATGACAATACCGAAGAACATTCAACTTGGTCGCAAGACAACTTAACAGTTCTTGAACACTTAGGTGAATTCAAATACAATGGTGGTTCTGATGACCATAGTTCGCAACCACCATCAGGCACTGACCCTTGGCTGAAATTACGAGATTTATTTGCACAAACTGCACGTATACCTGAGCCATCAACATCTAAGATTTACACATATGATTCTTCTTCAAAGACTTTTAAGACCAACGGTGAAGTTTATGCTGAAACTAATGAAGTTGAAACTTTTGTTGATAAATTATCAATTAAAAATGCTTATGGTTATTTTGTGATTGCTATGGCATTTGGCATGGTGGATTCATTAGGTAAAAATATGACACTTAGGACTTGGGGAAACGGAAAGTGGTATCCAGCATTCTATGATATGGATACGGCTTTAGGCCTTACTAATGCAGGTGAGGAAAGCGTACCATCAACTGTTTATATTGATTCATTTGAAAATAGCACAAAAACTGATGAACCAAATATAATGGCAGTTAAGAGAAATTCTCAGCAAGCTCATGGATATGGTGCGTATAATTCTAAGCTATGGAATATTTTACGTGCTACATCTGATGAACGTGGTAACAAGAGTTTCTGGGCTACTCATTGTGAAAGTGTTTGGAATGGAGGGTTCTATGGTGAATTCTGGAGATTACTTAGAGATGGCTCTATAAAAAATGACGGTACAACTAATGGTCCTTTAAGCTCTCCTGATAGCTTCATTTCAATCTTTACCGACCAAACAAGTGATGTTGGTGAAATGCTTTACAATGATGACTTTAACGTAAAATATTTGACTAAGTATCAAACTGCTTCAGGTAATTACACTTATGGTAATATTGAAATGCTTCATGGCACACGTATTGAGTATATACGTTCTTGGCTAAAGGATAGGTTCTATTTTTTGGATGGTGTCCTTAATGTTAGCAGTCCTGTAAATGACCGATACCCTTATTATGTGCGTGGCTACATCACTTGTGGTGGACCTGAAGGAGGTGGCTACCCTAACTTTATAATTTCAACAACTTCACCTACAATCTTTACTGCTGAAATTGGCCAGAATGGTGAGGTTAATAAGTGGTTCATACCTGCTTACACAGACACAAAGATTATTTTACCTCAGTTGTCTTCAGACTCTAAGCGTATTGGTATTAACTCAACAACAATTATTACAAAATTGGATGGACTTAAGGACAATCGTTTTGAGAAATTTGAAAGTATGGAACTACCTTCATTATCCGAAATTGATTTGGACTCAGTTACTACTTTATCTAAAGATACACCAGTTGATTTCTCAACAACCTTCATTAATAAAATTGATGGCAAGAGATTATCTGATGTTAGAAAGATTAATTTGAGTAACTCAAAGGGTTCTACTAACTTCCCTGTGACACTTTCTGACCAAAGTTCGAGTTCAGAAGGCTTTAACTATTGGAAAATTAATACTATTGACATTAGTCACTCTTGTGTAAGTTCGTTGGTACTTTCTTCTTCACCACTTTCAGTGCTGAACGTAAGTGATAGCGATATTTCTAACTTGACAATTGAGTCTCAACCTTATTTGACTGATGAAGATTTTAACTTTAAACAATGCGATAGTTTGGAAAAACTTTACATTAGAAATTGTAGGGGTCTTAAAACAAGTTTAGAAATAAACGCAATGAATATTTTGAATACTCTCGAAGTATCAAACTGTGCTGAAATTCAATCAATTGTGGCATCAGGTAATACTCAGTTGACATCAGTAACCATTTCTTCTTGTTCTGAACTAACAAGTTTGAATTTGGGTAAATGCACCAATGAGAATTTGCAGATTTCAATTATTGACTGCCCTAAGTTGAAAACGGTTATATTATCAGGACTTAGGACAAAAAAGCCAATCATTATGCCTGCGGCAGATATGGTTAAAAGTATACAAACTTTAAACTTAGAAAACTCAGTTGGTCTTGATGGATTTAAATTTGGTGAAACTGCAAATGTACTTCAATATAACCAAGAAAATGTACTTGATTTATCAGCATTTGCATCTTTAACTTCAACTGGTTTGAAGATGCATAATACGAGTTCGGTAAAATATGTTAAATTTGCTAATGTTGAAGGTAGCCCATTCTCTTTAGGCTCGAACTTCTTTAATGGTTGTACTTCACTTAAGAGAGTATTTGGTAATATTAAATTAGCAGGCACAGCTATTTTCAACGGTTGCGTAAATTTCTCAATCCACGATTTACCTACAGGTGAAATTGAAATACCAACTGCTAGACAATTTGACAAAAGTAATGAAAATAATAATGGGTTTGTAACTAATATACAAATTGGGGTTACATCACTTAATAGTATGTTTGCTAATACTCAATGTAACCTTCACGATGTGTATTATATCTTGCAAAAGTGTGATTCAGAGGGTAATGGTAATAAAATTGACGTTACTGACATCACAAATATGTTCTATAATGTTAAAACTATAAAAACAGATACTGAAAGTAATTCATTAAAAGCTGAAGCATTTAGTCATTGCGGTAAAGTAACTAATATTAGTGGCTTATTCTATTATTGTGGTTTAAGAACACGTATACCTTCACCTATATTGGATAGTAATGGAAATGTTACTAATAATGGTATGTTTCAATATATGCCTAATTTAACATGGTTCAATTCAGCATTTGATGGTTGCACTGTTTATGCAGATGATAACTTATTCCATTCAACTAAGGATGGCAAAAACTTATCAATAAATAGTATCATTTACTTTAACCCTATTTTCGTTAAGAATAGTAATTCAACAGAAATAGGAAATATTGGCTGGGCAAATGCAGGCAAGTTATTTAAATATATGCCATACTTGAATAATATTGACCACTCATTTAATAATTCAAGAATCTACTTCTCACATGTAGATACTAATTTAGTTATTAATAATACTAGGATTTATTCAACTGATATATTCTATAACACTCCTAATTTAACGAACATTAACGCTTCGTTCACAAATTTGACCGCTTGTGGTTACATACGTAATATTTTCGGTGGTTATAGCTCTACTAGAAGCATGCCAGGACACTTTTCATCTAAGATTACTGCGGTGACAAGCTCATTTAGTGTTAGCACTATTAGTGGAGACACTACTGTACCTGAAGATGAAAGAAATATTGCTAGCGTTTATATTGGAGACAGTTTCTTAGCAAAGATTAGTAATTCTATTAAATATCTTGGTACTTCATCTAAAGATGGTACTTCATCAAGTGCGCCTATTTTCTCTGGCAAATTCAATAAATATGTTGACACTGTTGATGTTGATAATGCAACTATATTCCCTTCTAAGGTTTTACGTAAATGTACAAACTTAATAGAAGCACCTGGCTTCTTTTCTAATATGAAACGTCCTACTGGTGCTCAAAATATAGAATTGACTCTTCCTTACTACACTGAAAACGGTGAAATGGTTAGTATGTTTGCTGATTCAATTAGCTTATCAAACTTTGCGTATGGATTCTATCACTTACAAATTCCTTTCACTTTGAAAGGTTTTGGATTTACCAATGCTACAAAGTTAAAGAATGTTGCAAGCTTATTTGAATATACAGAATTAAAAGGCCAAGTTCCTTATGGGTTATTCTATAGAGAAGTTACTAACTCTTATCCAACTATGAAGGGACTTACTTATGATGATGCAATTAAAAAAGGTATTGAGAATGCTAAATATGGGGTTCAAAACTTAGTAATTAATGCATCAACAAATAAAGTAATTGTCGAATTTGATAAGGATAACAAGATTATAAAAGGTAAGTCTGAGCCATTTAGCTCAGGTGGTACAATTTATTACATGGATGATTATGGTGAGTTGTGTCCATCAACTATTGGTGATAATGAAACCACAACTTGGACAGATAGCAAGGGTGAGCTTCACACAGGCAGTACTAAAGATGTTAAAAATCCTGTTAAGTCTAGTGATAGTGACATTTATACATTCAATGGTTCTTACAAGACATACATAAAAAATATCACTAGTATGAATTCAATATTTAAGGACATTACAACTGAAAATTTACATGCTTACGCATTGAATCTTAATGCTGATGATTTAACTATAGAAAACTACTCATCAGGCGGCTGCAGCAATGTAATTGAGGATAATCCTGATTATAATCCAATCTTTGTAGTACCTAATGATTCATTTAACCCAGTGCTTTACATCCACAATTCAATTGATGGGACTACTACTTTGAATCCTAACTATGACCCAAGGCGTGTTAAAGAAAATTCTGCTTATAACAAATATCGTAAGATTTGGAATAAATGGGTTAACGATGGCACTGCTACATTGTATAATGCTATTGTAGGTTCAGAAATATATAAAAAAATAGGTACTAATGATGATATTGGCATTAGTGAAGATTTGCCTAATGATATTTTGAACACGTCACCTACCAGTGAAACAACATTATTACCTATTGATGATTTGTTCTCTGAACAGAACGATAGGCAAAAAGTGCGTAATTATTTAGTTGCTGGCGACTTATTCAGATATTGTACAAATAATGCATCAATTCATAGTGCATTCCAAGGTTCAGGTGGTGCAAATATTGATAGTGATAATGGTTTGGGATGGCCTAATACTCTTAAGAAGGGCTTCTATGGTTCAATACCTCCATTCTTCTTCGACAATGTTAGAAACACGACAAGTTTAGCTAACATGTTCTTAGGTGTTAAGGGTTTAACCCCTTATAACTGGGCGCAAAAAAATTCTGTTTTGGGTAATATGTTCCCGCCTAACTTGCTAAATGGCATGAGTTCATTGACTGATGTATCTCATATGTTTGAAGGCTGCTACATTTATCCTTATGAACAAATACCTGATACATTCTTTGCAACAAATACTAAACTTAGAGAATTGTCATATCTTTTCTCTGATTGTAAGTTTGCTGACACTAAAAATGCACAAGTACCATCTAATTTATTTGCAAAATGCAGTGATATTCAGAATGTAAGTTATATGTTCTATAGACATGAAAATTGGTCTTATCGTGCGCCTTATATAATGAGTAGTAACTTGTTCACACCAGAAAAGAACCCTGCCATAAGAGATGTTAGATACTTCATGTATTATGCAGGTAATACATCTGGTACAGTTCCAGAATTCTGGAATAAGGCATTTAGAAATATGACGTATTATACAGGTGCTTACCGTAATATTAGCTCAACCCAAATTACTAACTATAGTAGCATTACTAATGAACTCAAATAATTTCAAAAAAAAGGACTTAAGCAAGTCCTTTTTTTTTTTATATCATCATATAATGGATAATTATTAACAGTGCTATGGCTTATATTAAAAATAAATGACTTAAAGTATTCTAAGCCCAAATTTTGAATATGATATATAACTACCAACATATGTAGTGAATTGCTCAAGTTAAAAAAAAAGAGAGGCTTATTGTAATTTTATATTAAGATATTATTTATAGTAAAGTAATTAAAGCAGTTAATATAATATTTATATAAAAATAGATGTTGCATTGGATTTTAATGTTAATTATTCCACAATAGAAATGATAGCATTCATATTACTACTGATGAATAAAAAACATACTGTAATAAAAGGTTTCAAATGCAATCTAAAACAAATAACTTGAAAAAAAAAAAGAATAACAAAATTAGAAAATAATTAAAAATGGACATAAGAATTAAATATCCAGACCCTTATGGTTATGAAGAACAAACTAAGTTTGATGGGCTTTCTAATGACTTGTCTACCATTAAGGGTAAAAATGATGAACAAGATAAAGTCAACATCAGGCAAGATGCTGAAATAGCCAATCTTGACAAAACTAATAAAGAACAAGATGTAGAAATTGAAAATAAGAACATTACTGTAGAACAAAACGGTAATTTAATCATATTCTATCAAGGTGGCAAACAGGTAGCATCTATTAATCAAAATTCAACTGTTGATGGTGGTGAGCTTTCTGCTGAAATTACACGTGCCCAATCTGCTGAAACATCAATTGATACAGTTGTAGGTTTGTCTAAGGCTGCTGATGGTGAAAGTAGAACTTATACTAACACTGGTGAGTATATTGGTAAAGGTTCTACTAACACAATCACGTCTGACATCAAAGCTCTTGATACTCAGGTTAAGGCAAACTATGACGCAATTACTTCTGTTAATACGAAGAATACATTGACATCTGCTAATGATGCTCTTGATATTGTTGCGCAGTCAAGTGGTACAACTTTGACTATCAAAGTTGACACACAAACTGGCCTTGCAATTGATAGCGCAAAGGGCATTAAGATTTCTGAAATTGATGGTGGGACATACTAATAGTTAATGCTTAGTATGAAATAATAATTAATGGATGATAATAATTTTATCATCCATTTTTTATATTTTCTAAAATATTTATATTAGTAAGAACACAAGTAAATAAAATTAATAACAAATATTTATATTTATGGCTTTAAAAATTAAACATATTAAGAGTAACCAGTTAATTGAACATGGTACTGGTGAAAATAAGCATTATACACCTAAATTGCCATCCGTTAAAGACAGTGAAGGTAAAGTACTTGATAACCCACAGATTGAATACGGTGAACTTGCCATTAACTATGCTCATGGCTATGAAACCATTTCATTAAGAAATGATAGTAATGATGTCGTTACTTTTCCAACAACTGGTAAAATGGCTGAATATGTTGGCACAGCATCGCCTTTTGTATATAACGAAGGATTAAAAAGTCTTGCAGTAAAGGGAAGTGGCTCAGTTGCTTCTGGTAGTTTATCTTTCGCTGAAGGCGATACTACAACTGCTAGTGGTATTTCTTCTCATGCTGAAGGACAAACCACTAGTGCAACAAGTGACGCATCTCATGCCGAAGGCTATAGTACATTAGCAAGCGGTAAATATTCTCATGCGGAAGGGAGTTATACAACTGCATCAGGAATTTGCTCTCATGCCGAAGGTACCAGCGCAATGGCATTAGGGGTATATTCTCATGCTGAAGGAAGCTATACAGAAGCTTCAGGGGCATGCTCTCATGTTGAAGGTGAAAGAACCGTTGCAAGCGGTAATAATTCTCATGCTGAAGGTAATATGGCAAAGGCTATTGGTGATGCTTCTCACGCTGAAGGAAACAATACAGAAGCTTCAGGAAGCGACTCCCATTCAGAAGGTTATAATACAATAGCAAGTGGTTATTATGGTTCTCACGCTGAAGGTAATTCTTCTAGTGCAACAAGTGATTCTTCACACGCAGAAGGCTATAATACAATAGCAAGTGGTCAATATTCACATGTTGAAGGCTATCATACTAGCGCAACAAGTGATGCGTCTCATTCAGAAGGCTATAATACAATAGCAAGTGGTAATTATGGTTCTCACGCAGAAGGTGATGAAGCCATTGCTAGTGGTGATTATTCACATGCTGAAGGTTATAGCACAACAGCTAGCGGTCAATCTTCTCATTCTGAAGGTCAACGTACAGTTGCTGGTGGCCAATCTTCCCACGCTGAAGGCTCAGGTACAACTGCAAGTGGTCAATATTCTCATGCAGAAGGTGCTGGAACAGTTTCCATTGGTCAATCTTCTCATTCTGAAGGCATCGGAACTAGTGCAACAAGGCATGCATCGCATGCAGAAGGTTATCAAACAACAGCTAGTGACTACTATTCGCATTCTGAAGGTCAAAGCACTAGTGCAACAAGTAATGCATCACATGCAGAAGGTCAAAGCACATTAGCAAGTGGTAACAATTCCCATGCAGAAGGTCAAAGCACATTAGCAAGTGGTAACAATTCCCATGCTGAAGGTTATAGCACAACAGCTAGCGGTACTAATGGCTCTCACTCAGAAGGTGAACAAACAGTTGCTGGAGGTCAATCTTCCCACGCTGAAGGCTCATATACAACTGCAAGTGGTCAATATTCTCATGCAGAAGGTTCAAGGACAACAGCTAGCGGTAAATATTCTCATGCAGAAGGTTCAAGTACAACTGCAAGTTATGATAATTCCCATGCTGAAGGTAATCAAACAACTGCAAGTGGTATTACTTCTCACGCTGAAGGCCAAAGCACAGTCGCTGGGGGTCAAGGTTCACATTCTGAAGGTATTGCAACTAGTGCAACAAGTAATGCATCTCATGCAGAAGGTCAAAGTACATTAGCAAGTGGTAACAATTCCCATGCTGAAGGCAATATGACAAAGGCTATTGGTGATACTTCTCATGCAGAAGGTCAAAGCACATTAGCAAGTGGTAACAATTCCCATGCTGAAGGCATTGGAACTAGTGCAACAAGTGCTGCAACTCATTCTGAAGGTCTAAGTACATTAGCTAGTAATTTATATTCACATGCAGAAGGTGAACAAACAGTTGCTAGTGGCCAAGGCTCTCATGCTGAAGGTGGATATGTAGATGGTACAGGTGGTTTAGCTCCTTCATATACAACCGCAAGTGGTCAATATTCTCACGCAGAAGGTGCTGGAACATTAGCAAGTGGTAATAATTCTCATGCTGAAGGTAAAAGTACAACTGCAAGTGGGCAATCTTCTCATGCTGAAGGACTTCAAACTAATGCAAAAGGTAATTATTCACACGCTTCAGGCTCTTACACTGAAGCATTAAATGATAATGAAACTGCTATTGGTATTTTTAACTCATCTAGTCATGCAAGTGATACTTTTGGGGATAGTGGAAATACTATATTTACAGTAGGTATTGGAAATTATAATTTGCCTAATCATGTTAGAAAGAATGCTTTCGAAATTAGGCAAAACGGTGATATTTATGCCCTTCAGAAATTGACAGAAGACGGGAATAGAATTGTTAAGAGTACTGATACCTTAGCTGATGCATTTGAAGCTGTTGTAGCTAAATTAAATGACCTTAGCGAAGGTGGTGGAGAAGGGGATGCAAGTAAGTTAGCTAAAACTGATTTGTTAACAGTTTGGGATGCTGATTCTAATGCTTCTGGTACCACATTTGATGCAAAGACAATTGCAAAGGTTATTACTGATAACGAATATACAACGGCAGCAGCTTATAATTCAATTTCAGGTTCAGTAAGTTCTCATACAAGTAATAATGATATTCATATCACTGCTAGCGAAAGAACTGCTTGGAACGCTAAAGTTAATACAACGGATTTGGGAACTGATAATTTGTTTGTGAGAGGTTTTACAAACCCAACAAATATGAATGGTGATGCACCTTTTGCAAATGGTGATTCATTGTCTACAGTTCTTACAAAGATACTTGAGCAAATAACAAACTTGAGCCAAAAAATTACTGAGTTGGAAAGCAAGTCGAATACTAAATAAAACAAATCTTGCTGATATTTATTAAAAAATTAAATATAGAATATGACTAAAAAACTTATAAGATTAACAGAAGGAGACCTTCACAGGATTGTGGAGAAATCGGTAAAAAGAGTAATAAAAGAAGCAAGGAGAAACAGACCGTTAGAAGATTATGCTGATGAAATAACTCACAAATGGAGAAACTCAAAATACGGTGGTGACGAAAGTGACGATTTATGGGATAAATACCAAGATTTGGATAGAATGGAACGAGTTCATCAATTAAGAAATAATGAATTCCCAACAGCATCATATCAAGGAGAAACATATACCATTGATGACCCACTTCCTGATGCCCCAATTAGCGTACATTTCACAGGAGCGCCATATGCATCGAATGTATACCCAAACAATGGAGAAAGTCTTCGAGACTGCATTGAAGGTATGGGTGAGTCTATGGAAGATGTAACAGATTGGTGGATTGGTGAATAAACTGTAGTCAATAATTATATAATAGTGAAAATAATAAAAGGTAGATAAGTTAACTTATCTACCTTTTATTTTATAATAGTATTAAGAATCTAATCTGTCAAGAATCTTAGTAATTAATTTGTTTCTAACAATGTCTTCCCTTGAAAATGTTGTAACTGCAACTTCTTCCATACCATCCAATTTATCAGCCACATATGATAACCCACATTCATCTTTTCCTTTTACAATTGACTGCCTATTTACTTGTTCACAATCACCTGTAATGACAAGTTTACTTTTTTCACCAATGCGAGTAAGGATAAGTTTCATGTCTTCCTTGGTATATTGTTCTGCTTCATTGACAAGGATAAGTGCATTATCAAATGTTTTACCTAACATAAAGTTAATAAATTCATATTGAATAACCCCACTATTAATCAGTTGGCTTGAAATTAATTTTGCTTCATTATTTTCACTCATTTTAAGGATTTTTTCAATAGTATATCTATCCACATCCTTAAATGGTCTTGTTTTATCTTCAAGTTCACCTTTTAGGAAACCAAACCCCATGTCTTTTCCAGATGCTTGTGCTGTAGGTACTACCATTATAATTTTATCAAATTCACCATCCTTTATTGCCTTAAGCCCATAAGATAACGACATAAATGATTTACCCGTACCAGCAGAACCTGTCCCAAAGCATATTTCTTTATTTTTATCTTTAAGTGATTTTAGAAATTCTTTTTGCTTTTCATTTTTGCATTTAATGTTTAATTTATAACTTAAAAGTTTTAGCTGATTCTTATATCCATCAACATATTCATAATTATCGCTTAATTCAGGCGCTTTCATTTTTGCATTGATGAAGTCCAAATCTTCTTCTGAAATGTTTGCTAAACGCTTTCTTTTTCCCATAAAATTTTTAATTAAAATTGTTAGTAAAAAAATAAATGGTATGAAAACTATAATACTATTATAATTTAACCTTTTTTTTTCAATTATAAATATTGTCCATTTCTTATTTAAATGATATAAAAACATACGAATTTGTCAAGAAAGTAGAAATATTTTGTCTATTTAACATTTTTTTAGAACTTTGATAGAGTTATTAAGAAAAACAGCGTTATATTTGCAACATATAAATCAAACAACTGTTTTAAATTATGAAATGTTCAATTTAATTAATAATAAGGTAAATAAAAAAATATAAAAATGTTATTCTTAGAATTAAAAAATAGGTTTAACAAACATTAACTAAAACTATTTGGAAAAATAGAAATAAAAGAATATATTGCCATTGTTAACAAGAAAGCAACAACGTTATTTAATTAACGAAATGTTTAATATCTTTTAACAAAAAAGATTTGCAATTATGAAAGCAAAATAATATATTGCAGTCGTTAATCAAAACAATAATTAATAACTTCAAATTTTAGAAGAGTATGCAGAATTTAGATTTCAGTGCATTTCAGATGCCAACAGCAGTAGACAACGTAGTAGTAGAAAACAATGTAGAAACTACACCATCAGTTATCGACTTTGACCACTTCGAGGATTGGTCTGAAAAAAAGGTTCAAGACTTAACTCTTGACCAACTTCGTCAGACTTCACGTGAACTTGGTGGAAATGGTGCTCCTAACAATGGCATTCTTCATTATCAGTTCATTCAAAAAGTTCTTGATATGTGTAATGAACGTGGATTCAACGCTGAAATTCGTGACCTTTTTGCTTGTAAGCAAGGTTCTTCACAGTGGCCTGGCGTATCAATCGTTGATGATATTGCAAAGCGTATTGACGAACCAGAATTACTTCAGCAAAGAAACATTCACGCAACAATTGTAAGACGTGTGTTCTGCAATATTGTGATTAAGGATTTCGATGAAAGTTCTGAATATACTAACGCACTTACATTGTCTTATTCACAGCGTGGTATACAAGCAGCTGTAGGACAGCACGTATATGCTTGTCATAACATGACAATCCTTGGTGCTGAACAGACTATTTCTACCTTCAATGATGGTACTACACCTAACAAAGGTCGCTATTCACGTGTTAAGATGAATTATGAAAGTATTCTTCAGAAGATTGCTGATTGGTTAGACCATATGGATTCAATCGCACACAATGGAAGCGAGCGAATCAAGAAGATGAAGAGTACTGTCATCCCTGCTAATGTAATGTATGGATTATTTGGCGTACTTGCAGCATATCGTGTTCAGTGTGACACAACAGTTCAGAGTATTCACGTTAAGGAAACATATCCACTTAACAACTCTCAGTTGAATACATTTATCGAAACTTGCCTTATCAAGGCAAAACAGAATTCTTATGCTGACCCTAACAAACAGGGGTTCATTACAGCTTGGGATTTTTACAATGCAGCTACTGACACACAGAAGGCGCAGCAGATGGATAGTGTTCAGGTAATCCCACAAAATGTTGCATTACTGAACTTTATGGATAAGTTTGTTATTGGATAACAAAATAAAATTGAAACGCAGTCAATTGGCTGCGTTTATTTTTTTTATCAAACAAACTATTTATATTAGAAATTAAACAAAAAAAGACAAATATGCCTAAGAAACTTATAAAATTAACAGAATCTGACCTTCATACAATCATAAAGGAGTCTGTTATTCAAGTGATGGAAGAGACTCTTAAATATAAATTTCCAAGATTTCTTTATCATAAAGCACCTATTACTGTTAGACGTTCTATTATAAAAAATGGGTTAGTTCCTTCTGTTGGTGATTCATATAAAGCACATTGGGATGACAGAGAAGATTTAAAGCCTTATGTTTTCTTATATGACCATGATACAATTAACAATGGTGAGTATGATTCAACTTACGATGATGATATTTATAGAATTGATGTTTCACAATTAGATAAGAAACATATACTCAGAGACCCAGATAAATCAATGAAAGGATGTTTTGTTTATGATATTCCTATACCTATTTCAGCGATTAAAATAGTTTATAAAGGGTCTGAAGGAGATTCAAATGATTTATCTGTTCATTCTAACATATATGAGAGTATGAGCAGTGGTCTTGAATTTGAAGATGGCAGCGATGAATATGGTGGCCTTTGTGTTGGCGCATATTATAATGGTAATGAGGCTGGGTATTTAAACTATTATATATGCTATCCAGATGATATTTATAGCAACATAAGTGACAGCATTGAAGACGGTCATGATATTGCATATAATGTAGTTAGGAAACTTGATAATGATAAGCGTGTAATTGACCTTGCCGATATTGCTGTTAATAAAGGTTTTCGAAATATGGGAATATCCAAAAGGTTGCTGGAATATATTCTTAACAAATACAGTGGCTATCAGTTTTACTTAAGGGTATGCCCAACAGATGGTGTTGATGAAACTACTTTTGCTAATTCCATTATGAAATATGGTTTCATTAAGGTTGGGGAAAGTGATGATGGAGGGACTTTTTTAATTAAAAAATAAATACTAAGCTACTATCAGCACAGCCACAATCTCAGACTATTTTAGAGTCATTAAACATATGGGTGAACCAACAAGATTGATTCACCCATTTCTTTTTTTTTATCAAACAATTATTATATACCTTAAATAGCTACAAAACTATAAACGTTGCTGATAGGAACATCACTATTTATTATAATAGCATTTATGCATACTTATTATTTAAATCATCCACAATTTTAAAATGTATTTTATCGTGATGTATAATTGATTGCATACCGTAATTTATTTTAATATCCACATAATAATTTTGCGGTATTAACATATTAGTATCAATTATCATATAACTTTCTGTTATTGTTTTATTTAAATGCTCCCATTTAATAACATCTATTTCCCTTTCACCGTCTTTTATATATAATCTTGCTTCTATACCGTCAATATTTTGTACTTGATTTGGTGTGTAGTTTACCCTTGTTATAACGCCAAGTTTTCTAACATCACCACGTTTTATTTCTTCATTGTCAGCAATACCAAACACTTGAGGTGTAAATGTTGGCTCATCTTCTATTGAGTTACCAATATTAAACCATACAGATGGTTGTTTAAGGGTAAAATCGAGCCCTACATCGCTTAATTTTGTTCCATGGTATATAATATTAGTCCAAGTGTCATAAAGCATTGTATTGGGCTCAAAATCGTTATGTGACAAATTGATATCTATATAGTAAACACCAGTTGAATGTTGTTTTACTTCATAATCTTTTGAAAATTCTTCATAACAACCATTTTCTTCAGAATAAACATCACCTGATACTGTGCATTTAGGTAATTCGTCAAGGTTCGTCAATTTGCCACCTATTGTACAATAAAGATATAATTTATTGTCCTTGTCTATAACGAAATTAGCCCTATCATCAGAAATATAGTCAGAATATTCAGTTTCTACATATGGTTCAAAAAATGTGTTTGTTTTATCTGTTAAAAAGCCAACATAATTATCCTGTAAACTTTCTGACCTATAATAAGTATAAGTATTTTTTTCTGACGTGTTTTCAAAGTCTGGCGTAAATGCTACAGCAATACCATAATTTTCCAATTCACCTGTAATAAACTTATTGAAAATGTCTGTTATATCCAATGATATATTTTCATTGCCAATATCAAAATGTTGTCTACCTATAATAATTTCACTTCCCATTTCAGAAGAAAATTTATCGTATTCTTTTGATAACGTATCTGTAGAATATATACCATCTTCAGGCCACTTATAGCCATTTTTAGGTTGATACCAATTACTTCCATCGTATGACACTAATCTTGATGCATTATGCCTATTTTTAACGTCAAAATAATCTATATTAAAAGCATTTTTGGTATAGTCAAAACCTTTACCTCTATCCCATTCTTGTGGCACAAGGAAAAAAATAATATCAAAAGACGTTGCACGTTTTTTAACACCATTACCAATAGAACTTGCATTTTTTCCATGTAATTGTGTAAAATCTAAAGAGCCTGCATTTGTTATATGTAGTGTATGCTTTAGTTTATCTACATTTGGGAATATTCCATTTTTAACCATTTCTTTTATTTTGCTATGGTCAAAATAAAATAACATTCTCGTAGTGTGTAAACCATATACCAATTCTGATATAGGGTTTATGCCAGTATTTATTTTGCTTTCTTTAATAATAGTATTAAATTTGCTTAAATATGTACGTTGTATCATTTCTTTACTATATTTACTATAAATATTTTAAGATATGCGAACTACTGTTGATAGTATATCGTTCAAGTCAAAATTCTTAACTGAAAGAACATAATCAGCTACAACTGGTGGTAAACCATTGTAATTATGTACATGATTTAAAAATGCATCACATAATAATTTAAGAAATTTTACAAGCACATCACCTTTAGGGAGTTGATGGAGCTGCGACATCATTTCATCCATATCACCATCACTAATTAAAGATTTATTCTTTGTTTTTTCGACATTAATAGACGTATCTCTAACGCCTACAATGTTAATCTTGTCTGCAACAATATTAATTGCACTATTCATGTAATTAGATTGACTAATCTTTTCACCTGCGTTAGCATTATAATTTTTAGATAATGTACCCAAATTTTCCTTATACTTCATTTGTATATAAGCAGGGTCAACATTATTAAAAATTATTTTGCCTACATTAAGAATAGTGCCTTCTTTTCTTGAACCAATATTTGCAAGTGTGTCTTCCTTTCTTATACCGCATCTAAGAACAACTTCATCAGACCCTTCTTTTGTGTGTCTCATTATCATGTCTTGACTGTCCCTTCCAACAACTGATACATCACCAATCTCAGGAAAAGAACCATCTGTCCTTGAATCATTAGATATATTACCCAAAGCTTCAACCGCCCTACCATCTAAACAGGCTAATGCTTCCCCTCTACCATATTGGAATTCACTTTTGGTATTATATTGCGGCTGTGGAATAATTGGTCCTATATAATACCTATTGCTATCTTTTCTCTTATCATCTTCATTGATAATAAACACACCTTCGCCAACTTTAGGCACTACTTGAAACTGTTTAGGCATTAGAGGGAATGCCCAAGGTAATTCAGAGCTCCCATCTTGTTTAGTCCTTGCTTTAATTCTTAGACCACCTGCAGGGTCAGTTGTAGTTTCTTCTACATGACCCATTTTTACTATTATCGCCATAATCCTTTACTTCGTTTATCTATCTCTTTTTTAGCATTGGAATAATCAATATCAAGTTCTTGCATTTCATGTATAAGTTGCAAAACTTTTCTTTTATTAGCTTCGTATTTATTTTCCAATGCTTTAAGTTTTAAATTAAGTTCAGCATTAGTATAATTTTTATAATTTTCCATTTTATTGTATAATTGCTGTACCGTTAGCAAAATTTGTATTAATTCCTTGTGAAATCATAGGGCCACCTGAATTAGAACCAGTAGTTATGACTGTTACTGCACCAGGTTGCATTGCAATTTGAATATTTGCATCTTCATGTAAAGCCCTATATATTTCTTCAACAATAGCAAATATTACTGCAACGGTTTTATTTTCATTACCATCTTTAAAGTGACCTGTAGGTATTCCGTGTTTTTGCAAAGCTTTAACAATATTACCAACTGATATAACAGTGGATAACCCAGGCTTTTTAAAACCGCCTATCGCCATAAGCATTGGAGGTATAATTGGTGCAGCTGACCTTATTGATTCAAAAACTGCATTTATTGGTCTTGTTATTGAACTTATATTCATTTTTAACAATTATCTGTAGATACTGGTTTATCAGTATTATTATTTGCTATAATATCAGCATATCCTACATTGTCTATAATTGTAGGCAAATCATAATCATATCCGTTTCCATTGTTATAATATTCAGAACCGCTAAATTTACTCTTTAACCCTTCTAATACTGAATTTAATCGGGCATAATAAGACTTGCCAACGTTTAACAATGCCATTAATTGTGATAAAATGTTTTGATAAACTGATATCTGTTCTTTATAAACTTCAACTTTTAAATAAACAGCCAATTTACCAACAGAATCAAGAACATAATCAAGTATTTTCTTAATTATTAAATCCCTTATTTCTTTAACTATACCCACAACAACACCTTTCATTCCGTTAAGCAAATCATTAGCATTAAATGTTTCACCTCCATCACCCATTAATTGCTTGTTAACTGCAATAAGCATTAATAGTTTAGGACTTAATATTGATTCTACTATAACAGATACAAGTTGACTTATCATGTTGGTAGTAAAATTAATTTTAACTTTTTTGGTGTCAGCAGTTGTGTAAGCTGTTGTTAATGCACTTCCATTAGTTTGGCTAATTTTAGCCGTAGCTGCTGTTATTACATTACTAATTACTTTTTTCTGTTCTTCTTTAGTACCATATTCAGGATATTCTTGAAGCATGCTATATACATCAGTAAAATCTACCGAATTATTCTTATCGTTTATATATGGTTGCTGATTATATCTTTTTTCTTCAGCAGTTTTTAGCATTGATTCAAATCTGCTATTGTCAAACTTAAAAAAACAATCAGACAATTCAGAATCTTCAGTTTCAACAATTTCCCTAACAATTTCAACAATAGAATTTCTCATATCATTGAAATTAATGTCTGATTTTCCATCATTACTTTTGCTTACAAAATCAAACCCAACTTCAAAAGAAGCATCATTACTTGGGTTAGTTGCTGCTTCCAATAGTTTATAACATACAACTTTAGAGTCAAGTAGCTTCATTCCCATGACAAAATCATAGTTAAATTCATACACTGTAAGACCTTTATAGCATTGTACTAAATGTTTGGTATAATCACCTTCCCTATTATTTATATCATTGTAATCAGCCAAAAAATAGTCACCTGTGTCTATGCTAATGTATAACCCACAAGAATCCTCTTCTTCGCCAACCATTAATTTTACATACCCATTACCATTTTCTTCACTTTTAGCTATTTTAGTATTTAGGCATTCAGTAAGAACTGATATATATTTAGCCTTTGTAGAGTCTGTATCAGTAGGGTCGCTTTGCGAATTAGACGGTTTCCACGCTTTAATTGACATTTTAAAAGCTAATATTTCATGAGCTTCATAAGTTTCTACTATTTTAGCTTTAACTTTATTAATGTCCTTTACACCATCAACCGTTTCACTGTAAATCATAACAGCAACATCTTTAAGATTATCTAAATATGAAGCGTTATTCATTGCTTCAGTTACTGCCATATTACTATTAAAAAGTCCTATTTTATCATTATGAACATATGGCAAATTTTTAGAATTCATTCTTTCAGTTGGCAGTGAAAAAGCACCATTTGGGTTAGGATTCCCATAAGCATCAAATAATATTCTTTTTGCTCTCCATATAGGCTCACCTGTATCAACATATGGTAGATATACATATGGTTTAGGCAAAATAGTAAATTTAAGCTTTTGCGTTGACCCTCCCACATATGATGTTGCATAATCAGTAGGCTGCATATATTGCAAATTGCATATAGCTATTTGGTTTGTATAATCATCTATACTGCTTTTAGATTTATACCCTAAATTATAGTTATAATATTTAGTTTTATCAACATATAAATCAGCACTATTCCAATTACTTGAAACAGGTACAAATTGATTAGAAAAAATTCTTCTTGCGCCTGTATCTGAAATATCTTGTTCTTCATAGTTAACACCTATGCATAATGCTATTTCGTTAGGTGTATTTTCATTAACAATTGCTGTACCTACTGATACATTAGATGATTCATTTTCATCAATAACATTAAGATTCATCGGTGTAAAAAGGCTTGTCTTTCCATCTTGGCCTGACATATCAACAAATTTAGTACCATTTATTGATACTGTTTGTCCTGAAATAACTGCTTCTGTTGGAGAAGGAAATTTTGCAACATGCATTACAAACCATATAAAGGCATTTCTATCTTCAGCCCTACATAGTTCCCATTTACTTCTCTTATTCCCATAAATAGCATTCCTATTCACTTCATTTGACCCATCAGTTTTTTGCGTTATATTGTATCCAGCGTTTTCAGAAACACCAAAGTCTTTCAAAAACTTAGCCATTTCATCATAAAGAACGCCAAAGTAATAATTTTTACCTTTATCACTATAAGGCGAAAATGCTAATATACCTTCAGGGTCAATTGAATCACAGTCTATTAACATTCCACGTTCTGCTTCAGCAGATGGTGTTCCATCATATGATTTAAATTTATATTTTAATTCATCAAAATAGTATTCTCCAGTTCTTTGTCTTAATTGCTTTGGTATTCTTGGGTCAGCTGCACAAGATACTATTGATTTGATATTAGATAGTAATGAAGCTTTAATACCAAGTTCAACAGCAGGTAAAACATCAACCAACAAATCAACTAAAAAAGCTTTTAATTCTTCATCAGTTACACCGAGTTTTGATAATAAATCCATTAGTAACCCCAACGGACTTAAAGAAAAATTAAAAGAATTAGACGTAAGTATATCCATCCCAGCATCAACAAATGCAGGCAAGTCTTCCATAATTGCCATTGCAGTATCAAGATTGGCATACACTTTCCTTTCAGAATCTTTAATTTTTTTCTGATATTCATTTACCTTATCTTGTACTACTGATTTTTTCTTTGTATCTAATGCATTATTTTTAGCACCTTCAGTTTTTCCTACTAAAGCATTACTATTTATTTGCACTTGAGAAGATACTTTATTTGATGATGTACTTACTGCCATTACTTCTTAAGTTCTATTGTTTTAGTTTTATCTGGTTCTTCGTATGATTCACTTACCATTTGCCTAATCTTTTTCATGTCAAATGTACCTACACTTGCAGCCCCAGATTCAACTGCTTCTTTGACATTGCCGTTGTGATTCATAATTTCAGTCATTAATTTGGCAATATCCAATTTTGTTCTAATAGCTTTGTCTTTGATTGCCATATAATCATTCATAGCTTTAGAATACTTTTGTTTACTGTCCATTACTTCGTCTTGTAAACGTGTAGCGTTTGCCAATTTATTCATTTCATCTTGCGCTTGAATAAGTTGTTGGTCAGCTAATCTATACGTTTCCTGTAACAATTCACGAATATTATTGGAACTATTTAACTCAACTTTAAATTTTGCCATATTTATAATTTATAAATAAATATTAGTTTATTCATTTATCATTACTTTTTTTAAGCCATAATACGCTGCTTTATACTTTCGCATACCATCTCTAATTTGTTTGGTATTAAGCAATGTTGTTTCTTTAAGAAACAATAAAATAGAACTTTTATTGAATTTATTACTACCCATTTGTGCAAATAAATCTTCCCAGTTAGTCATTAATTCAATAAGCGCTTGTCCTACCTTTATTTCATCATCATTAAGTTTTAAAATATCCCTATCTTCTATAATTCCATAAATTTCTTTAATGGTCTTTCTCATTAACTCATTTAAAAATGCTAAATTTGTTGTTTCATCTGAATAGGAAAACTTAATATTATCAATGATATCGTTTTGCATTACGTCATACCTATCATTCCTTTTTTGATTTTTATTAAATTGATTAATTTTATATATCAAATAATTTTTGCAAATTGTACCACAGTATGAATAAGCTTTATACCCAACATCAGGTTTAAAATTATTAATCTTAGTCATCAAAAAAGAAATTGTGTCATCAAATGTTTCTTTGAATTCTTCATCAGGTGGATAAAGATTATATCTTCTTATAATTGATTCCACCATTTTAGTTAGAGCTGGCTCTAACCATTCATTAAAGATTTTATCTTTTTCTTCCTTTGTTTCCGCTTTCAAATAATCTTTAATAGCTTGTTCCTGCTCCAAGCCAAAATAATTTTTATTTTTTGAAGGTTTACGACCTCTACGACCCATTTTTAATTTTGTCTTTGTATTTATATTTAGATGGAACGTCTAAATAAGTTATTTTTTTATACTAAATATCATCAAAGGCAAAATTCTACGTAATTTCAACGCACTTTCTTTCACATTTTTTTTCAAAAATCTCCGTGTTGCTATTTTGATGTATAAAAAAATGACGTTAACCATTACAATTAACGCCATTATATAAATCATTTAAAACTCAATTATTTTAGTTTTCTTTGTTATAAGGCGATATTTCTCTTTCTTTGAAGAAATACTCCTTTTTAGCAATTCCCATCCAATACTTTACTTCATCATCAGTAACAGTATTTCTGTAAGATTCAATCAAAGAATCCTTTCTTCCAAGATAATGAACATATCCAACCTTTGGAATGACAAATACTTTCTTGCCTTTATTAGTTGCCCTTAAAAGGAATTCATACCAAAAGTAAATTTCGATATTTGACTTTAGTCCACCAATTTCTTTCCAATCTGCGGTATTAAATACAGAACCTGTTAAATAAAACTCAAAAAAGTTTTGTAAACAGTCTAAATCAATATAGCCAATTTCATTACTAAAACTTGATGCCCAAGGCGCTTCATTACCAAAACCAGCATATTCTTTAGTGTTGAAATCCACCAAATCTTCAAGTGGCATAAAAACACTAACAGTAGGCTCATTATCAATATACTTCTTAGCATTATCAAACCAAATTGGTGTATATTCATCATCATATTCAAGAATAGTAAACCACTTATAATTTTCATCTACTGCATTGTTAACCAATGTCTGAAAATTAGTAACATCGCCATTTGATAATACTTTTACGTTCTTATAATCCGCTACTGCCTTAGTAATTTCATCAGAATAAGTGTCATTTGTTGAAACTACAATATCAAAATCATTTGGGACAGATTTAATTGCATCTTCAAGCAATGGTTTAACTTCTTCATCAAATTTATGTAAAGGCAAAATAACTAATATTTCACTCATTTTTTTAGTCTCTATTAAAAATTATTAATTAATACAATGCAATCCTCATTATTTGGTTCGTAACTGCCTAAAATTTCACTGCATGTATATTTCTCCATTATTTTTCGGCTTTAGCATTTTTATCCTCAACAACTTTAACAAGTTGTTCCATTTCAGCTTTCCTGTTTGAAATAACGCCATCAAGGTATTCTGTAAATTCTTTCTTCGTTGCTTCATAAGGATAAAGTTCATTAACTTTTTTAACTTCATCGTAAATCTTAGAAGGCACAGTATCAGTGAGCCAAGAACGTACTGCACTTGCTATTACCTTTTGAACGTTCTTTATATCGTCAAACCAAATGCATGAATTTCTTAAATTTCCAACACTATTACCATCATCATCATACATCCAATCCAATGGTGCATCAGGTATTTTAGCAATCACAATAGACCCACTTTTAACTGCTTCAAGTGCGCTATACCCAAAACTTGTGTCATTATCAATCCAAATTGTGATAGCACTATCTCGCAAAGATTGTGCGAACTGTTCTTTTGGCAAGCCTCTCAAATCTCTGAACGAAACCCATTTAAATGATGGGTATTTCCAGTAAAATGGTTTAACAATTCTATTGATATCAGATTGGTCAGAAGCAACAATATTAACAATCATCTTTTTTGGTGCGATTGTATTCCCAAACATTTTATCAACATATGGTGTAATTACTTTAGTCTTTACGTATGGAAAAATATCCTTCAAAAGTTCTGCGTTATGATTTGTATTTGTAATAGCTTCCATAATACCAAAATCACCCCACTGTGCTGCAAATGGCATTTGCTCAATAAGATAATCATAATTTTGCAAAATAGCGATTCTCTTACAAGGTAATTTCTTTGTTTGGTTCATTACATTAGCAAAAATTTCAGGAATAAACAAAATGTCTGAAGGCGTAATTTCTACATCATCTTTTGCAATGTTATAATGAGGAATATTTGAATAATCTTCACCGAGCCAATCTTTTACTCCAACGAATTCATCATTTTTATCTTCCTGATAAAGCATTGAAACTTTATACCCTTCTGAACTTGCAATTTTAGCTAATTTGTATATATATTCAAGACTTCCACTAGGATTACCTTTAGTATCAAGAACGAAAAAGAAAACGTTATTTTCTTTCTTATCAATCTTTGATATTTCACTTTTAATCCTTTTTAAAGCTTTTTCTTCTTTCTTATCCATTTTAAAATTATTACTGATTTATTTCTTTAATTAATCCATAATTCACCATAGTATTCAATACCATTCTTTCACCAAGTGACATAGGCGTAATTGATGTATCAAATTCAATATTATCTAATGTTTGCATAAATGTTTTTAGCAAATCATAACGAATAGTCTGTTTTCCAGAAAAATCACTTCCTTTAACTTCATGAACAACCTTACTTAAAAGTTCCTGTTTTCCTTCATCATTAACGCCCCAAGTTTCAGTAATTTCACTATCACGTGTCTTGTTCAGGTCAACGTCTTCTTCAAAAACAAATTTTTTAATTTCATTTAAATCGAAAACCAAGTTTTCGTTAATTTTATTGTTTTCTTCCATTATACTACTTTTTAAGCTCAATTAATTTATCAAGAAAATTTTCATCATTTATAATACTTTCCATATCTGAATAAATGATGTCATCCTCTAACGCATCAAACGTTTCATCCTTTTCAAGTTTCCAATTCGTTGTAATTTGAACAGGTATTTTACCATCCTTCTTAGCCCATTTAATTACATCATCATTAGAAGAAATAATTACATCACATTTATTTGACATTTCTTCGATATTTTTAGGGAATATAATCTCACGAACTCTGGTTCCTAATTTACTCAGAAAAAAATATGTTGACTGTATAGTCAAAGCTTCTTCATTCAGACTATAGTAAATCACCCTAAATTCTTCATCTTCCCTATTTGTCATTTCTTCCATCCAATTTGTAATGTCTCTTGGTAGATTTTTATCCATTGCTTTAGCACACCCAAAAATTTCATATGGATAATCAATATAGATGAATTCATTTAATTCTTTTTTACTATCAAATTTGATATACTTACTCAAAACATTTTCAGACTTTTCATCAATATCTTCAATGTCAAGTTCTTCATTATAATCTCGTTGATAATATTTTAACAACTGTTTGTTTATGTTCCTTATTACGTGATTTAATTCAATCGCTATAGTAATCATTACATTATTTATTTCTTATAAAATATATTATTTATTCCGACCAAGTAAATATTCTGGTAAACATTTTTTGCAAATACATTTTCCATAAGTATATTTCGTTACATCAGCATCATACACATTCATTTCATCACCACAAATTTCACACTTGGTAACTCTTGTCACCCCACCTGTTATATCAACTGAAACGTTTTTACGCTCTTTATTCTGATATTTTTTTTCCATAGATTCATCAAAAAATTTGTTTCTCAAATTATTGATTGTATATCCTTCCCAATTGAATGTTAGCCTAATTTCAGCATTGCTTTCTTCGCATTTAGTCAAAAAAGGATTATAAAATCCGTATACTATCAAGTCTGGTTCATCGTTAGTTGCCTTGTATGTTGTGAAATTTAATGTTATCATAGAAGACGCTAATTCATTATGCCCATATGCTGCTTCGACCATTTTTCTATTAGAAAACAATTTTGTGTTTTCGTAAATGGTAATAAGTTTTTTTAATTCATTGATGAATGGTGCTGATTTTTTATTATACCCATCAGGAATATTACTAAAGTGTAAAGTGGTAAATATTTCATTAGTTTCTTTGTTTATATCCACATCAATTTGTGTTGCAAATTGTTCTAATTTAAAAATAACAATAGGGTTATTGTATGCTATCTGTAATGTATAATTTTCCACACCATAAGACCCAATTCTTTTCAGTTCTTCCAACACATCAGACGTAATTAATTTACATTCCTGTGAAAATTTAATGTGATTGGTTCTCTTAGTTTCTTCTTTTTTCAAAACAGTCCCGTTACCAACATATTCATACTTTTTGGCTTCATCATCAACTTTATAGGTTCTATAACGTAATTCTTTTACTGATTGCGTTACTTCACCTTTTAGTAAATGTTTTGCAACCCTTTCATCAGAAACTTCTTTTTGGATTTCCTGTCCATCACCATTGCTTGAATTTGATACCATTATTTCTTCGTTGGCAGCTTTCATACCAAAAGGTAATGCGTAAAAAAGCTTATACGCAATATCTTTTATTTTATTCATCATATATTTCAAAAAGTTTTTCTTTAATTATATTCCTTAGCATATTAAGTAATGACACGAATTTACCTCTTTCGTTATATAAATGCTGCGTATTGACATCCATTCTTTGAAATTGTGGGTCAGCACTCATTGTCGCATAATTTGTTAAATCCTTAGCATAGCTTTCACACATAGCTTCAGTTGCGGACATCAATTCAATTAATTCAGTTAATGTCTTTTTTCTTAATTTTTCTACATTCATAATTCTTTTTTTATTTTATTTAATATTAGCAAAATCTATGCCATTATTTTTTTATTTTAATCGGCAAATTATCTTTATATTTTTCGATTATAATATCCCTGTTTATATACCATTCATTTTTTAACTCACCAACTGAATTATGTGCAATTCTAATATTAGTAGTTACGCCTATTTTTGTTTTTCCGTCAATATAGTTAGCTAAGCAAAAATCAATATCATAAAAGTTGAACCCAGGTATATCAGCATCAAAATTTTTACTTATTCTTTTTTTATGTATTGCCATGAAAAGACCATCAATTACACATACTTCTTCTAAATCATTTTTAATTAATGGCGAAAATGCCGTTAGCCAAGATTTTCCGTTATTCCTATGCAATACTTGACCATATTTTTTTTCATACTGCCACCAAGCGCCATTTTCATCAAATTCGGCAGACCCTGCTACACCAATTATTCCATAATCTTCATGTTCATTGAATAATCTTAATATTTCTTTACCCCATCCTTCTTTTAAAAATTCAACATCATCATGAACAAAAACTATAATATTGCTTTCAACTTTTTCAGACTTAACCATATCTTCATAAATTTGTGTTAGCCCAACCCCATCAGGATTAATCAGAAAAAATATATGTGAATTACACCCACAAGTGTTTTTCATGTGTTGTATAAAATCTTTTTTATCATCACTTGTTTCTCTTGAACAAACAACCACTGAAATACTGTCTTCCATTTTTTTTTAATTTGTATAAAAAATAAAAAAAAATACAGGTAAATCAATAATGATAAACCTGTATTTTAATTTGTAACTACTTACTTATTAATAGATTCGTAAGAAGCCTTAGATATGACAATTGTTTCTGAATTTTTTAAATCATCCAACGTCCTTGAATTAGTATATGACATTGCTGAACGTAAATAATCAGAAAGATTTTCAGTCCATTGCGGTAAATTATATTTTATTTTAATAAATTTAGAAATACCTTCAGATGTGTGTGTTTTTTCACCATTTAAGTCAATTTGACCTTCTTTTGAAGCCATTCCATAAAACTTTTTATATAATCTACCTTTTAGTTCTTCGTTACCTGCTAAATAACTGTCGATTTCGTTTTGATTAGCTCTATGATAATTGTTAGGACTATCTTCTACCCATACCTCAGCAGAGCTCTCAACACAAGAAGAAAAAAGTCCGCCAATCATAGCATAATCAGCACCTAAAGCAATCGCCTTAATAATATCAGAATAATTTCTAATGCCACCATCTGCTATTATTTTTGGTAAATTTCTTTTTGGGCTTGTTCGATTAATCTCGTCTTTAACCTTTACAATATCATCAATTAAAGAAGCAACTGGGTAATGTATTGCAGTATTTGAACTTGTTATGCAACCTGCACCAGTTCCAATATTAATCCTAACGTAGTCAGCACCTGCTTCAGCTAAAACTTTATAAGTTAATGGGTTCGCTATATTGCCTACCATTATCTCAGTTTTTGTATTAGCGTATAATGTTTTAAATGATTTAACCAAATCAATCATTTTATGCATATGACCGTTAGCAATATCAATTAGAATTTTAATATTGTTTGATTTTTGATGCTTATTGATGAATAAAGATTCAAATTCATTTAAACCAAATGCAGACCATTTTCCATTTAAAGAGTATTCAACTCTTGTATTAACATTTACCGTTCTTGGTAGTATTGCGTTAATTTTATTACGTTCAAATAATTCAAAATTGTTTTCATCAACAACACTACTCATAGGCGCAGTAAATAATGGTAACATTCCATTGTAAAATGGACAACATTCATTTCTATGTTTTATGTCACTAACAATTGATGGTACAATTGCTATATCATTATAGCAATATTTAACTTCTTTATTTATTGCCATATATTTTTCTATTTCGTTTTACAATCCAATTAATATTAGCAGGCTTACCGTTTACTGTTTTAATATCAAAAACATTACAATCAGTTCGCATACCATCTTCTGATAATCCAGACACATTTATACAATTAATAATTCTATCAATTTTAATATTGACATCCTTACCAAAAAAATTCCTTAGTGAAATGTTATCCCCAATTTTTAATGTTTGCTCATTAAGTAAAATATTGTTGTCTACAAAATATTGCCACTTTCTCATTATTTTTTTATATTGTGGGTATTGTGCATAAAAATATGCACCACAATAAGTAAACCCTAATAAACCAGGTATTACATTTTTAATACCGCAATATTTTACTTTACTAATAAATATTTCATCAAATGAAGTAGGGACTTTCACTAATATTTTTAAATTTCTATTTAAAGTATCATTTACTGATACTACTATTGAATTGTAGATTTTTTCTTTCTTGCAAAATCTTAAGAATATTTGTTTTAATGTCATAATATTTAATTATTCTCCCGTAGAACCATGCCCACCTTCACCACGGGAAGTTTCACTTAATTCTTTAACAATCTCAAAATTAACATCAGGATAAGGCAAAACAACCATTTGGCCTATTCTTTTACCAGCCTCATATGGAGCAAATTCAAGATTACGTGTCATTTCAATAATACGTTCTTTAGCCTTTTCAGCTTCATTATTTGCCTTTTTAAGTACTTTATTAAATCTTAGAACGTTGAAAGGGTTAGTTAACTGTTTGGCAATTGATTTCATAAAAGCCTTATTAGCAACTGTTTCAGCTCTTTGGTATGTTGATGTTCTTGATTTGAAACACCACAAGATTTCACCACGATATAATGTAGAATCTACAATTCCAACTGAATTAGTTAAATAGCAATCTGTTTTTCTGTTTGAAGACCTTGGAAACATAAAAACCCCAAAACCTTTATCAGTTTCAAATGTAATCCCTGTATGATAGATATAGCAATCCATTTTTTCATCCCATTCTACAGAAATTGCTGTTATATCCATACCAACATCACCTTCATTAACACCATCATCAGTTACATGTGCATATGTTGGAATTACTGCTTTTTCATCTAGTTTTTTAATCTTAACGTTAATCGTTTTTCTACTCATATAATGTTTTTATCGTTTTTTATTAATTGCCTGTAAATATGTCATTTCGTTTGCTTGCCTTACAATTGATGCAAGTTGACTTGCATGCCAACGTGCTTGGTCATCACTTAAATCCCTATCATTAATTGTCATAGCTTCAGCTTCTTCAGGTGTGAATTTAATTCCAAATGATTGGGCTAACACTAAAGAATGTAAACCTGTTCTGATTGAAGGTTGCGTTGAATCATATTTGTAAATTAAGCCACGTTTCTCAATCTCATAAGGATTGTCATTAGGAATGAGTCTTACTGCCTTTGCAATTTGGTGCAATAAGCAAACTTTAACTAATGTTTCCTGATTAACTCTTGTGTCTTCAGCAAATAAACCATTAAGTTTGACTGCAAAAATTGTAAGTACTTTAAGAATAACTTCTATTAATGTACCATCACCACAAAGTCCGTCACCTTTTTCTCTTGAAATTGAAAAACTTGCGTTTTTAAGTTTTTCACCAATTGTTTCAACTAATTGGTCAGTTTCAATACCTAATTGATTTAGTTTCTTGATAAATAAATCAAAATTGTGTTGTTTAAGTTCTTCTGTCATATCTTTTAACTTAAAATTGAATAATATTTTTTCCAAATACAATGCAAATATACATAAAATTATTGGTAAAAGCAAATAAATGTTAAATAGATTTTTCTTTCTTTATATATTTCTTTCTTTATATAATATTATTTATATAATAATAAAAAATAAAATAATATTATATTATATATTACATGATATTTAATAAAATATTCACATGATATATTACATGGTATTTAATAAAATATTTAAAAAAAGAAGAAATATATAAAGAAGAAATGAATTGCTGTACAGACATACAAACAACAAAACAGTTGGAATTCAAATACAATAAAAAATAATGTTACTTCCAATTGAATGAAATGATACTATAGATTCTGCTAACGTTCAAGAATACAAATTATTCAAAAAATAAAAAAAAGAAAATGCGAAATTATAAAGATAATTTAAAAGGAAATCATGAAAGATTTCCTTTTTTTGTTACTTCATATATTGATTTATCCAATTTATTTTTTATTTTTTAAATAAATGTTACATTAGATGGATAAAAAGATAAGAATGCTGGTTATTCCCAGTGATTTCACAGGCGTTGGCAGGTTCCGTTCAGTAAGTCCTCATACTTATATTGCAGAACACTATAAAGACGAGTTTGATATAGATATTATGTACCTTAACGATATACCTGTAGGTGATTTGGAAAATTTTTTCAAACAATACGACTTGATTCATATTCATAAGCAACTTGACAAGGGTTTGGAACTTATGAATTTAATTAAATTTTTAGGAATCCCTGTAATTGTTGATGTTGATGACCATTATTATCTTGGTAATGACCACCCTATGAGTCTTTCAGCAAAAAAAGAAAAGTGGCATGAACCAATTATTAAACATTTGGAAGCTGCTGATTATGTGTCTACAACAACACCAATTTTTGCAAAAGAATTAAAAAAGCATAATAAAAATGTTTTAGTATTTCCTAATGCAATTGACCCTACCGAAAAACAGTATAGTCCTGAAAAGAATAAATCTGACTTATTGAGAGTTGGTCTTATCTGTGGTTCATCACATTTACACGATGTTGAACTTTTGAAAGGCATTTCAGAAACAGCAAAACCTGGTTCTGGCGTTCAATTAGTTCTATGTGGTTTTGACACAAATGGTACAAGAACAATTTATCATAATGATACAGGACAAGTTGAAAGAAAACCTATCTTACCACAAGAATCTGTGTGGTTTGAATATGAAAAGATTATCACAAATAATTACAAATACATTTCACCTGAACATCGTGATTTCTTGTTGAAATTTATGAAGGGTGTTGATGACCCATTTGTAAATGAACCATATAGAAGAATGTGGACAAGAGATATTAACTCATATGCAACGCACTACCAAAATGTAGATGTATTGTTAGCACCTTTGAAGGAAAATGAATTTAATAAAATGAAGTCTCAGCTTAAAGAAATTGAAGCTGGATTTACTGATACTGCATTAATTGCACAAAACTTTGGCGCTTATACATTGGATTTAACACCATTTAAGAAATTTGGTGGTGAAATTGATGAAAACGGAACTGCATTACTTGTTGATAGTAGAAAGAACCACAAAGATTGGAAAAAGAATATTGAATTTTTAGCAGCTAATCCTGAATATGTAACCAAATTGAAAAATAATTTGCATAATTTGGTTAAAGATAAGTATTCACTTGAAACTGTATGTAAGCAAAGGGTTGAAGCATATAGGAAGATAGTTCGAGAACACGAAGAGTAATCTGAGCGTAATTTAAATATTTTATTTAACTTTTTTTAACAAAAATTAAGGGTGTAGTTGTTTACTACACCCTTTTATTTGCAACATTTATTACCTTTATTTTCAAATTTATAATTTCTAACTATATTGCCATATTCAATAGGACAATTATAAAATTTAAATGACTTTAAATATCCTATAAATGTACCTGCAAAATTCTTTTCTAATGGATAAACTTTAGTTGGGTTAAGCATATAATTAGGCAAAATTGTTTCAGCTAACCCCTGTGTTCCACCTCCTAAAGAAATGTTATAAGGAACACCTTCTTGTTTTTCGTAAGGTTCATTTAATTCCCTAAGATTTATTTTTGGTAATGATTTGGTGATATACACTAATTTACCGTCTACATAGAAATACATTTTCATTGTGTCTGACGAAGGAATTATTTTAACATGTATTGTTTGCCATTCACAATCTTTTATAATGTTAGGGAAAGAATACCCTTCCTCTATAGATGTTTTATCATCACCACTTATTGTACAATCTATAGTTAATAACCTATATCCTATTCTACCATCATCAGTTATTCTAAATGCAAGTGCGTTGTTATATATATCATTATACAATTCTGACATATTATACTCTGAATTAGCTGATTCACGTATACTTTCAATGCTATCTACTGTATATCCTGTACAAGTTCTATTCATCAAGATAAAAAGATTCCCTTTAAATCTATCTTTTCTGCCGTACATTTCAAATTGTGTCCCTTCTACCCAATTATCTACTGTGTATCCTGTAGCAGTTCTATTAAATGTTATAAATTTATTATCAGTCGTGAACAATACTTCTTGGTGAAGCGTTCTTATGCTTAATTCATTATCAGTTTTATAGTCAAAATAAGTAATATCCATTTCTGGTTCTATATAATCTCTGTCATCATCTAATCCGTCAAAATCTGATATTAAGTCATCTTCTCCAAAGAATTCTTTATCTATCACTTTAGGCTTCGCAGAAAAATCTATAAAAGTCTCAAGTCCAAAATATTCATCTTCAGAGTCTTTTTCATATAATTTTTCATCATAATAATTGTAATTTAAAAAATTATCAAGATTAAATTCATCTATATATTCAGGATTTGGGTCGTAGAAATTACCAATAATATAATCGTCTTTATCAATGTGTGCATCTTCCACATAGTCATCTGGTGATAAAGCTTCACATTCGTCTTCTTTTTTATAAAGATAAGACCATTTATTTTCAGCTCTTGTCCCTATATAGAAAAATATACCTTTATTTTCAGGATATTTATCATTTAAAGTTTTGTTGGATTCCTTTTCTAAATCGCATTTTTTTAATTGGAATTCAAATTCCCAAGGTGAATCTTCTGATAATTTAGATGGTAAGACTTGATATTTATCACATTGCGTTTTGAAAAAACCTTGGTAAAATCCACCATTTAGTTTAACTTGGCATTTTTCCAAATGTAACGGGTATTCATATTGCAATGTATTTCCACTTACAGCATGTAATTTAAGCCTATTGTCACCTTCATCAATTCTCCATGGGTTATTTTGATAAAGTTCCCAAAATTCTTTATTAGAAACTCTATCTTTTCTAAATTGGAATAACCCGTTATCTAAACCAGTGTAAGATATGTTGTACATTGTGTTGTCAATAGACACACTATTTTCCCATGTGTAGTTATTTGTACTTAGAATCCAAGTATCACCGCTAACACAATCATCATTACATATGTCAATATAAGCGCATAAGCAATCATCATATAACCCATTACTGAAATTATAATGAGAATACTTATCTTTATCAACAAAGAAATCCCAGTATTCATCTTTGTCAATTATCAGTTTTAAATTGTGAAGGTTATTTTGTTTTAGATTAGACATTATACTATCATTTTTAATATTTTAGTTTTTTAACTTATTCAATTTAATTCAGTGAATTAGTCTTCAATATTTTGATTAATTCCACTAATTATCACAGTCTATTTACTATTTAATAAATATTTATTTTATAATAAAAGGCATAGTATGAAAGTAATTAAATTAACTGAATCACAGTTCCGTAGACTATTGGAATCGGACGATAGTGCGCCTTCTTTTGATGGTGGTGATGTAACTGAATACAATTCTGGAGAAAAGGTTACAAATTCAGCTTCAGTACATGATACAGATGGAAACGTTGAATTTGGTAAACAACCTGATACTGACGATGTTGCAAATCAATTATCTGCACAACAATGGTACGCTAATGGAACAACAAATAATAATCACGCATTAAATTATTAATATGGCTCTTTTTATAGATGAAGCAGTAGATGACAAACTTAGTAAAAAAACTACTGTTATACCAAAAAATATACATAATCTTGTTTTAAAGGTTAAAGGTGAATACGGTAATAATACAACGCAAGACGGTTATAAAACAGTTAACCGCCTTTTAGACTCTTCTTACAATAAAGGGAAGAAAAAAAAAGATGGCATTTCAGCAAAAGATGATAATGAACCTAAGTTAGATAAAAAAGATGGGCTTGTAAAATTCCCAACATCAGCAGCACGTAAAATGGTAATTGATTTAAAAAAAGAAAAGAATTTCGTTGACCCACAAGCAAAACAACAGATTATAAATTATTTGGCAACTGACGTTAAATCTAAAGAAAGTGCAGTAAAAAATAATAATAATGTTCCACAAGTCCAAAAACTTGCAAAACCACCAAAGGTTAAACAAGAAAAAACAGCAAGTTCTATTAAAGTTGGTAACGCTAATGTAAACTTACATGAAACAAAAAGGAAAAAAATTATTATACCTGAATCAAAACTTATCATATTAACAGAACATAAAGACCAATTAAATATTCCATTTAATCATGATACGGAAAATTATGATTATAAAGAAAATTGGGAACATTATATAGATTTTCTTGAAGAGTATGGGAAATATGGACAATTACCACATTCGCAATGTGACGTAAGTGATGTTCAGGATAAGATTGCAGACATTTTACCAAATGTTTTAGATGAATTAGTTGGAGGCGAGGAAGGAATGTATAATGAATTAAGGCAAGAAGACTTTATATACGAAATGCTTAACGATGGGTATAGCGAAGAATACGTATCAATGGAAGACTTTGATGACTTTAATCCTGAAGAAATGAGTGCAGATGAATATCTTAGAGACTTTGATGTGAATGACGTGTTTAATAGCCTAAATAGAACAGGTGAAGAAGCGTATGAAGAATATGTATATGAATTTTTTAAACACAGATTAGGTGAATATGGTTTTCCTTATTCTTTAACATACAATGATAGAGGGCTAATCTATGTTGAAAGAGCTATCAGTGTTAACGGGTTAATGAAAAGGCAGAAAACTAACCCATTTATTGGTAAATATGATTCAGTAGGTGAATATTGGACTTGGGAAAATGGAAGTAGTGAACCTTATTGTGGCGGTCAAGGAACAACTGTAACACTTAAAGGTTGGGTTGACCCATCAGAAGTTGATTGGTATCATACATTATACGTAAATATGTATGACTTAAATGAAGAAAAAGAACTTTACATACCAAATGCTAACGTAGAAATTGGTTCAGTCACAATTTACGACAGCACAACTGGTAAAGATAAATCATTTGGTTTACAAAAACCTATAATTATTAAAGCATAAACTATTTATTATTAAAATAAAATATTTAAAATTTATATAAATTATGTCAACAATTAATGAAAACGGACAGACTTGTCTTGAAACAAGGGGCATTACCGAAAGACAAAATGAAATTGTACGTTCAGATTACAATATTGAAGACCAATATAGTGCAACACATAAAGATGCTTTAAGTGATGGTGACGCACTTGGTAAAGGTACAGGGCATGGTGGTCATACTGCTTGGTTGCCTGACTGTTCTAAGCCAACCAATATGATTGATTATTCTAACTTTGATACAAGTAATGGTGGTGGCCTTTATGATATTGAAGGTAGAAATGATATTGGCGGCCGTAAAAAAGCTATGGCTTCGCAATTATACAATGAAGAAAATCAATATAGTGCTGGTTTAATAAGCACTGCTGAAAATGTGGCAGACGGACAATATTTCATTGGCCAAACAACAAAACATCTATAATTTAAAGCATAAAACATGAGTTTGAATCTATACGACATACTTAACAACGTATTAAATGAATCGGTCAATCAAAATAGTGTAATAAATGCGATTGATTCAAAAAATCGTGTCTTTATAGATTATAGTGACGAAGATAATAATGCCCCAGGTAGAAGGTTAATAGAGCCTTATGCCTTGGGTGTTACTAAAGCAGGAAATTTAGCATTAAGAGCTTTCCAATATCAAGGAGCTACTTTACGTGGTATACCTAAATGGAAACTATTTAGACTTGATAGAATTAATAAATGGACTCCTCTTAAATCACATTTTAACTTGCCACCTAATGAGCAAGGATTTGATTCACCTGCTTATAATGAACGTGGGGACAATACGTTAGTAAGTGTGATTAAACAAGTAAGCTTTGGCAAGAATAATGATTTATATCAACCTTCGCTTGACAAAGAAAGAAAAAGAACTGACATGGTTAAAAACCATGCAAATGCAATGGACTTAAGTAATTTGGGAACAATGCCTAAAGGTCCAATTGTACAAAAGAAAAACAATATTTTTACTTCAAGACCTAATAGTAAAAAATATGCCGAATATAGAAAAAATGTTATGAACACTCAAAGGGATGCAACCGAAACTGAAAAGTATTGGGGTGACTATGATAAGGCAGAACAAGAAATAATAAATCAGCAGATTCAAAATAAAGAGGATGATGAAATGAATAATTATCGTGGGCCTGTGAAAGATTTTGATGATGATGAAAATGATTACGAAAATTTTATAAAAAATGGCAGCGGCAGATAATATTACAACATTAGATAATTCGGCATTTGCAAGAATAAAACAAAATGCGAGAAATAGTAAAGCAAGAAAACTAATACACGAAGATGCTAAAAATGATGCTCATATAATTGCTGAAAGGCAAAAAGAAAGAAGCAATTTTCTTAAATCTTCAAATTCGCTTGCTAACGATGCTTTTGACTCTATGGAAGACAGTTATGCCACTTCAACTAATAAAATGCAACAGGGTCAAATTAACGAAGAAATAGGGGCAGCTGGATTACAGTATGACCAAATGCTTCAGCAAAGAATGCTTAAATTACAGCAAAGTATGAATAATCAAGTTCAGAATACGATGAACAGTGGCCTTGGGCTTATCCAGCAAAATAGAATTGTTGAAGATGCACCTAAAGCAAGTAATTTTCTTCCGAAAGAAATTCTTGAGCAGTTTAAAAGTAATCCTATTGACACTGAAGCGTTAAGCCCAAATAAACCTGTTCTTGATACAATTGGTGCTACAAATGGTTATGTTAATGAACGCAAAATGACTCAAGAGACAACTACCAATAATGGAATTGACTATAATATGATACAAAATATAGTTGAAACGGCAGTAAAAAAATATGCAAAGGCTTTGAATAAATCTTTACTAAATGAAAATAGAGCTTCAAATGGTAGCAATAATTTAAAAGCAATGAAAATTGGTAATAAATTTAGTTTTATTTCGGAAAATGGTGATGTTTATGAAGCAGTTTTAAAATTTAAAGGCAATATTAAGAATAAAAAATAGAAATTGCATTGTATATTATAAATTAAGATAAAATTAATTATAAATAAGAAAATTAAATGGTTATTAAAGGGTGAATTTCTTCAATGGAGTTCACCCTTTTATTGTTTTATTTACTATTTATTAACAAATAAGCTAAATAAAATAATTAAAATGAAAGGACTTTACTTTTACAAGTTAATGTCTCCATATCCAGAAGATGTAGCAAAAAATTGCAAATTGTCTATTAATGAAATTGATAGTAACTTTTTGAATCTTAAGGATGAGGACATTAAAAGTGCTGAATTCGATTGTGAAACGAACACCTTAATTCTCACAAGAAATAATGGCGAGAAGGTGCAAGTCGATATGTCTTGTGTATATGAAGGATTGTCGTCAAACTTATATGAAACATTAACAGCTGACCTTGAAAATGAAGTCAATGAAAGGGAAAGTGCTGATGATAGATTATCTGGTGCAATTGAAACTGAGAGACAAGAAAGAATTGCATTTGATAGAAGAATAAGCGATGCTATAGAAGAGCGCACTAATGATTTTAGGGCTGAAGTAAAGGATAGAACTGATACTGATAAGATTTTATCTGGTGCTATTACTGACATAAGCGATGCACTTGATAATGAAAGTAATAGAGCAGCAAAATCTGAAAGTGGCTTGTCAGATGCTATTAAAGCAGAAGAAACACGTGCAAAGAATGAAGAAAATAGGATTGAAGGCTTAATTCATAAAGGTGGTACTTATGTTGTTTCAGTTAATCATGGCGTACTAATCCCTTCTTATGATGGCATTGAAGAACACAATATCACACTTAATTTCGATGGAGATTTCGGTGAGATATAAAATAATATAGAAAGATATATTAAGACAATGATTAATAGATTACAATTTGTACATAATAATAAGTTGTTCAAATCAAGGGAAGAAGCCATTGAATCCTTGAATAAACTATTCTATAGGCAATCAGTACGCCCTTCATTATATGCGGAGCCTGTTGTGTTAAGATATGGTGATGAGAAAGAGCCGAATATAATTCTTGCAATTGGTGCTACTGGCTCAGGTTCAAGTGAACCAACAGAAGATTCATCATATTTTATGATTGATGCTCAAGGCATTAAGGATGATGTTCAAGAGAAATATGATGAAATTGAGAATGCTCTTGCTAAACTTGCCCTTGCAGTAGTTGATACTGATACTTTGGAATTAGAAAAAACACAGACTGAAGATGGTATCACCTTAAAAGGTAATGTTAAAGTTCCTGAGAAGGTTATTATTAATGATAATAACATCAATAATATAATCAAGAAAAGTGAGAATGGTCTTTATTCTTATGTAAATCTTAAGTTCGATAATGAGAAGAATGCTTTTACGTTCCAAGTTAATGAGCATACTACTGAATTTTCAATTCCTGTAATTAAGAGTGGTGAGTATGACATTAGCAAGGAAGCAATCGTTTTCACACTTACTAATAACGAAAAAATTGAGGTTGACGTTGATGACCTTATTAATGAGTGGACAACTGAAGGTAATGGGTCTGAAACTCCAATTGTTTTAACAAAGGAGAGAAAGACTGATAAGAACACTGATATAAACGATAGAAATAGTGACCATTGGAAGGATGTACTTAAGGCTGATGTTAGAATTGCTTCTGAGAATGATAACATTCTTGAAAAGATAGAAGACGGAAGAAAACTTTATGTAAGAGGTACTGCTGATAATATTCATTACAACAATAATGAAAAAGTTAAAGACGCTCTTGATAGGTTAGACAATAGTTTGTCTGATGAAGTTGAGAAACTTAACAGTTTGAGCGCTTCTTCATATTTTGAGGTTGGAGATACTGATACTGTAGCAATGAGAAAGAATACTGATGTCACATCGCATACAGTTACTGCTAACGTTAAGGTTTCTTCTAAAGATAAGAACACTATTTTAGTTGATGGCAATAAAGGTCTTTATGCTTCATTTGATTATGATGCTGAAAGAAATGTCATTATTATTTCTGACACAAATAATGACACACATAGTAGGGAGATTCAGTTGAACTCAGTTTCATCAATTGAGTATGCGAGGTACGACAAAGCAAGTGAGAAAATCATTATTGCTTATAAGACAAATGCTTATTCAAGTGAAACAAAGCAACTTGAAATTCCTATTACTGATATATTGAGTGAGTGGGAAACAAACAATAATGGCCATAGTGTTAGATTAATCAGGACTCCACACGCAGTAAATGGTACTGATGAATTGTCAGGTGACGTTGTTCTTGCTACTGAAGGCAATTACTCAGACAACTTGATTAAGAAGGTAACAACGACTGCTTATGATGAGGAAATGAAGGGTCTTTACGTAAGTGGTGAGGAAGTTAGTGGTTCTGCAAGAGCTATTGCAAAAGAAGAGGTTGATAAGGCAATAGAAAGTGCTAAAACATACACTGATACACAGAACGTTAGTTTGAGTGGTGCAATTAAGACCTATGTTGATAAGGAAGTTGGTAGCATCACACTTGTTGGTGATGCAACTAAAACTGCAACTGTTAGTGTAACAGATAAGAAAATTGCTGCTGATGTTAAAATCGCTTCAGGTAATAATAATAGAATCGTAGCTAATGCTGATGGTTTATATGTAGGTGATATAAGCGCATCATATGATGCCCAGACTAACACATTGACTATCAATGGTCTTAATAATGAGCCAGTGTTAACTCAGAAACTTAATGCTGCTTCATTCATTGATAGCATCACTTATGGTGATGAAACTCACGAATTAAACATTGCTTATCATACAACTGACGGTGCTGCTAAAAATGTAAAAGTTAATCTTACAGGTCTTATCAAGGACACTAAGGCAGACGAAACAGCTAACACACCTATCGAAATTACAGTTACACAAAAGGAAGAAAATGGTGTTTCAGTTAATAGGATTAAGGCTGATGTTAAGATAGCTGATAAAGTATCAGGAAATATTCTTAAAACTACAATACAAGAAGGTAAAGGTGCTTTGTATGCAGATGCTTCTGGCATCTTAAAGGACATTAATGCATTAAGTGAAACTGATGATTCTTTATTAAGTAAAATTGATGACGTTAAAAAAGAAATAGACAATGTTGAGGATTATGCTGGTTTAGATAGGGAAGGCAAATATCATCCTTCTGGCAAACCTTATATTTCAGGTGCAACTTCATTGGCTGAAGCTGATATGAAACTTGCAGATGCAGTAGCAAATGTTAATGAATCAATTGCTAGTTTAATGCGAGGTAGTAAAACTTATTCAGTTAATGTGTTCACCGAGAAGTATGATAATACTGATGTTTCATTACTTAAGGCTGATGTTAGGCTATCAGTTGTTCCTGGCCAAAAGGAGTCTGGACTAACAAGAACAGAAATTCCATATGAAGATAACCTACTTCAAATTGTAAAGGCAAAATCAAAATATGAAGGATTACCAATTGAGCTTGGTGCAAATGTTAATGGTTTGTATTTCGGTGGCTCTATTGATTATGGAATGATGGAAGGTGACGATAATCTAAAAGGCTATTAAAGATAAGAGAATATAATTATTAGATATAATGAGACAATTACAACTTAAGAGATTTGATATAATTTTCAAGAATCGTGATACTGCTTTGGCTAATCTAAAGAAGTACGAGAATACTTATGCTGATGGTGAGATAATGGCGGCCGCATTCTATGATGATAAAACTACCGATAATGGCAAAAAAGATATAGCTTACATTGTTGGTATTTATGTCAAGAAGGGAGATGAGACTAAGCTATTCACAATTGACGTAAAGGATATTGAAAATCAAATCGAAGAAGTCAAGAATTTTATTGAGAATACTTTAAAATATGCAAGTGGTGTAGAATTAGTTAGTGCTGCAACTTATAATAGTGGCACTACTGATACGTATAAGGTTGATATGGCAAATACTGATGATGATAAGTTCTTCAGACTTTTCTTCACCCCTGTTTCTAATGACACCGAGAAGGTTTCTGTAAGTATTGGTGATATTAAAGCAGGGACAGAAGCATCTGAATTGAAGAAATATACATTATCAAGACTGATTGATGCAATGTTGTTTAAGACAATTTATCCAACAATCTTAAATGAGCCTTATGCTACTATTTCAAGACCAACCAGTTCATCTGAAGTTGAGGTAGGTACTACAATTAGCAATGCGGACTCATTTCATTTGACGTATGGAAAAGGTCAAGCACAAGTTAAAATGGAAAAACAAAATTTGTCAGCTACGGCTGATACAGGCAATGAAATTTCAAATTCAATTAAATATAGTTTTAATGGTGGCACTTCAACTGATTTTGGTTCATCATTGACTTTATCAGGTTTAGGAACTTACACTTTCACTGGTATAGTAAATTATGCGAAAGGTGATATTTTATGTGATTCGAAGGGTAACTCAGGTGATACCAAAGGTATTGAGGCGTTTGCAAGTACAGCAGCAACTTCAACCACACTACGTGAAAACCCACATCCAGCAGGCAGTGTTAGTGCAACAACTTCAGTTTCAACATATTATAAGCCTGGTGCAAATAATAATAATATTGATATTATCGCTAAATTAGATGCAAAAGCCACAAAAAATATGACCATTGATTTTAAAACAAAAGAATCTGTAAATGACAATGGTAAAGTTGTTGAAGGTGGTGGCTATAAGATTGCAGTCCCTAATGCTATTTGGAATGGTAATATGAATAGTGTTAAGGTTATGAAATATAATGCAGGAGCAAATGCTTTTAATGGTGATGACACTGCAAATTGGGAAGTGGACCAAAATCTTTCAAAATTAAAAGATGCTAACAATACTGATTATGAATGCTACTTGCTTAAGCATAAAGCAAAATCTATTGGTAATGATGGTACAGGTAATGCACGTGTAGCATTCCAAATTAACATTAAAATGTAAAAAGATAATAAATGGCAACATCAAAGTATATAAAAAACGAGAATGCAGTTTCTTTGGCTCTAGGTTTCAATGTCAACCAACCAATCCCACTTGATGCAAGACTTGTAGTTACTGAATATAGTGGCTTAACTCAAGCATCATCAGGTGATAATGTGTTCTATGACGGTATCGTAGTTTCAGTAGTTGATGATAAAGATGCAACTAAAAATGGCTTGTATCAGTTGATTCATATGCCACCTACTGATATTAATAATTGGCATAAAATAGCGACTGCGACCGAGGTTGAAAATATTAAAATAGAAACTGCGAATGAAGTTGGAAATATTAAAGAAGCACTTTCAAGTGTGAAGGTAAATGGCGTTAGTGGAGTTACAAGCGAAAATGGAATAAACTTTACAATTAGTGGTGATTCAATCTATTTGGGTGAAAACTACGATGGTGAGTCGAACGATGAATCACCATCATCAGGAGACACCGTCAACGAAGCAATCAAAAAGATTATTGGTATAATAATTAAGAATAAAAATTATGCTAAAGTTAGTGTTGATGATTTAAATAATAGGATTACTGCGTTGTCAGGAGATGTTATCACTAATGTTTCATTAGATAATTCTAGCCCCAAATTAATCATCACCAAAAATGGAAAAAATGAAGAAATTCAATTTGATACAGAAGGAGATGCAAATCATAACGTAAAATTTAATATTAAAGTAGATAATGGCCAAGCAGTTATTCAAGGAAGTACGTCACTTGATTCTGGAGAATATGACAACATTGACGAAATATATTTATAAACATAAATAAAAAAGTAAAGGTTGGCAATAATTAAGCAGCACCACGATAGCCTATTTCTTTGATTACTTGTCTTACTATGTTATGTATGCCACTATCTGTTAATCTGATTATCTGTTTCATTCTGATACGATATTTACCATAAATATCTTCTCGCTGCAAAATTACGTTCAATTTCTGAGAAAAACAAATTCTACGTGATATTTATTTAGAAAATATATACATATATGAATAGAATTTCAGAACAACAAAAATATGATGATATGTATGATGAGTTGCCACGTGAAGAAGCAAAACATTTTTATAACCACTTATATAGAACTATAAGTATAGGCAAAGACCCACATAATGATTGTTATAGTTTCAATAAAATAGAAAGTGGCGGACGTAGTTTTGAAGAATGTATTCGTCAATACCTCAATTACTACGATGGGCCATTAAGGTTCTTTGTAATGAATGACCCTTCCTATGATATTGAAAAAATGCACAGAATTAGAACAGAATCAAAAAAATATGAATAAAAGACTTATAAGACTAACAGAATCAGACCTTCATAGGATTGTGAAGGAATCGGTGAATAGGGTACTTAATGAGATTGGTGATACACCTCGTGGTAACTTTGCGCTTGATGCTGTTAGAGGAAGAAGGGCTGCAAAACACTATAGAACAAATATGGGTGCAAATGCAGAAGCAGAAAACAATAAAGTAATGGGAATGGCAAGCGATACAGCTTGGAAGAATTATCAAGAAAATCCAAAGTTAGGGTATAACAATGAAGCTGGGTATCGTTATGGGTTTGATAAAGGAGTTGAAAAATATGGCAAAGTCTAATTAGGCAGCTTCAAGCCCAATCTTAATCTCATTCCAAGTTTTCACAAGTCCAATGGACTTCTTGAACATATGGGCGAATCTCTCTGATTCGCTCATTTTTCGTGTATTCCAACGGTATACAGCTTCGTCAATGTAAGACTGTAGGAAAATGCGCAATGTCACTCAACTAATTGATGCAAATAGATGAGATTTACAAGCCTAAGCAGCCTTGCACAGTTTTAATAAACCTTAAAAGGTGAGTGAAAAAAAAAAATCACTCACCTTTTTATTTTTAGTATGCAAAAAATTCTGATTTGATGTCATCAAATACGAACCCTCCTGTTGAAGGCTTTTTATCTGGCAGCCTTTTAAAGTAGAAATGCATATCAGAATTCATTGTTACAATAGAATTCAATGATGATGGAATCACTCCTTCAGTTTCAAATTCTCTAATTTCGGCTTCAGACAAATTATTCAAAGCATTTAAATATTTTTCGTTTTCAATTTGATAAGTTTCGTCAGTTTCTTGTTTTAACTCTTCTTGATAATCAGAAACAAGTTTGTCCCAATCTTGACCAATTTCTTTAATAAATGGCGGTACTTGCTTAATTTTAACCCAATATTCTATTTCTTTACGTTCTGGAGTCATTAATGCTTCGTATGAATCTTGGTCTTCTACCTTATTAGGTTGTCCTGATACAAGTTGTGCTTGTTCTTCTGTGAAATATTTTCTATCTTTAGGATTTGTTATAAGAATATCTTCACGAATATCAGTTGAGAAACAAACCAATAACGGTGTGATACGCTTGTTAAATTGGTCAATATATTTTTCAACGTTATATTCAATTGAGCCAAACCCTAACTCTTCTGATTCAGAACAAAGTACATCATCTTCAGAATCTACAATTTCCTTTGGTACTAATTGACAATTAAGAACAATTTCATCTTCTTCACGAATGATATACTTTTTCAACATTTCTTTTTTATCTTTAGTTTTAAGATTTTTATAAAGAATGTTTTTCTTCTCACATTCTGGTGTCAAAAGTTCACGTGTAATTTTAGCATTAAGTTCTTCTTCTTTACCGTTAAACATAACATATTGATGCGTTATTCGCTTAACGTCTGAATCAGATTTCTTTTCACCAGTGTTTATATAGAAAATTGTATCACTTACATTTACTTTAACATCATTCTTAATGACAAGTTCGTACCAAGCTTGCCTTGACTTTTTAGTCCCTGCTTTTGTTAACGTCTTAGTGTCTGCTATATAATCATTGATAGTTTTCTTAATATTACCTTTAGATGCTATATCCTTAATAGGTATTTGGTAATTATAGATTCTATCAATATAATCATAGTATGCTTCGAGAAAATCATGACCTTTTGCGTGAAGTAACATATCTACACCCTTATCAATAAACTTTTCAAGGTAACCTGACATTTTTCTTGATTTAATGGTATTACCTACTTTCTTTGTAGAACCATTTGGCATTAAGTCAGCATAGTTCTTTCTTGCGAAGTTGATAGTAGCATCACAGAACTCGTCTATTCCTAATCCCATTTTGTTCACACCACCGTTATATGGTTTGCTAAGGTACAAATCCTCAAACTCAGCCACGTCAGCTTCAACGCCAGTATAACTTTTACCTTTTACACTATTTCTACCAGCACCAGTACTGATATAAGGGTTAGCATCTGTATATCTAAATTCATCATCTTTAGGCATTTGGAAGTTAAAACCATCTGTGTTTGAAATTACGTTCAAACCCAAAGCATTAATTACAGTGCCATCTAAACTTATGTCAAATACATAGTCATTTATTTTACCAATATTAATTTTTTTCATTTTTCCAAACGTATTTAAAAAGCCCACAATCCCATATTTTTTTCGCACCAATTTTTTTAACCATTTCGGTTTCTGTCATGGTTAGTGGAAGGTTGTATTTTTTATTTAATATTACTTTTCTAAACCCAAATTTATGGAATCTAATGCAAGTCCCATTTATAAAATATCTGTAATTTGGCCTTAATTCTGATTTAATCTATACCTGCTTCGTTTCATGTAGTTTTTAATCCGATTTTCAGGTTATTTAAAAAAAGAAAAGAGAAATTATTTCATTTAGTGCGTTTTTCTTTTTAAGAACAATATTCCAGCTTGGCAAGTTTTGCTAAATGTATCTAACGGCATTTCTCCCCATTCGTTTAAAAAGGCTTTTACTATGTTTAGATTGTTAGTATTTAATAATGCAATCGGTACTCTATCAATAGTGCCATCTTTTATCATTTTTGCCATCATTTTAACCTTTTTTTCGGTTAGCCACTTAAAATTGCCATTAGTTTCTATTGGTTTTGTATAATATTCAAATTTAGTGTTATCATTAACATCACTTGGCTTAATTTTTTGTTGGCTAGCGTTAAACAAACTATGGTCTTCTGTCACTGTAACGCTCATATTACCTTCAGAAACGGTGTATAATGGCTTATTTGTCTTATGACGGTATATGTAGCTAGGTCGAGCCCATCCACTTCTACAAAGGACTTTATATGGCTTTTTAGAATAATCATATTCTCTTCCCAAAGCATCTGTTTTTGTTTCACCTATCAACTCTTCAATTGGTTTAATATCAATCATTCCATCACTATCATATTTAATAAATAATGGTGTATCACCTGTGAATGAATCACCTACAATAGGAACATAGCCAAGATTGGAGAAATGTGAAATCATTAGCCGAAGTGACATACGACCAATACATGTAGTCATTTCAGCAGCATCAATATCGCCAAATGGGAATACCATAGGGCATCCATAAGAGCCAAAAAATGAATTTCCTAAAATCTTTAATGGAAGCTGCTTCTTATCATTACCCATCTTTTCAGCTTTCCAATATTGTTGCTTTTCCTTTAATTCTTTAATTTGCTCTGGTGTTAAACTATCGCCTTTTTCCTTGATGTACTTGCCAATTTTTTTAGCTTTTTCACCTGCATCACCTTTTAATTCCTTATATTTTTCACGTTGTGTTAAAATATATTCAAGCAGATGGAGCATAATATGTGTTACATCAAGAGGTGTTCTAACATTCCAAGTAAGAATAATTGAAGGGTAAAGTGAATTGTAGTCAAGCTTTACAATTCGGCTAACATATCCTGTTTTTAAAAGACGAGAAAGTCCGCCTGTAAAACGTTTGTTATTACCTGTTGATGGTACTGCCAATCCGTTTTCGTAGCACCAAGCTAACATAATAAGTTTCCAAATACCTGCTGTTCCCATCGTACAAGCACGTGTGAATGTGGTTGGTAGCATCTTAGCAACAAGGAAATTTGATTCGTTTAACTTTAGTTCTACTTTTTCAGCTTCCCAAATATCATCCAACAAATATCTTTCAACTATGTACCGTCCACTTTTAGCTACATAATTTTTAGTTAAAGGGTGTTTTTGTGTTATTTCATACCAATCACCATTTTCATCATTGAAAGCAAACTTTGGCTCAGTTATATTCCAAGTTTTTGAAATAATATTACCTGGTACGTACACACGATTTGCCTTCTTTAAGTCAAGATATTTCGTGATATATTTCAAGTTTGCTGATTTCATATTAGAATCAAGTGCTTGGGCACGTCTTACTGCGTGAAGTGAATCAAGAATGTTATGACCCCACATAATAGTAGGTCTATAGTATTCCATTTCACCACCCAATTTAAGAATTGATTCCTTAGCTTTCTTATATATAGGATGTTTGAAATATTTAAGTGAAATTTCTTCAAATGTAGTGCCTAATATTTGTGAACGAACAATGAAAAAGTCCCAGTCAAACACTTCAGAGTTGTGACCGAATATAACATCAGGTTTAATTTTTGCCATTATAGCAACAGTTTCTTCTATTGCTTCAAGTTCATTTTTGTCACGTTCTTCATCAGTTTCACCTGTTATAGTGATAATCTTTTCAAACCCGTGGTTTGTTCTAATACCAATCTGTTCAATTCTATGTATTTTAGGATTCAAACCTTGGGTTTCAATATCGAATGACATTCTAAGTAAATCATCATAGTTTTCATAACCTTTAAATAGACGTTCACCTGTTTCAATCATATGTTGCTCAACAGGTGAACAAGCCATAAATTCTTTATTAGAATCCTTCGAATCATCACCTTTCTTTTTCCTTTCATAGATAGGTGTGCCTGCTTCTTGGAAGAACATCATAAAGTGCTGATAGCTCATTGCCCTTGTTGATTGAAAAAGATATTTATATCCGTTTTCAAGTCGGTCAGAGAATTCACTACCTTCATCACCTGTTTTTAATGCTTTAATCGTTATACCATATTCACGTAATTTCTTGCGTAATGTACCACGATTACCTTCAAACATACGAATAGCAGCACTATGCTTGACCCAAACGAAAGGTTTAAATGGTTCAAGCTTTACCCTTTTTTGCCCTTCTTCATTAACATAAATGACACTTACCTTTTCATCATCATAACTGCATTCCATAGTGATGATATGTTCCATGGGGTTATGCCCCATAAGGAAAGTGTTAACAACATCAGTTGTAATTTCTTTAGTCATACTATTTACTTTAATTTTTTTATGCTTAAAATCTGAAAGCTACATCAAGTAGCATTGATTTTCAAAACAAATATACACTAAAATCTATTAAAAAACAAAATTTATATTTAACTTTTTTTTGAAAAATTAAATATTTATTATATATAATAAAATACTTTACTAAAAAAAAATAAGTTTGATGTAAGAAAATAAATCAATTAATTCTTATGGATAAAATTAAAAAAATCATAAAAGAAGAGACAAGAAAAATTCTTATGGAATATGGTGATACGTTTAAAAATCCTAATATAGCTAATAAAATAGAAATATATGCTAATGAAATGCAGGATGACTTAAACAAAATAATAAACGATGGTGTACACAGTAAACGTGATATTGTATTGCTTAATTGGCAGAAAGCCATAAATGGTCTTAAAGATACAGCTAAAAGAATAAGATAAAAAAAAGAGGAACTAAATAAATAGTTCCTCTTTTTTAGATGTTGGCACAATTAAAAGCCAAAAAACTTATTCCATTGTGGAAAAACTTCTTTAAGTTTATCTAAAATCTTTGTTTGTTCTTCATCGAATATTTCCCCCTTTGTATATGGAAATGCGTCAATTGACTTGCAGTATCTATCTAATGGGAAAATGTCTGTATATGCCCTTTCTTCAAAATCGCTAACTGATATGTATTTTTTCTTACCATTCCAATGGCTTGTTGTTGTCCTTGGATTATTCATTGACCAAGGTTTTATTTTCATCCCTCTAATTGAAGATAGCATCTTTTCAGTATCTAACGTTATTCTGAAAATTATATCGTATTTTGTATTTGGAGAATAGCCAATATAAGGGTTGCTTGTTCTTGACAAACATACAGCAACATCATTTTCATCATATTCGTCATCACCAGTTACAATTGCAGATAGGCAATTATCTTCCAATATGGAATATATGCCTTCTAAATTTGTAAAATGATATAAATCTGAATTATATGCTTCATTTAGTGTTTTCCTAACCGCTTCTTTAATAATTTTGTGAAGGTCTTGTTCTGTTAGTTTTATAAGTTTCTTTTCCATTTGTGTCATCTTCTATATTATTACCCTTTTTTATGGTAAAATAATTATGCTGAGGGTTTCACGGATTGGCATTATTAATTTACCTGTTGGATATTCAGTTTCATCAGATTTGATTGGGTTGAATGTAATGTCAAATGTTCCTTTATAAGTTCCAACATCTTTAGTGTCACGTTCTTTCCAATCATAGCATATTACATATTTTTCCACGCATCCACCATCTTCTTTTAATTTGATGTAACAAGGCGCTTTAGCTACTTTTGTGATATTGGTATCTATATTCACCATTGTAAATGTTATAGAACAATTCTGAATCGAGTCATAAAATTTTCTGTAGTCATGTCTACCGTCTTCGATTAATTCCATTCGTAGTGTTGGTAGTGTGCTATTTTGTCGTATATAGAAGTACTGCATAATAAGTTCTTTTTCTATATAAATAGTTTATGACATTAAAATATTTTTGATTGCTAACTTACGTTCAACTTCATCATATGTTTCTCCGAACATAAATATTAATCTCCCATCTTCAGGATAAGAATCGTAACCGTCAATATTCTCGAAACACAATGAAACTACACCGTCCATACAATCTTGCATCCCAAAGCATCCATTATTTTGAATTAAGTCAAATTGTATTTTTGTTTTTACTATATGCGTTTCGGTTTTATACTCTTCTGCCACCATTAGGTTATTAATAAGGGAACAAGGTTTATATTCAAAATCATCACCCCACACTTCATCAGGGTTGTCGGTAAAAATGAATTCATACCTATAGTTACCATCTTCTTCTTGTCCCACTAAATTTACGAAGCATAAATAAAGTTCTTTTTCTTCAGTTTCTTCAAATTTCAAATCTTCATCCATAACGCAGTATCATTTTTTATTTAATATTTTTTAAGCCAATTTGGCATATTTAATTAAATATGCCAAATCAACTCCCTTAATTATAAAATACTTATAATGCTTTTTAACAATAATTTATTTTTCCTTTTCCGATATAATAATATTATTAATAACATCTTGCTTGCCACGAACAATATCTAACATTCTATCAAAATACGTTCCATTAAATGATTGATAATAAATTGTGCAAGGTTTTGTTTGGCTTAAACGGTGAATTCTGTTCTCAGCTTGTAAATTATCAGCTGGAACAAAGGAAAAGTTGTTAAATACAACTACATCACCTGCTGTTAAGGTAAGACCTACCGAAGCACTTTGTAAATTACCTATGAAAACTTTTACACTATCATCTTTTTGAAAACGTTCTACTGATTCGTTTTTCTTTTTTAATGATATTTTGCCATTATGATAAACCGAAATACCTTCAAATTCTTTTCTAAATGTGTTTATTTCATTATCATATGCGCAAAATATAATAACTTTATGATTTTTTTCAATGCACTTCCTAACAAGCGAAATTGTTCTTGGAATCATTTTATCAGCAAGCCATTGCCTTAAAATGCTACCTTCAATAAGTTTTTTGTATTTTTCGGAATTTTCAGACTTTTCTTCAGAATCTAATTGCTGTTTATAATTATTCCAAATATCATCATATGAAATTTCTTCTTCAGTTGAAAGGTTGTAGTGTAAGAATTTTACACGTTTTTCAACCATAGATTTCAAATCTTCAGTTACACGTCTTAGATAAAAAGGCTTAATTATTTCCTGTAATTCATCCATATTAGTGTCTTCACCAGGTATTACTATTTTAGGGCAAGATTTTTCAAGATATTCATCTAATAGCCTTTTTTCATTATAAGAAAGGTCCGCCCATTCCTTTTTACCGCATTTCTTAAGGAAAATTGATGTGTACGCTTTTCTTGGTCCTTTTTTATAGAAGACTTTAGCCCCACAATATCTTGTCATATAGTTTTCCCAATTTTTTGTAACCCTACAACCTATAATTTTAAGCAAATTATAAAGATTATGAGCGCCATTTGTTATCATTGTACCTGTAAGTTCGAAAATTCCGTCAGGATTACTACGTTTAAGTAGGTCTTTTACAATTTTAAAACGTCCTGACGATGAATTTGACAGTCTATGCGCTTCATCAATGATAAAAAGGTCAAAATTTGACTTATATAATTGGCTATTATCCATTGCATCTGAAACAATTTGCGTATTTCTTGACACAATTTCCTTTTCTTTTACTTCAGTGAACACATTTCCATTATCATCTACGTTTAATTCCTTCTTTTTGATTTTTTGTGTTGGTATTTTGTAAAAATTTTCCAAAATATCATAATTTATGATTGTAAATTTTGCATCATCCCATTTAGAGCCGTTAACAATAGTAATGTCTTTTTCATCAACGTAGCTTTTCAACTCATTTTTCCATGTTTCCTTAACTGAAGCAGGACAAACAACCAAAATGTGCTTATAGCCGCCTGCAAGTGCTGCAACAATGGCAGAAACCGTTTTGCCAAGGCCCATCTCATCTGCTAAAATCGCCTTTTTACGTGTTACAAGGAACTTTACAGCGTCTTCTTGATGAGAGTAGAGGATTCTTCCACTACGTTCATTATAAGGGCTAAAATCTATTTCTTTTTTAGACCAATCTTCTAATAAAAAGTCTGTTAGAACAGCATCTTTAGAAACAAACATCATTTGCGCTTCTAATGATTGCCTGTATTTAGCATAAAACACGTAAGTTGTTGTTGTATCACCAATATACCACCCAACAAACAGTTTTTTAGGTGTAAAATCTATATTCCATTCTTCTTTCTTTTTCTCTCCCCACCATTCTGCTACTTTAACTAATTTATTAATTAAAATTGGCTTTTTATCGTAATTTCTAAGAATAAATTCTACTTGAAAATCATTTAATTGAGATGTTTTATAAGCATACACATTATTTTTAAGATTAATAATGTAAGGATTTTCCCCATTATAATCTTTCAAAATTCCATATGCTTGTTCTGTCTTTTTTAATGATATTGCCATTATATTTTATATTATATATAAAATATAACTTTTTTTCAATACAAATCAACTATTTATTTCTTATTTGCAAATGGAAACTATTTATTTATAAAAATAAAAAAATTAATGAAAGTAATAATCACTGAATCACAATATAAAAAGTTGTTTGAAGCACAAATGGAAGGGTTTCGTTTGGATGCTTTAAATACAATGCCTTATGCTAAGAAAGTCAGGTATTGCAAAGAAATGCTTGGAAATCCAATAGGGAATGGTTCAAGCAGAATTGTCTTCCAAATTGATGACGAAAAATGCCTTAAATTGGCTAAGAATCAAAAAGGAATCGCACAAAATGAAGAAGAATGTTCAATAACACGTGACAGGTATAAGGAACAGACAGGACTATTTCCTAAGGTATATCAATTTGATGGCGACCATACTCAATTGTTTGGATATGATGGTAATGAAGAACCAAGATATCAATGGATAGTATGTGAATATGTTCTACCAGCAAAGGCTCAAGACTTTAAAAAAGTCACAGGTTTTGATTGGAAGCTTGTTTGCAATTTTATAATGTACCAAGGTAGTAGATATGAACGAGGAATTGCACGATATGATAGGTCTATTATTAATGATAATAATATTGATGAAATATTGGAAGCTGATGAAAATGGTTCATATTTCTTAAATGAATTAGAAAATTATCTCGGAAGCTATCAACCACCAACAGGTGATTATACAAGATTAGCAAATTGGGGAATGGTTCAACGTGATGGGGAAGCACATATGGTTATCCTTGATTCAGGATTAAGTGAAGAAATATATAATAATTTTTACAGAAGAAGATAAGGCGATAAAGAATAATGGATTTCAATAAAAACACACCAAGAAGAGTACCAATCAATAGAAACAATCTCTTTTATTCTGAAGAAGATTTTGATTTTGAAAGGGAAATAGGTAAAAATTATATAGAACAGGATATGAATCAAATTGTAGTTCTATATCAAGTTGATTTAACTAAATCAAATGCAGATGCTTTATATGGAGAAACTGATGCTAAACAGGTTGCTTATAAAGCACCTGTTGAAATTCATTGTGTTTATGAAATTGAGCAGCCTGAATTAAAATCATATGACAAATCAAAAAATTTAGGTACATATATGAAAACTGGCAAATTAACACTTGGTGTTTATCAAGAAACGTTGGATGAACTTGGCGTTGATATTAAGAAGGGCGATTATATTGGTGTTCAGATAAGTCAAACGCATATGGAATACTTTACTGTTTCAAATGATGGTAGAAATAACTATGATAATGCACACACATTGTTTGGGGTCGAACCTTTATATAGGACAATTGAATGTTATCCAGTGGACCAATCAGAATTCACTGCGTAGCTACATGATATTTTTTATGAAACTTTAACAAGAAGAATAGGAAAGATATTAAGAGAAGAAATAATGGGAACTATTTAATTAGTTCCCATTATTTTTGTATATTTATTAGTATAAAAATTGTTAAAATGGGATTGATACAGCCAAAGCCATATTTAGATAGGTTTAAAGTAAGGAATAAAGCAACAGGTGAAGAACGTAGAAGGAATATGTCAAAAATCATACTAGAACATGGAACACCAACGCCTTTACCTATTACATACGAAGATATAGATAAAGAATTTTTTAATTGGGTAGACAAAAAGCTTGATTTGGTATATGATGGAAAACGTTTACCTACATATAGATTGTTTTCCAATCAGAAGATTTCTGAATATTCTCAAACTTGGCAAAATCTTGATGATACAGGTAATATTATAATGAATTTTAAAACAATTACACGTGATAACAACCCACAACATGGTGAAGGACAAGGTGCTCCGTTTAATGTACCTGGGCATAGGGATTATACAATGTTTGCTGTACCTGTTTTGCAAGAAAATGGGGAAGAAGCATATGATTTATATTCAATGAAGCAGCCATTTGCCATTAATTTTGCATATACAGTGAATTTAATATGTAATAAGTATGAATTGCTTAATAGATTTAACGAAATGGTTCATTATGAATTTCAATCACTTGAATGCTATATAGCACCTAATGGTCATGCAATGCCTATGATATTAGAATCTATTAATGATGAATCAGAATATACAATTGACGATAGAAAGTTTTATTCACAAACTTTTTCAATTAAAGTAATGGGATATATTATAAGGAAAGAGGATTACAAAGTAACAAGAGTACCATCAAGATTTATTGTTAAGTTTCTTGATTCTGAAGAAACTAAGAAAAATAAAAGAATTACTGATTTCGATTTAAAAACAAATAAGATTGTTAGTGAACTTGACTGCACTGTTCCTTATGACACAGTAGACTTGCATAAAAAACATGGTACTGTAATTCTTAAAGAAGAAGAATTACCTGATAATTGCTGCATTAAGGATGAAGAAGACAAATATCATAATAAATCACTTGAATATGAAATTACAATACCAAATTGTGAGGATGGAATAACATTCGTCATAGAATCAGATATGGTATTAACTGAAGTTACTACCGAAAACATATATAATTTTACAATTTATACAAATAATGAGTTTACTGATTTAGATTTTGATGTATCCTTTTTAAAAGGAGATGAAATTAAAATTAACATAACAAGGGATAATTTGTATTCTGATTCTAAAATAACAATTAAAGGTTATGACCCTAATATTATAGTGGATAATGTTGAAAATAAAGAATCAGAGCTTGATGTAGTCCCTACTAATGAAAAAATCATTATAGATGGTAACAATAAAGATATTGATTGATTTAGAAAAAAAATTGTTAGATATTGATAATTCAGATTTAAAATACAGTCTTGAATTAAATGATTTGTTACTACTTAAAAAATACTTAAAAAGTATAGGTGAAATCACTGACTTGTTTTTTAATTCACAAGTAGATTATGCCAATAAGATTAAAGATGAAGAAAATTATGCTGATTTACTGATTTCTTATCGTGAAAAATTATTAAAAAACAATATAAATTTTGATGTAACTGATATTAAAGAATTTATTAATAGAATAAATAGTATGTAATCTATTTTTTTATAATATAATTAAATTTATTGGTTATATCAAATATTTATTATTAAATAATAAAATAATTAAGACAAAATATTTCAAATTATGGCAGATAATGCAAGGGGTGTACATGTATCTCCTGGTGTTTACTCACGTGAAATTGATATGACTTATGCAGTTAAGAGCCTTGGCATTACGACTTTAGGCCTTGCAGGTGAAACCTTAAAAGGCCCTGCTTTTCAGCCAATGTCAATCACTAACTGGCGTGAATTTGTAAGCACATTTGGCGGAACTAGCGCTGAAAAATTTACAGGTAGCCAATATCCTAAATATGAATTACCATATGTAGCAAAATCTTACCTCACACAGTCTAACCAGCTTGAAGTTGTACGTGTGTTAGGGCTTAGTGGGTACAATGCAGGACCTGCATGGGTTATTACAGCTAAAATGGAAGGTGACGCTAATCCTGATATTGAAGGCACACAAGATGATATGGTAGTTGCTGTGCTACGTTCAAGGGCAGATTATCAAAAGTATTATAAATTCAACAGTGCAAATGGTACCTGTACTTGCCCAACTGATTTATATGATAAATTAGTATATCGTGTAGGTGAACTTACTAAAGGTACAGATGCTTGTAAAAAGCCTACATTGTACAATAAGAATGCACTTAACTTAGCGCCTTATGTTTCTTTATATTCAACAGGTAGTGACTGTTCAGAGTATAATTTTTCTGGAAATGAAGAAACGTATAGTATATCATCTACAAATTTAGGTAGATTTAAAATTCAAGGCGTGACAGGTGAAACAAGTGGTGCGTCATATACAAGTGGCGCATCTAATGGCTTTGAATATGCAGTTTCTTTAAACCCTAATGATAAAGAATATATTATTAATGTTTTGGGTACTGACCCTGTAAATGGCGATGCCCCTATTTATGTAGAAGAGTTATATGACGTTGCTTTAGAGCGAGCAATTGCAAATACAGGCAGCACTCATGCAACAGCAATTAATAGTGAATTGACTTTCTATCAAGTACTTTATCCGTCAGAGTTTTCAAGCATTGAGCCTGTTGATGGTTTACTTAGAAAGCCAGAAGCTTCTTTGACAAGAAAAGATTTAGGTTTAAGATATTTGGCTGATAAAGAAGTTGTTGGCAAAGCAGGATTTACTGCACACATATTTAATAGTGGTGAAACAATTACTAATGAAGCTGAAAATTTAGCTGTAGGAAAAATTTATACTGTAGCTCAATACACAGATAATAAAGGTAGTAGACATTACGTTTATAAACGATATGATTACTATGATAATCCTGAAGATGGCGGTGACTATGTTGATGTTTTAAAATCACCAGGCGTACTTATTAATGGTAATAAAGTTACGACACCAGCTAACACAAAATACACTTTAGTTAAGAACTTAGCTGATGATTTGTATTATCGTTTAAATAAGGTAGGTGATGACGTTACATTTGTAAATTGTGATTTAAATAACTATAAATCAGCTTACCGATATTCATCAACACCTTGGATTGTATCTAACTTGATGGGTGATTACAATCATATTGAATTGAAGAAATTGTTTAGATTCCATACAATTTCTGATGGTAATATGTCTGTTAATGAAGTTAAGGTTTCAATTGAAAACATTAAACCTGATGAAGGTGTGTTTGATGTTGTAGTACGTGATATTAATGACACTGATGAAGTTCAAGTTCCACTTGAAAAATTCTCTCGTTGTTCATTAATTCCTGGGTCAAAGAATTATATTTCTTATAAGATTGGCTCATTTGACGGAATGTATGAAAGCAAGTCAAAATATATCACAGTTGAATGCAAGGAAAGTGACGCTGCTGAAAATGCAGTACCTGCAGGTTTCTTAGGCTACCCTTCAGTTCAGTATGGTGGAACACCAATTGTAGATGATAGACAGTCAGGTGTTACAGCACCTTTTATTAAATATAATACTACTTATGATGAAGATTTGAGGAACAGAAAACAATATTTCGGCTTATCATCAAGAGTAGGCGTTGATTTAGATTTATTTAAATTTAAAGGCGTTGCAGCATACATTAACAATCCTTCAATGTTAACGCATGGTTTCCACTTGGATTCAAGGCTTGATTTTGATGCTAACTATAACCCATTGGTTACAGTAGACGGTGAAAAAGGATATAAATTTGATGCAGTTTCTAAGAGTACAAGAACATCTACATTAGACGGTGAACCAATCATTGGCGATGAATACTCAATGTATGGCTCAATTTATGAAAATGTATCATTACGTAAGTTCACTGTTTATTTCTATGGTGGATTTGATGGTTGGGATGTATTTAGGACATCAAGAAGTAACACTGATGACTTTAAACTCTCTAAGTATTTAGGTAAATATAACAAGACTACAGGCGAAGGTTATTCATTTGATAGAATTGCTGACCCTGAGTCATTAGGGCTAAATCAGAATGGTCTAACATCTGACTGGTACGCTTATCTTGCAGCTATTAGACAATTCTCTAACCCTGAATCAGTTGATATCAATGTTTTTGCCACACCAGGTATTGATTATGTAAACAATAAAACTCTTGTAGAAGAAACAATTGATATGCTTGAACAGGAAAGAGCTGACTCTATCTACGTTGTAACAACACCTGATAAACCATTTGGCGCTGGTGATTATGTAGACGAAATGTTTACACCTGAAGAAGCTGTGTTCAATTTGGAAGAATCGGAAATTACATCTAACTATACATGTACATATTATCCTTGGGTTAAATATCTTGACCAAGATAATAGCCAGTATATTTATTTGCCACCTACAAAGGATGTTGTAAGAAACTTTGCACAAACCGATAATTCTGCTTATCCTTGGTTTGCACCTGCAGGCCTTGAACGTGGTGATGTTAATTGTGTAAAAGCACACTATGTTACAAAGTTGGCTGATGAAGATGAACTTTATGACAATAGAATTAATCCAGTTAAGACATTTGCTACTGACGGTGTTAAGATTTGGGGACAGAAAAACTTACAAGAAACTGATACACAATTGAATCGTATAGCTGTACGTAGATTGCTGCTTCGTATGAGAAAGCTTATTGCAATTGCTTGTAGAAGTTTAATTTTTGAACCAAATGATTCTGTTGCAAAGAATTCATTCTTATCAACTGTTACGCCTATTTTGGATAATATTAGGGCAAATAGAGGTATTTCTGATTATAAGATTGAAGTAGATTCATCTGAAGAAGCAAGGGAAAGAAGAGAATTGCCTGCTAAGATTTATTTTAAGCCAATTAACTCATTGGAATATATTCCTATTGACTTTGTTTTAACCCCTGAAGGCGTTTCATTCGATAATATTTAATTAATATAAAAAGAGAATCCTTTGATGGTGGGTTCTCTTTTTTTATTTGTATTATATTTATATATAAATTAAACGTTTAATAATTATGAAAAGGAAAAATAATTATATTCACAAAGTATTAGATGACCTGAATAATACAATGCGTTATCTAAACGAAGACTATATATTTAATGAAGGTGATGAAGACCAAATGATGGATGGCATGGAAATGGGACAAGACTTTCAGCAGCAAGGAAATCATATGCAGCAGCAAGATGGTGATGATAATGCTGAGCAAAAAGCGATGCATGTTCATGAAATCATTCAGCACGAACCAATCATTCAGAAAATACGTCAAACTGCGATTGATGGGCTGAGAAAATATGCAGAAGACCCAACATCATCAATATATGAATTTTTCAAAAAGGTATTTTTGGAAAGTGATAAAGTATTAACTGATGACGGTTCTAGTAACAAATAAAACATAATTAAAATTATAATTAAAAAAACATAATATTATGGTAATAAATGAAAATTATTTACATAGAGTAATTGAAGAAAACATTCAGCAAGTCATCAATGAAAACGATGAGAATGAAGGTTTTAAAGATATGGTTAAAAGTGGGGCTAATGCAGTAAGTGCATTTTTTGGAAACGGTCCTGGTAATTCTGAAAGAAGAAGACCTGCGCCAAATGATACTGAATTTCCATATAACCTTAATAAGCGATTTAAAGCTGCTGCGACTAATTTTAAAGCATCTAATTCATATTATAAAGCCCAAGAACTTATTAACACTTTAATGCCGTTAGTCAAAAGATACGGTGGAAATGCAACACTTTCCCAAGTTATAAGGTCAGCTCAAAGTATGAAGGGTAATGCAAATAGTAGACGTAGTAGGTCAATTAATAATATCTATAATTAACAAATCTTATTAATTAGCCAATTTAACATTATAAGGAAAATGTTATGTTTTCTATTTTTTTCCTTAAGGAGTAATTCTTTACATTTGCGAGTTTTTAAAATATGACTCCCATCTAAAGGAATTACTCTTTTTCTTTCTTGGTAAATTCTTGCACATTCAGCCTTGAAATTATTGCCATGGTTACTAAAATCATTTTTACCAATCATTGACAATTTCAAATGAATCATTTCGTGCGTAATTATATCAGATAATTCTTCTTTATCCCATAAGAACATGTCACTAACAAATATTTTATATTTGTTTTTTGTTTGCCTTACAAAACCAGCTACATTATGTATTGAATGGTCAATAGCAAATGTTATGTTTTTAGTTGGTAATTCATTGTTGAAATAATTGTTATTATTATCCAAATAATAACTTTTAATAATGCTTTTCGTTAATTTCATATTTTTTTATTTTGAATATAACGCTTTGTTTTTAATAAAACAATAGAATTAACATTTTTAACGTTCTAAAATCTTGTTAAATACCATAACGCCATTTGTAGGGGAAATGTACATTTGATTAGAATTGATTAATTTGTTTATTTCATCATTTTTAAATGGTTTTCTCATTGTCGCAGTCCTTTTAATAGAGTTGACATTCATAAACCCAGGAACCCATTTCGTAAATTCAAATCCACTATTCTGTAAGCTTTTTCCGTTATTATGGTCAGCGTCCACATAGAATATTAATTTTTTAACATTTATAGTTTTATTAGCTATTTTAACTTGCTTATAATTTTTTTCAAAAAAATTAAGTAACTTCGATGAACCGCCAACTACATGTGAATTTAGAATTGTAGATACCCTTATAACTTCCAATGTATCTAACTTATCAGACCTACCATAGAAATTATTTCCAAAAGTGTATACCATAACTAAATCGCCTTTTTTAAAGTCACCACAATCTTTTTTCAAATAAAGCCCAAGATTTACTTTAGCAGGTCTATATCCATAGAAGCAATTCTTATCCAAGAATGCTTTCAATTCATTGTTTGGTACTTCGTGTATTTCACAATTTCTTGCAAATATTTTGTTTTCGCATAGATTACAAGCATATCTGATATATGATTTAATGACTTCCCATTTACGTTTATAGCCATTTTTTTCTTCAATCATTTCATAATCTTTAATCCAAATGACATTATATCCATCGCTATTATATTTTTTAGTCTCTGAAATAAAAAAAGATGGTGATACACCAACCCCTTCTTCATTTTTCTTTCTATAATCATAACTGTTAACGTATATTATTTTTAAATTGCTATCGTTAATAGTAAAAATATCTTGTAAAGACATATAAGATGAATCATGTACTATCTTATTAACTTCATAAGTGAATTTAACGTTTAATGATTTAAGGAAATTGTGTATTTCTGAAATATTTTTTTTGTCTATATTTATATTTTCATCAATTGATTTAATCAATTCATTTGAATTGTTTATGATTTCTTTGTCATATTTTTCATTTGCAAAATAAAGTAATTTAACGCCATTTTTGATACATTTTTCAAACTTAATTTTATCTCTATTTTGAATTGTTTCCAATGATTCAGAAAATCTGTTTGGCTTGTAATGCTGTTCACCTTGACATTCTATTGCTACGTTATAATCAGGTAAATAAAAATCCAATGATTGTTTTCCAAGCCACTTTTCCCTATATTGTGGAATGTATTTAATTGAGTTATCTACAAGAATAGATTCCACTATTTTTTCGAGATTATTTTCATTACATTTAGGACATCCTTTACCTTGCAAATGATTATGCGGTGTTTGTGAGAAATCTCCGTGCTTACTACAAGTTATTATAACATTTGTTGTGTTATTTATGTATTTTACTTTATCATAAGTATATTTTCCATTATGAACTAATTTAGCTTTAGCTATGAAATCTTCAGTGTTTGAAGCAAAATACTTTGATAGTTTTTCACTTTTGCATTTAGGACATCCACATCCTGAAAGGTGATTAGTTGCACTAACATTCCACCATCCGTGTTCTTTACCATCTGCCCCTAAGCATTTACAATAAACAGGAATATTTTTAGTTTTAGCATCTACATACTTAAAATCGCCATAAGAATATTTTGAATTATGCACTTCATTGAACTTTTTAATCAGTTCATTGTTAGTGTGCTTCTTTTTGTCTGAAAGTTCTATTGGCATATGGTGTGCTAAGTGATGTTTTGGTGTTTGCTCAACCCTAATTCCATTATACCATAGAACAACAGGTATGTTATTCTTAACATAAACAACATCTTTATAATCAAATGTGGTTTCACCCCAAACCTTTTTAGCTTTATCAATAAAAATTTTTGTTTTATCCATTCCACTCCCAAACTTTACATCCACAGTCATATATTCTTCAATAGGTAGTTGGTTGATACGCTTGATGTCTAAGCTACCGTCTTCTTTTAAGTATTTCATATCCTATAAACTTTAATTCAACAATAAATATATGGATATCTTCTGAGAAAAACAAAATCTTGATGATATTTATTAGAAAAATACGTATATAATATGAATAAGAATAGAATTAGATTAACAGAATCCACACTCAGCAAGATTGTGAAGGAGTCTGTAAACCAAGTTCTCACAGAACTTGATTGGAGAACTGCGGATTCCGCAATGA